GTCGTCACTGCGCCTGGCACTAGCACGACCCTAGTCTACGTCGGTGCAGGTTCTACCACCAGCCAGTTCATTCCGGCGAACGGTAACGCAACAGGTACGGTGTTCGTGTCGGCAAGCATTACGCAGTTTGACTTCAGCATACCGATCACGAACTTCCAACCTTAATCGTCGATCTTGGCGAGTTCGGCTTCCAGCTTCTCTTGCTCTTTGTTGAGCTGCAAGAATTTCTCTAAATGTTCAGTCTTGGCTACGCCGGTTGCCTCCCGCGCGAGCTTCAATGCATCAAGCTTTTGGTCTTGAAGCTTGTCGATTTGAACTTCTAGGTCGTATATTTTACTCACGCTTGGCGTCAACCTTCCGGAAGATGCGAGCCATGACCCAGATAGCCCATGCGTCTCCGACTGCATGGATCATGGTCAACTGCGGAGCTTCGCACGAAGTGTACAAGCCGACTGCGGCGGTCAGTAAAATACCGACCACGCATGCGAATTTAAGAAACTTAGCTTCTGGTCCCATTACGGCCTCGCGGAAAGAGCTGTGCGATTGCATACAACACTCGATCGAGTAGATTGTATCGTTTGAAACGCACAAAACCATTTAAAACATATACCTGTTGGTAGTCTGCTTCGGTACCACCAGCGACTTTTTTAATCCTGCTGATGCGTACATTGAACTTGAAAGGTAACGCGCTGCCGAGCAGACCTTTGTCGGCCAACTCAATCTTCTGTGCTACTTCCAATCCCACTTTGCCCATCGGCAGTTTCGCTGACCGGTAATACTTCGGTCCGATTGTCACTTCCATCCTGTCCTCCTGTTAAAGGTGCATTATTCCATCTGTCACGAAACTTGTCAAGACGTAGGTTGATCAACTCGGACGACATTCTAGCTGCTATGCCGCTTTTCACATGCTTCGAAATCAGCCGTTTATGCAGCGTAGGAGCCTTTTTGGCGACTTCTAGGTAATCGGCGACCATAATACGCCCGTCACCCATTTGATGCAAGTTCTTGGCTACCATTAGACCGGCATGCTTGTACGTGGTCGCGATCACTTCAAGAGCTTTGTCTTTCAACTCGATCGGTACCAGGAAATAGAACTGAGTCGGCAGAGGCGAATGGTCCGAAGAAACATCGTATGTCTCGGCCTTCGATAGCCAGTCGTGCTTGCCGCGCTTCTTGAGATCAGCTTTCAAGTCTGAGATGGATATCTTGGTCTCAATCTCGATCATCTTCCGGCATTGTATCGAAGAGTCTGTTCCCAGCACGTCTGCCGATCGGGTAGGATCTTCCGTGCAAACCAAGTCTAGTTGCTTCTGGAAGCGTAGCCATGCCATACCCAGCGTTTTGAGATCATCTGACCCGATCTTATTCATTGATCCGCCCTGCGAAGTGCGGCTCGGTCACGAGTACCTGCACATTTTCTTCTCCAACATTTACGACTACTCGATCGTCGTTTTGCTCAACCACAGCGACTGGGGCTGCCGGTACCAACTGTCCTTGGGCGACCTGCGGCAGTGCTCCACCAGCTTGTAGTGCGCCAGCAATGGCACCTGCACCACCGCCAGCTTGTCCTTGAGCTATATTGATATTCAAATTTCCGGCGTTGCCATTGTAGACTAATCCACCGCCGCCGAACATATCCTGCGTCCATCGGCCTTCGTAAAGGTCTTCCACCTTGAACTGCATCATGATTGAGTATACCTTGTCGACATCCTCTTTCGGGACTGCCTTGTTGGAATGCGAGCGCAGTTCGCCGAATCGCAGAATGACCTTTTTATGTTCGACCAGATCATGTACTTGCGCGGGCGTTTGAGTAGTGATAGCCAGTGGACCGTTGGCCCAACTCTCGCGGTGAATCCTGCCGACGTACGTCAATTTTGGCCCTTTGTACACGCCGAAGATAATCTCGGTGCCTTCAACCATGCGGTCTGCGTACGATGCAACGCAGTGATTCTGGTCTTTGCCCCATTCCGTGATCTTTACGGTAGTTCGCGGCAACAGGATGCGTATATCGTCTTTGCGGGCGCCGTGGAGTCCTTTCAACTCTTCCGGCCAAGTGATGCGCTTGCGGGATTCGATGGCCTTAAGCTTGGTGTAATTGCGAGAGATATCGTCATGCAGTTCCTTGATGGTCTTCCAACTACGCTTCGCTTTAAGTCCTTCCGGGAACATCGCTTTCGATTTCTTGGACTTGAACTTGGACGGATCTTTAAATTCGTTGAGCATTCTGAGAGCATCGCACGACCACGATAAATTCTCTTCTTTCATAAGCTTGTCGACGGTCGTGTTCATGAGATAGTTGATCGCCTGCTCTTTACCAACCAATTTGAAAAAGTCGCGCAGTGGCTTGAAGGATTGATCCTTTTCCGTCCCCGGACCGCCGTAGGTCATATCTTGGCCGTAGTAACGATTTGTATAAAACGAACGGGAACCTTGAATTGCCCGATCGTCCACGGTCGACAAAGTAGCGTTGATGATAGCAGCTTTTTCGAGCGGAACATCAAACTCTTTCATCAGAATTCGTAACATGTCGCCGTCGTACACGATAGGGTAACAGAACTTGCCTTTCGGAATCATCATCGCGTGGATGCCGTCTTGTACATATCCGACGACCTGATTGTTCGTCTCTCGCACTTCAGTGAATGCGGTACTAGCGCCTGCAGCACGCATGACTGGCTTGGTCGTATTGCCGACCCACTCGGCCATAAATTTTTTGAAGTCTTTATCACGTGTAGCCTTACGAATCCGAGGATTGGAGTACATGCTGGGATGCAGAAGTATCGCCGGTTCCGCGCAATCTCGGTCGAGGACCATCTGAGAGTATGGGCATGCGAACATGCACAACTCGAACCCATCCTTAAGTTCTGGATGCTTCATATGTATGTATCCAATTTCATTTGGCAGACGGTCTTCGCGGATCGCTATTCCCAGAACACCTTTAAAGATTCCCAGCGCCCGACGAGCTATGGCCAGATCGGCAGCACAGCGTACTCGGCGCACCGATTTAGATGTGAATCTCTTGAACTCGTACTGATTGCCTGGGACCATGATTGCTGGATCTGGCTTCTCAGACTTCCGCTCTGTGATGTATAGGGTAATGCCGCCCTTTTTGTGAAACGTCATCCCATTTACCAAGTTGTTGATGTAGTAGATGTTGTCTTCTGAATGATTCGTCATGATGGGCGCGTCAGTCAGAAGAGTGATGGACACCAGCTCGTGAGTCTTCGGATGGAACGATCCGATGATGCTGAGCCTATACCGATCGTACGGATTGGCCCACTGTATTTGGCCAGACACATTGTTAGAAGTGAGAACGTTGGCATTGCCAGCCGCAACAAAGTATGACCCCGCTCCAGAGCCGTAGTGATGGTCGTTGTCGTTGTGAGCGAACTCGCCTTCGAACAACAACCTTTTACTACTGGACGATATAACCTTTATCATCGGCTTCCTTGATGAATTTTTCGATTTCTTTCACGCCACGGAGAGTGATCTCTTCGAACTCGGAAGTCTTCGTTTTCATGACCTTGAACGTTAGGCCAACGTTTTGGCCGTTCGCGTTCTTTTTGGCTTCAGCAAAGCCTTTCTTAAGCTCCGCCAGCTTGTTCTCCGGTAGCTTCAATTTGGCGGATGACTTCTGCTTCCTTGCCAAGTCGCGAGTTTCCTTGTCGGTCAATTTCTTCGGAGGCTTCTCTTCCTCCTGCTTTGCAGGCGACTCCTCTTTCTTAGCAACTACTTCTGGCGGAGACTCGACCTTCTCGGCTACCGACTTCAAACCTTCGAGCAATTTCGACTGTTTCAACTTCTCGATGAAATCGCCCGGAATTTCCCGTATCTCGGCAACCAGGTCTTCAAGCAGATCCTCGAAGGGCATAGCGTCAACATCGCTGCGCTTCGGACGAAGGTCGAATACGTAAATCACAAGCCCAGCAAGCAATAGCGCTATAATAATCCAGTCTGTCATATAAGCCCCAATTCTTTCAAGCGTTCGGTTAAATAGGAACCCGCCGTGTGACGCTCTGACAGCACGGTATTCGGGTTTGCGTGCAGAAACAATGGCATACTGTAACGCGACACGTTCGACTCTTCTCCGGAAGGATTGACCACGCGGTGAGTCGTGCTTTTGTAGTATCCGCCGGTTGCCTCTGCGAGCATGTCGCCGACGTTCACAATGATCGGGTTACCGGCGCCGACTTCCACTTTGTGCCACACGCCGTCATTATCTTGCACTTCCAGACCTGGCTGTGTCGCCGCCGGTAAAAGGGTCAGGAAATTGATATCCTCGTGAGCTGCTGCTCGTACGGCCCCGCGCTCAACATCTTTGCCGAGAGGTGGATAATGCAAGATTCGGTAGAGAGTATTCCAGCAGCCGGTTACGGCGTCTGCCCATTGTCGATCGCATTTATTGATGCCGACAGGAGTTGCTCTCTCAACTGCATTCAGCAGCTTCACGGATAGTGCTTCGAGCGAGATGAATGCCTCAGATGTTACGCGGCGCAGGTTCAACGGAAGCGGAGGTAGTTGGTCTGCTATGGTCGGGTTGTTGCCGAAATAGTGATAGAATTCTTTGATGTCTGCGACTGTAGCGCCTTTGGCCTTTTCGGACTTCATTGGAAAGTAACCAGATTGAGTTTCTTTCTTGAACATGAACCGATTCTTGTACGTCGGATGTTCGAAGAACCCGGCCCATGACTTGTAGCAGTCCTCGAATACGCTGGCAGGTATCCCGTGGTTCGTGATGACCGCGAATCCTGTGTCGCGCAGGGCCTGGACCAACCGCCCGTTAGCGTCTTCGTCCTGCAAATTTATCGTTGGCACTTTCATTCACAGTTTCCTTCTCGCGTTTCTTGCGCGACTTGATCTTGGATTCTAACATGTGAACCAATGGTAACGCAACACAAAGAGCGATCAGGCACATCATGTCAATCTGTTGCTGGCTCATACGAAACCTTCCATAGCCTGATGCACCATCGGTATACCTTGCTCCCCAACTGAACGTGAACGTACAGCATTCTGCGTTTATCGATCACTTTTCGCTTCCATTTCGGTCGACCAGAATGCTTCCATGTGCCGTATATCGTCCATAAAAACTGATAGTTGTACCCAGGACAGAACAACAGCGAGAGTCCCTTTCCGTCGTAGTATTCTTGCGACGGGTCAACTTCCCACGAATAAAACGTTGCAAACCTGATAGGCTCTCCGGGGCCTTCTTTCCGCTCTCTCAATGGACTGGGCCTTCGTACTCGGAAAATACAAAGCTGCCGTTCATGCCGAAGTGGGCGCAGTTGTGATCGCGATGCTGCATGGTCATGTCGGCTTCGGCGACGGCGTTGGCTTCCACACCGTGGCGGACAAGAAACCGGCAAGTCACATCCGGACAACGCGATTGTATCTTGTCGACGAGGCGAGTGTCTACTTTACCGTCCGAGAAGGTCTTCGTTTCGGTCACCTTCACTTCGAAGAATTGTGTCGCCATGTCCATGTTTCGGATATAGAGCTTGCACGTTCTCATAGGTCCTCCATCTTCATGATATCGGACTGCTTTCTTAGAATCAACTGTATTGTCAGACTGTTTCATAATGATCCTACCAAGTGAATTTAAAGGCCAGTTGCTTGTCGATTACCGCTTTGAGAATGAAATATGGGACACCGCCGTACTTCGCGATTTCCTTCATGTCGTTCGTGATGTACCGTTTTTCAAGCATCTTCGTCATTTCGTCGACTTCGCCCTTAAGCCCGCTTTGCATGTAAGCTGCGTCCAGCGCATGGCTTTCGGCGTCATTCATCGGTATCCCAGCGATGCCAGCCGGAGCGCGCCGGACGGCCCTGCGCATGCGCAGGCGAGAGGCCGGTCGACGATGGTGCGTCATAGGCGGCTTGCGTTCGTACAGAAGACCTAGATATTTGTCGCCGCGCAGCATACTCATGCGGTTAACGAGCGTGCCAGTCATGATAGCTGTCGCCTGGGAAGTGCCAGTCATGTATCCGTACTGGTCGCCTGGCAGAGTGGAATATACGTTGTTACCAAGCTCGTACTCGACCTTCATCTCACCTGGCTTAATCGAGTCCACTTTCCGATCTTGCGATAGCGTACCGGAGTAATTGGAAGTCGGCAGTACGGCATTGCCACGGTCGTGAGCCGACACCATCACGATTCTTGGATCGTACGCGGCGGGGTAGTATTTATGGATGTTGATGTCAGACCTTTCATTCCCGGCAGCGGCAACGAACAAGCCTCCTCGATCGAGAAACTCTGTAACCGCTGCGCGCTCTTCCTCGCTAGGAGCAAGACCGCCGCCGGAGTAATTGATAACCGACGCTCCCATTTTGTTCGCGTACATGATCGATTTTACCGTATTTATTAAATTGTTGGACTCATTAGATTTCGGATCATAGTAGCGCAAAATTATTAGGCAATAGTCTGCAGATCCGGCTTCCAATGCGACCAGTCCGGCAATGTGCGTACCGTGGCCGTGATGATCAGTCAAGTCGTTGTTATTGTCGACGAAGTTCCAACCGTACACGTCATCGATGAAACCGTTGCCGTCGTCGTCGATTCCATTGTTGGACTTGTCACGGCCACGAGCGTCTTTGCCGGTTTCGCCTTCGTTCACACAGAGATGTTCTTTTATTCCGAGGTGGGTGACTTGGGCGCCAGTATCGATTACGGCTATCTTCACGGTCTTGGCGGTTACCGGGACAGTTCTTTCAACGACCGGCCAGCCTCCTGCGCCTTTAACGGCATCCAGGCTATCAGCTGCGGCAAAAGAACACACCAAATAAAGTGCAAGCAACAGAGTTCTCATGCCAGCATAATCTCATAATCAGTCGACTTCGTCAACTTCGTCCTCTTTATCCTTCAAAGGGTTGAAAGGATTGCGATAAATACGATTTTTCTCAGGCAGCCATTCGGAGGCTGGCTTATCGTCCATGATCCAATCGAATTTCGATATCGTATATGTGAAAACGTCTTCCAGGCCGAGCGCGCAGACGATCTTGTACGCCCACTCCTCGCCGCCCGCAGACCAAGCCACGATCGTAAAGTCGCGGGCAGCAAACTGTTTTACGATGTTGATGTGGCGACTGTGCGGGAGGCACGGGACTTTGATGCCGGTCTTCGACGTGAGCCATAAGATCGAGTCTTGGTCGATGTGATCCGGTATGCCTTTTTCAAACATGTCCATCAAGACCATTGTCTCGTCGATGTCGACGCCGAACGTTTTCTGTCCGCATTTAATTCTTTTTACCACCGTACACCTTCAATACTTCGCACCACGGACCGTGACCATGGAGATCCGTGTCTTTGTACCCTAACTTATGGGCGCCGCAGTCACAGATAGTCAGCGGCTTGGTTACCTCATCGTCATCTTCGAATTCGCCGAATATGCCCATTTTAGTTCGTTTGTACGGCAGCGCTGGAAGCCCACAGAACTGATTCACTGCCTTTTCAATATCGACTATCCCGTATTTAACGCTCGTGCCGATTCCAGGCAGCTTGAACCCACTCGTTTTCGGGGTATATACCGTCACGTCGCCGGTTTGGGCTTCGAACGTGAAAATTGCTTCGATATCTCCGTACATCAATACCGGGTCCAACAACCATTGCGATGAAATCTTTCCGTGAACGTTGACGTATTTGATCAAATTTTTATCCACGAAAGGCAACGCCAGCACGACGTACCAGCTATCGTGACCGTTATCGTCCTCGTATGTGAGAAGATCGTAACTTGGATACGGGCCAGTAAGAAGTGGCATCAGAATGCCAGTCAGTTTGCTGATCATCATTCCACCGTCAGAATTTCGTAACCGGTGTCGGTCACCAGCACGGTGTGTTCGAATTGCGCGGACAATCCTTTCGGGCAGACGTACATCTTGACCTTGCATTTGTCGTATCCGAAGAGCGGTTCGATGTCGACTGCCTTATAGCTTTGATTCTCCCACACGATCGGCTCGACCGTTATACAGCTCCACGGCTTCAGAACGTCGCCTGTTCCAAACCGCCCTTGAGATGGTACGAACGGGAAATCATGGAAAATCTTGCCTATTCCGTGGCCGCCGATGTCCTTTACCAGCCACAGGTGCGGGTATTTCTTTTGGATGAGCGATTCAGTAGCGAAGCCAATGTCGCCGGTCTTACCGAACGGTCTGATAGCACGGATGCCAGCATCCCGCGCTTCTAAAGCGGCCTGGATGACTACAGCCGCCTTCGGTAGCACATTCCCGATCGGGATAGTGACAGAGCAGTCACCGTGGTACGGGCCAACCTTGACGGTCACATCGATGTTTACGGTATCGTCCTGTCTGAGGCATCGGTCGTCTGGCACGCCGTGGCATAGTACCTCGTTTACGGACGTACAGATGGTCTTCGGGTACCCACCGTAGCCGAGGCAGGCGTTCGTTCCGCCGTTCGAGAGCGTGAAGTCGGAAGCAATCTGGTCGAGTTCATTGGTCGACACTCCGGCGACGGCGTGCTTCACGGTATGAGCCAACACTCGCGCTGCGAGCTTGCCAGCCTTTCTCATGCCATTTACGAACTCTTTGTCCATTAAACCCTCTGGCGAAACGTGATCCCGTCGAGATGGTCAACCTCGTGGAGTATGCATCGGGCTGTGATGCCGGTAAAATTTCCTTCAATCTGATGCCCGTCGAGATTCTGCCAGGCAACTCTGATGTACGTCGAGCGCTTGACGGCCAACCTGACGCCTGGGAACGAAAGGCAACCTTCATCGTCGGCCTCTGCAGTTTCGGACGAGGATAACACGACCGGGTTGATCATGACCAACCGTTGGCCGCCGGGAATCGGCTTCTTGTTCTCATCTTTCATCTCGCGGGTATTGATGACGATGACCCGTCCGAGCAGACCGACCTGGTTGGCCGCCAGCCCGATGCCGTTGAACTTCTCCATCGTCGCGAACATACGCTCGACGATCGATCGCAGATTGGCGGTCTTGAAGTTGTTCATCGGCTGACACTTCTGTGAGAGGAACTCGCTTCCGTCCTTCTGAATCTCGTACGTTTTCATTTGCACTCCATTCTGGCGTTAAGACACACTTCCGCATCCATCAAGGCATCGTCTTCCGTGGCCGGTCCACGGAGTTGCTCGCGTTCGGCGATCTTGGTCGCGATACATACACGCCATGCTATCTTCTCGGCCTCCACTTTAGATGGAGCTGTGCCAACGCCGCCGGAGCCTTCCAGCACGCGGCACGTCATCGCCTGGGCCGACCATAAGAAAAAGACTGCGAGCCACTTCATTTTGCCTTCGCTTTCAATAGGATTTCATACTTGTTGCGCATGTCGATTACGTCATCCTCAAGTTCGCCTTGGACCATGATATTTTTGTCGTTGAACTCTTCGATTCGACGAACAATGTTCGCCATCTGCTCTTCGTCGGCGTGCTGTTGATTGCGAATGGATTGGAGCATAGAAGCCATTTCATCCACTTCCGGCGGAGTCGGTGCGTGGTATTGCAAAAATTCGATATAAAACACCATCGTGCATATGCCAATAGCCAACCCGATAGCACCGTACAACCACTTCTCGAATTTATTTGGCATTCTTGAGTCCTTCTTTCGGCCCGTAATACTCGACCGGGTGAGAGCCGTCTTCGTACTCTTCTATCGCACCTGGGTAGTGGATGTCAATGTATTTGGAGATCAAGGCGAGGACTTCGCCTTTCTGCAGATCGTGCTTTTCGATCATTTGACCGCCTACGATCCGTTCGATTTCGTGCATGATATCGCCCATTTTCATCATCTTTGCCATAGCCCATTATATCATACGGGCGAACTACGGCAACACCTTCTCACTTTAGGGCGTGAAATAGCGTCCGGATGGTCCAGGCTGTCTCAAATCGACATGGACCCACGTGGTTGTTCCGCGCTCCATTCTGATACCGAGCGTCTCAAGTTGAGGTTCCAGAATGTCTTTCACTTGCTGTATGGTCAGATTTGGAGACGCATCAAAATCGCATGCGAGGTTCATCGCATGAACGTCCATGCCGGTCGGCAACAGAATCTTTTGCTCGATGTTGTACTGCGGCGAGCGAAACATGCAGTGTACATTCATCGGACAGCCGAGAGCAGATCGTACTTCTTCCAGCTTCTGACAGAGAGACTGTAGCAAGTCAAAGTTGGCACCGTCGGCTTCGGTAGCCAGTCTGCCCCAATTATGGAGCATTAAGCAGTCTTTTACGCTGAAATGATCCGTTACTGGATCATTAGGTGCGGTCCAATCCACGACTCCTCCTACGGGTGCTGCTTGATGTACTCGATCTTGTTTCGAAGATCGGTAATCTTTTGCTGCAGCTGTTTGGTAAACGCTTCAAGGTCTTTCAACTTGTGGGCACACATGTCTTCGTTCATATTGTTCGCATGCGTCATCGTCTCGAACGCTGCCGTCTTGACGAAGCCGGTCGTTTCGAACAAACCCTCGATTTCCTTGGCAACCATGCTATACGAGAACACGGATATCGTCCTCCAAAATGGATGGATATTGGGCGCGGATCATTTCCTTCGCCTTCTGTATGCTTTCGGCCAACGTGGGCTCGACAGACACTGCATGGCCAGCGTACTCGCCGCCTTTGGTCAACTCGACTTCTACGGCTGTTTCGATCGACGGGTGACGATCGATGCGTGCAGCTACTTTGAACATTATCCACCAGCCCCTTGAGTTGTCACCAACGGGACACTTACTGCTCCGCCGGAGCCGCCAGCAGCTACGGGCGTAGTCAACTTCTTTTCAAGGCGAGCTATTAAGTCGCCAGCGGCTCCGGCGGTCGGGCGGTTATCAACGAGATTGCCGGTTTCTTTGGCATCTACGATGATTCCGAGGCAAGCCAACGCGTGGGCGAGGTGCGGTTTGCCTGAGTCGGCAGCATTTTCTTCGCCGTCCAGCCAGGCCATCAAGTGGCGCATGGCGGCGTCGACGTAGATTGTGGCGACCACTTTGTTCTGTCTCCAATTATACGGACCATACTTTTTTGCGCCATCTTCCATCGCGAGAGCTTGGTAGATGATGCTCGAAGGTGGAACGAGGTGAAGATTCACCTTTTTCATACCGAGCAAGTCTTTCGGATTCGTGCCTAGTGTCGTACCGTTCGTTGAATTCATGTTACCTCCCATTTAAAATTGATTTAACGGCTGCCAAAGGTACAGCGTACGCCCATGATGTAGGTCCGTAAGCGTACACCACTCCGACCAGATTTCCGACCGAGTCTACCACAGGACTTCCGGAAGCGCCAGGATACATTGCGAGAGTAGTGATCAGCGCAGAATCTGTTTCCGAGCAAAAGTCTACCATCTTACTGGCCGGGAATAACGGACTTTCTGCTAGGAACGGGTAGCATTCAAACAGCTCTTGGAACTCAGATACCCTAGACGTAGACGCGTCTTTCATGGCTTGGCATTCTTCCAAAGAAATGGCGGTACCTATCACACCGACGCCGACGGTTTCGTCCAATATACCGACTACTTCACCTGAGATGAACGTGAAAGGATTCAGGTTGGGATGCCCAGCGTAATAGATTGTCTGCCCGTAAGCGAGGCCACTGGCGAGTCTTATGCCAGTTTCGTTGGTCGGCGGCTTCAGCAAACACAGGTCCGAATTATCTGATACGACTACTATGTCTATCTGTTTTTCGCCGTCTGGCGTAGAAGCCCATAGACCGCCGGTTTCTGCACCTTGGCAAACGTGGCGGTTGGTCATGATATACGTGTTGCCGGACGGCGCCTGGATATAGAACCCGGTGCCGCCGGAACCGTTAGGAAATGACGGTTCGTTCTTCTGGGCCAACATGACCACTTTTTTCGATAGGTACGAGCGTAAAAAGATCCGCTGTGCTCGCGGCACTTCGAAGGCGATGATGACCATCGCTGCCAATAAAAAGAACGCAACGCTCAAGGTCGCAAGCGCGCGGGAGATAAGTCGAATCAGAAACTTCCTCCGATACTGAGACCGTACACCTTATTGGTCAGACCGAACACGCCAACGCTGAACGGGCCGATGATACGACGCTGTATGTGAACGCCGTAGCCCATAGAGCCTGTGTTGAGCAGTGTGTCGTCCAAGCGACTAGGAGTCGCAAGCGCGGAGATGTTCCAATCCGAATTGATGTTTGTCGTCGTGGTTGTGGACTGTGTCGTCGTAGTGGTATTTTTCTGGTCTGTTGTGACAGAGTTGCTCTTGTCCGTAATGTGAATTTCTTCTTTGACTGTACCATCTTTCTCGATGGTTTTGTCGATGGTTTCGTCTTTGTTGTCTGCCACGTCCGTGACTTTGTCCTCATTTGAGTTTGTGACCGTCTGCGTCTTAGTGACCACTTGGCTCGGAGTCGAATACCGACCAACGCAGAAACTCGCGGCGATGGCCGTGACCAGCACTATCGCGCCTGTTTTTAGACTGACTTCCATACATTCTCCTTTGACCCGGCTAATCTAGCACGAAGTCGTGTGTGCTGAGATTCCTCTCTTTGATTTGAGATTTCGCCCAGCCAATATAGTCTATACCATGCTTCTTGCAGATTGACCTAGCCTTTTTTCGGATATCGTACTCCGTCAGCTTCAATGTGGCCAATTCTGACAATTTATCCCGGTAATCGTCAAGATTCTCTTCGAGTATGCTGCGGAGCTGCTGGCGGCGGGCCTTACGGACCCACACTGGCTCAGGCGCCGATTCCTCGACTGCCATGACCGGCGCTTCGATCGGGTAATCTTTGCCGTCTTTGAGAAACGAGTCGTAGACTTCGTCGAGGCTCAGGTCGAGATGATTCTCTCGTATCCGGAACTTGCGATCAAGAAAGTCGTAGAAGTTGGCCAGCTTTTGGTTGATGCCGTGCATCATAACGTAATAGTAGTCTTTTTTCGACTTTCCGTCGAATTCACTGTTCAGAAATTGCAAACCGAGTATCTGCACGATGCTGAGCATGTCGTCGAAGTCAAAGCCGTACCTTGTCAAGGTGTGCTTATTGGCCTGGAACGTCAGGTTCGCGATGTGCTTCGCGCATTTTTGGAACTCGCGATCGGCCAGAAGGGTATTTGCTTCTTCGTTGGCGAAGGCTTTGCGGGCTGGATTCTCGCGCAGGTAGCAGGCTTCGAAGTTGTCTGACACGTTATTTCTGGTCATCTGAACCTATTGTTGGGATGAAACAGGAAGGTAGAGCCCAACGGTTTGGCGTTTTCGAACGCAGTCTTTGCTTCTTCCAACGTACACTCTCCGAAGTCGGCTTTCTTACCCGCCGCTGCGCAGCGGGCGACGACTGATGCCGGAACGTCGATCTTGTAATACGATTCAAATGTTTTCATGTCTGCGATCTCATTCATTTCTACCGCAGCGTCGTCGTCGAGCGCCAGATACAGTTTTCGTATACCATAACTCTTGATTATGTCAAGTTGTTTATCAGTAACCGCCTTGCCCATAGTGCAAACATTCGAGCCGACGAGATCGAACTTCAGTGCGTCAAACGGACCTTCGGCCATGATCGCGAAGTCTGAGCCTTCGAGATTGTCCGCGAACATGACCAAGATATCCCGTCTAAATCCGTCGTTGTTGCGCATGCGCAACCCCTCTTCGACAGGATCTATGTGACGTCCTTGGTACCCGTAGCAGTACCCTCCCATCATGATCGGGAAGTACACGCGGCGATAATGTTTAGAGTATGCCATGTCGTACTTTGAGGCCATTTCTGGCGTGACACCGCGTCTGGCGAGATAGGACATTCCTTCCGCAGAATCCGGACTCAAAATGTCCGTCATGTAAAACTCCGGCCATGCCAGAGCTTCGATATCGCTAGTAGCGTCTTCCCGTTCTTCTAGCCCAGAGACAAACTCTTGTAATTTCTCATCCGCCTTGACGCGGTGCTGTCCGTCATCGTCCGTTCTGAGCATTGCCCGCGCATCCTTGATCGGGATGCCCATCGTTAATGAAACCCAATCCGGAAACCACCGTTTGCCGAAGTCACACGAAGCACGGTAACACCGCGATGCGCCATTTTCTTTTAGAATCGAGAACTTATCTTCGCGCTTGCACAGAGGACATGTGGTGCGCAACGTGTTGCGCTTTTCCACGTACGCGACGCCGGATTCGGACAAAATTGCGACCATTCTGTCCCGAAGGCTCATTCTTACTCCGAGTCTTTGATGCCTTTGATTCGCTTGAAATCGATCATCTTGACATCGCGCAATAATTTCTCTTGGAGTTCCGTGTTATCTCGGATAGCAGTAAGGCACTTCACCGCTCCGTGATACGTGTCTTCGCCGATCTTGTAGTAGGCCGCCGAAGGTTTTTGTATGACACCATGATTGAGAGCCAGCTGAAAGATTTCCTCATACTGATTAACGATACCATCGTCGTAGTTGAGAGTGAACTCGGCGGTGCGGCCAGCGTATGGAAATGAACTGTCTTCCACGCAGAAGCGCATCTTGTGGCCGGTGCGCTGGGCCTTGTCCATCAAATCTTTCACGGCTGGGTCGTTGAACTCTTCGTTGAGCAGGCTCATTTTTCCGTCTTTCCACTCGTTTCTTTCGATGTAGCAGAAATACTCGAAGATGTGTTTGGTAGCCCAACCTGCTTGCATCTTAACGCTTCCGGATTTCTTGGCCTCTTGGGTGTCTTGCTCTGCGCGTACGTGAGTCGTACACAGCAAAGCGATGTTGTGGCGACGTATGACCGGCAGAATGCGCATCAGACCATCTTTGATCGTGAGAGCGTGATCGCCGCGCTGCTGCGTGTCGACCGTATCTGCATCCAGCGTGCGACGGCCTTGGATACCGGACAGAGAATCGATGATCACCAATTTGATGTTCTCGCCTGCCTCGCATAGGGCGGCCACGTCGTACTCGATGAAGTCAAAGATTTCGCTAGGAACGTTCGTATCGCGTGCTTTGAACCGCTTCGGATCTATGCCGAATTTTCGCATGTTCGTCGCGGACAGCTGAAACTTGCTGCGAAGCTCCGAATCCAGTTTGATGGCCTTGGCTGTCGGATCATCGGCGTGCAGCTGGCCGATCGTAGCCGATACAAGAACTGACTTGCCGCCTTTCGGAGGACCGTACCACAGCGCGCCTGCGCCGAACGGAAGACCCCATCCTGGCTGAGCAAACGCCCAATTGATGGAAGGACTAGGCGTCTTGAGGCAGTTCATCAAAGCCTCTTCGCCAGCATCTGGCTCGACCATACCTTCGATTTCGTCCAGTTTGCTCCACGAGCTTACTACGCGGCGTTTCTGTTTCTTGTCATCCATTGCTTTTCCTCTCGTCTTTGCCCATGAAATTAGCTTGTGGGCTTTCGTACGTTCGACCAATTGTTCCGACCAAATTCGGAGTCGGAGCCGAACCGCGATTCTGCGCGGACTCTGCGACCGACTTGTGCGCTCGAACAAAAGACCAGAATGCTGTTTCTAGCACAGCCTTGGCGGTTGTCAACTCATTCATGATGTCGAGCGATTTCTCGCAATCTGGGTCTGTCGCATATAACGCATCTCGTATATCCTCGTTCATCTTCATGCCTTCGGCCTTAAACCGTTTGGCTTCTTCGACCGCTTTGCCGAGGGTAACGCGGGCGCGGTTCTTGTCATGAACCTTTTTGATCTTCAAAATCTCATAGTCTATCCAGGCCATGTACTTGCCAGCTTCGTTGGCGGCCTCGTTGAACAGACCTTCCAACTCTTTCTGGGTAGCCGGATTAACGAAACGAGCCTCGTGCATTCGGCGGTTCGCTTCGTCTATCCGTGTCATATCCAATTCAATTTCCGGCTGATCAAAGTACCCTCTGGGCACCTTAATCGTACGCGGAACAGTTGGGAGATTCACGATTATCCTTCTTTCTTAGGTCTCACCATGTTGATGAACTCTTGATCGTCCATCTGAGCTGCCGGAGCGGCTGTTTGACCAAATCCTGCCGGAGGCGGTGCGCCAAAGCCTGCTGGAGGCGGTGTAGGAGCTTGTGGGGCCGGTTCAGCAGTGCTTCCGAACCCAACCGGAGGTGTGAAGCCTGCCGGAGGCTGGAATGCCGCTGGCGGCGCCACAAGCGCCGTTGGAGCTGGAGCAGGTGCTGTAGCAGCCGGTGTCGGTGTCGGAGCGCCAAAGCCTGACTGGAACGCTGGCGGAACTGCCGGAGCCAAAGGCTGTTGCGTACCGAGTGGTGCAGAAGTTGGTGCGCTGAAACCAACCGGAGGAGGAGCTGCAAACGCCGTGGGCGGCGGCGCCATCGTCGCAGCCGGTGCAGGTGCTGAGCCGATCGGAGGCACATAGCCCTGCGGCGGCTGATAAACCTGAGCCGGTTTGTTTTCTTCCGCGAACAACTGGTCCATGTACTGAGCACGGGCGTTGCCTTCCAAGGCAATGATCTGAGCGATCTGCTCGACAGTCAGAATGCGATTGAACAGCATTCCAAGGTCTGCCGCTTCCGGGCCGAGACGCTGAGCGAAGGCTTGGTCGATGTGGTGGATAACTTCGGCGTATCTTCCGTCTGGTTGGCGGTGCATGTAGAGTTCAACGTTGAAGATCGCCTGCGCGTCGCCTTTGTAGGCCGACTTCTTTTGGAAGGTCAGGTATACGCCTTCAAGGCCGCAGATATCGCGTCCGAGAGCTTCTTGCTTCTTGCAAAGATCGTCAAGAGCTTTGAACATCTTAGAACCGATCGGTAGGATGCCGATGCGGTTTTCCGGGTTCACGACGTTGAGGTAATACTTCCGTTCTGCTTGGAACGGGAAGATATTCTCATCGCGGAACTTCTTGACTTGGTCTTTCGGCGCGCCGGAGTCGGCCCATGCTTTAAGCTGAGCTTCCAGCTCGGCGACTTTGTCGCAGACGGGGCAGTGCGCCGTGATAACCTTCGTCTTAAAGTTGAATTCTTCGACGCAACGGAACGGACGCTGTTTGCCGTCTGTTCCTCGGAAGCCACGGTGCGTAGCGTAGAATTGAGCATATTTGCTCTTCGGCGCGAGGCTCTTGATCGGCGGCAGAACGCGGTAGATATTTTCCTTATTGGACTCAATGTCGAAGAATCCTGCTCGACCTTGTCTTCCGTATGCGGCTCTGCCGATCGCTACTTGTTCCGTATTCATTGATTCTCCTGTGTCTGAGGCTGTTCAGCCTCGGTTTTTAATTTTGATGTCAGAGATTTTTTGATCCCTGCCAACTTCTTTTTCACGGAATCAACGGTTACTTCATCGTCCGACGTGATTACCGTGTTTGCTTGGCTAAGATATTGCGAATCGATCTCTTTGTCAAGGTTATAAACCACGACCGGCAATTTTGCGCCGCTGAAGCGGGCTTCTAGCGCTTTCTTCTCGATTTCCCGACGGGTAATCGCCGACTGGAGCGACGAGCCGTAGTTGTTGTCGATCAACTTCGACACCGCGATATCGAACGGAGAGTCGTAGATGCCATCGGAATAGCCGTTGATTTTCGGCGTCGGCAACTCTTTCATCTCGTATTCCATCTTGACCTTGTGGAGTTCTGCGATCAAACGGAAGTGGGCGTGCGAACTGTAAACGCTGCCTACTGCGGCCTGGCTAAGTTGAGTAACCAATCGGTTTTTCACGAGATTAAAGTCTACTGAGATCGACCCAAGGGTATCGGCAGCTTTGGCAAACTCGGCTGCTGTGGAACCTTTCACACCGATGATCACAACGTGGTTCATGACCAACGCCTTGTAATTACGGTATAGTTTGTCCAAATCCTTTTTGGCGTTTCGGACCATCGCTTCGACACCGTTTCGTGTCCGTGGGTCGGCATCGCCGGGATTGAGCTTTGATTCAGCTTCCTTGTCTTCGATCTTGGCCAGGGCTTCTTTGAGTTCGTTCATAGTACCTCCAACGCCATTATACCAGAACTATGACATGTTATATTTTTCCAGATCAGATTCTGCGAGCAAAGGATTGATCGATCCGAGCTGGACGCCGCGCGGCGAAATATAGAAAGAGGCGAGAACCGGCAGCTTCTTATATCCGATCTCTGCGGAATCAGACTCTTTTGGCGGCCACAGCATTTCCTCAGTGAAGAAACCGTTGACGTCAAGTACCATCTTGTTCGCATACTTGGTTTTATTTTTGTATGGGAACGATTTCTCTGAGATGACATACGCGAGCACGTAGAACCGGCGTTCGTTGGGCGAGATACGAGCCGGATGGTACGTATTGTCGCCGCCATACGGTAGCAGTCTGTCGAACATCTGTCCGAGCCGTTCAGCCGGTACGCCAGCTGTAAACTTAGATTTGAACAATTCTAACAGGTTGCCGTCCAGTACCGGGAACCCGTCCTGTGTGAACCACCCGTTTACCTCGTGATCCGCCACGATCGGCATCTGCCGCCCGCCACGGTTCTTGAGCATGACCGGTCGAAGGTCCTCGGAATGGATCTGAACCAATTCTTTACGTAGCAGGTACTTGCCTAGCAAGGATATGGAGGAGAACTCTTCCGGAATGGCCTCTGGCCTTTTGCCGCGAACTTCTCCGCGAACCTTTTCGAACTCGAATAACTTATCCTCGATCATTACACTCGTAGTGAACAACGAATCCAATACTCCAGCCGCAATGAGCTTCCTGGCTATACCGGCGTTGACTGCCGATTTTCTAACCGCCGCAGTCTTTTCTTGGGCTTGACCGGATTCTTTGGCAGCTTTCTTGACTTTGGCGGCAACTTTCTTGGCCTGCTCCTCTTCCTTGGTCGGGAAGTGGCTGCGTACAAAATGTTCGAGAGAAGTATACGGCTTGCAGCGCATTAAATCTTCGTACGCCTTTTCGCCTACGCCGGACAGAATCGAAAAAGGCGCCACAATACGCTCACCGACGATTTCATACGATTCTGTTGACATATTAATGTCTGGCAGAGCCGTGAATTCTTTGACGTGCTTCCAAAATTTTGTCGCCAACTCATCCTTCGAAGAGTTTGAAAGGATCGCCTTCCACCAGTCAAGTTTATAATTAGTCTTGAGGTACATACAGGCGTATGCGACATAAGAGTACGAAACGGCGTGAGATTTGTTGAAAGAGTAATTGGCTGATGCGTCGATCTGTTCCATCAACAATTTTACTTGATTTTCGCTCCATCCGCGAGCAAGAGCTTTGTCTCTGAGCTTCATGGTAGCGTCTGCCAGAACTTTCTTATTCTTTTTACCAATACCGCGTCGGACTTCATCTGCTTCCGCGTCGTCCATACCGCCGATATCCGTAAAAATCTTCATAGTCTGTTCTTGGTAGAGCTGAATCCCGTACGTGTCTCTTAGAATCGGTTCAAGATCCGGATGTAGATATTTGATCGCTTCGCCGTTCGCGCAGGATAGAAATACGTCCGCCAGAGTGCGACCGTCGCCGGAAGGCGCGTCGAGAGTACCAGGTCGGCAGAGAGAGGTGATCGCCGCATTTATCTCGATCAAATCTACCAGATTCTTTATCTTATCCGGCTTCACAATCTTGGTCTGGTAAGGTCGCACGGTTGGAGTATCGAACTGGAAGACACCAATCGTGTTACCGGCTGCGAACTGCTCTGCGCATTTCGGGTCATACGGCAAATGGAACGGGTCCAACTGCAAACCTGTGCGCTCTTTGATCGACTTGACGGCCAGTCTGATATCCCGCAATGTGTTCAGTCCGAGAAGGTCGAATTTGACCAGACCGGCGGCTTCTGCAGGCTTTGGCGAGAACGCAGTAGTAAATTCGTCGTTCACCTTGATGATCGGGACGTAATCTGTGATAGGACGGTCTGCGATCACAAACCCGCATGGGTGCGACGACTTGTTGCGCACGATACCGAGCATCTCTGACACGACCTTCCACGTGTCCGGATTCTCGTCCGCATACTGTTTAAGGAACATGTTGGTGTCGTACAGGCCCGGCGTGTGGACCCCGTCCTTGTCGGACCCGAACACGAAAGCCTCGTCGTCAGTACCTTGCGGAGTGGAAGGCAACTTGGTACATAGCCGCTCTGTGGCGGGCCGGACTTGGCCGTATTGCGCCCGCTCAGCGTCTTTGATTGATGACTTCAGCCGGAGGAGCATGTCGATTGAAAGTCTGCACGCCTTGTCGCCGTACTTCTGTTTAAGGTATTCGATGACAGTCTCTTGGTCAGACACGTCCATATCGACGTCGGGCAGGTTGTTGGCTTTGATCCGACCGGCTGTTAGAAAACGACCGAATGACAGGTTGTGTTTCAGCGGATTAACGCCTGACACGCCGATCAGGTACATCAGAAGTGACCCGGCAGCTGATCCCCGCACATTCATAAGCACATCATTGTTCCGGCAAAAGTTGGCGATGTCCTCGATCGTTTCGACGTATGACAGAAGGTTCAGTTTCCCGTTGAACGCCAGAATCTGCACTTCTTTTTTGAGCTGTTCGAGCATAACCGGGTCGCCCCAGTCCATACGGCCCCATTTGTCGATCGTACCTTTCAGCCGACCGAGGAACCCTTCAGCATCACCGGCTAAGATCCATCGCTCTTTCGAAGTTTGAAGTTTGAAACCGTCGAAATTGGATGCCCACGCATACGAGTTGTCGACCCACTCTTCGATTTTCTTGTCGGATACTCCGAGAGATTTCTGCAGGATGGCGGCTGCTTCTTCCGTCGGCATGATATGATACGAGTTGTGGAAGCGCCAGTTCTCTTCGCCGTTGCCTAACTTGGCGTCTTGAATGACTTTTTGATCTTCTGTCGCAAAATGAGAATCGAGCGAGATTATTACTCGGTCGCCGTTTTGTTCGGCCAGTGCGATCACAAACTGATTCAACGGCTTTTGCAGGTCGCCTTCCGGCGCGTGATGGGTACATTCGTGCGGCTTGTAATATCCTTCTTTAACTATGCGACCATCTTCACCTTTTTCGGGTTTCTGCCAGTCGTGGGTCACCGTATGCGGGAACACTTCGATGAAAAATCCGTCTTTACCGGCTATTTCACGCATTTTGAAATACATCCAGTTCGCTTTTTCGACGGACGGTTGAATGAGACCGTCGCGGGAAGCCATTAGAAAGTTTTGGACTGGACCTTTCATGCAAGACGAGCCAATCGTTATGTGCCCGGCTGCGCCTTCCAGCTCCGCCAGCGTGATCATTGGCTTCAGCTCGTCGTACTTTTTTACGGCGCGAGAGTACATCGCCTTCGACAGCCCGCAGAAGTACCGGTACGCCCACTCGTCTTTGAAATGGATGGTTACGTGCAGGTATTGATTCATAGCCTTCGACTGTATGGCGCGCTCGATCGCCTCGGTGTTACCTTCTTTGATGCGCGGCTTCCATACGCCGGTTCGATATGCTTCACGGTAGATGGCCACATACTCTTCATGGTACGGGTTTACCATGTATGCTTCGATGCCTAGGATAGGCTTGAGATTCGCTCCGGCGGCGGCGGTATACAAGTCCATCGCTGAGTTCATATTGCCGTGCTCCGTTAGGCACACGTGGGTCGCGCCGAGCTGCGCGTTGCGTTTGACGATCTGTTTGACCGTCGACGCGCCATCGAGGCTGTGGTCCGAATGTGAATGCGGATTGATGAGCTGCCGGAATTTTCTATCGTTCATTAGGTACCATACCCTCTCGGAGCTTAAGGATAGCAGATTTGTATAAATCTTCAAGCTCTTGTTGCGTAATGCACAAGGCCTTGCAGATCACGCTATCTGGCGCGCCGTCGGGGTAGTAGTCGAGGAACGCTCTGAGAGAGTTGGAATGCTTTGGAGCATGGATATAGTCAGAATCTCTGGATATTTTGATGAGTTCTTCTTTCTTAATCACGTTTGAACTCCAACACCTTGCACTGCAGCGCCGGTATTTCGCCTTGCAGCCGGGCTATCTCGGCCTCGACGATCTTGATGCTCTTAGCGGTGATCGGTATCTGCTTGCGTAGGTGTATGACGGATGCCCAGTTGTATATACGTTGGTCACGGATCGTTCGATACTCTCGGAGGGATACCGCTTCGGCGTATTTGCGGAGATAGCTCAACGTGGTGTCTATGCTTTCGACATTCGACTCGGCGCGGGCTAACTCTTCTTCGGATTTCCGCAGCTCGTACTTCAGCTTTTCTAAGTCGGATTTGGCAGTTGCAAGCTGAAATTCAGCATGCAAATATGCCGGATTTTCATTGGTGAACCAGAGAACCATTTCATTTTTGAGCCTTGCTGTCCCTGCAGACGTTGCACGTCAAGTATGTTTTCTGCGTCCCATCTCTCAGCTTGATGTTGAGAGGTACGTACACACCTTTCTGGCAGTTATCGCAGACAAGACTATCTCCCCGCTTACGCGCCTTTTTGTCTTCGTGTTCTGTGTGGTCCGGGGATTCGGCAAGAAGATCGTCGATCATACCTTGAGCTTTTTCAAGGTCGCGTCGCAATCTAGTATTTTCACGCTTCAAGGAATCCGCTTGCCTTTTGAGCATTCGAATCTTGTTGTCCTTGTCGCCGCGATCACCGTAAGTCCGGCTCACACAAGCCTCACAAAGACATTATACGTCAATTCCTTTAAATGGCTCGATGATCTTGTCGAGGGATGCGTCCAACTCGGCGCCTTGGGCATTGATGAACCTCTGATCGCCTACGGCGAATTTTTCCGTCGTCTCCCAGATGACCTGGTCCTGCGGCGAGCGCATGATGCTCAGCGTCTGAGCGAAAGAGTTCGGTGGAACCAATGGCCCGTTTAGGAACAGGTAGGTCCCATTCGGTAAATGGATACAAAGCGAAATGTGAACGTGACCCATCGCGACAACTGCTAACTTCTCATCGTCTTTGAGCGATGAGTTCAGTCTGTTGATGCGGTCTTCGATGGAACGGATCGAGATCGTATTGCCTGGGTTGCCGACGGCCAAGTTGGTGTCACCATGCGTCACGTATACTTTGTGGCCGAGAGCTTCGTAGATGACCCACGGCGTTAACGGCTGGTGGAATGTGACATTTTTTAGATGCGAGCACGCTTTCTTGACGGCGTAATAGATCGTGGTTTCAACCGCGTTCCACTTCATCGACGTCGCGCGTCCGTGGTGGACTGCCATGTCTCGACCATGGTTGCCGACGGCAAAGTTGACTACCACTTCTGGGTAGTTCTCTGCCAAACGACCGATGCCTTGCGACAGAAGGTGAATGGCGCGGCACGCCTGCTCGTGGATCGGAGCAGCGGTAGACTTGTCGTGAAGTTCGTTCTCGATTACGTCACCGATGATGTTCGCTACCAAGCGCGTTTCCGAGCGGTAGTGGGTCTTGTATGCACAGACGTTCTTGATCACGCGGGCGAACGACCGAGCCTCCTCGACCTTGCCCCACGAAATGCCGGTCTCTTCCGAGGAAATGTCCGAGCCAAAGTGCAAGTCCGACAGGAGAAGATTTACAACGCGCTTTATGGGCTTGTACGCGTCTTTTGGTTTGAATGGCGCCATTCTGATCGGCTTGAGCTGGCTGATGGCCGCTTCCATACGCTCGATGAACAGATCGCGAAGTTCAAGCTCTCGTTCGGTCTTAAGGTATTTCTTGCGAAGTTCTTTCACTTCGCCGATGGTCGCACGGTCTTTCGGAAGGTCTTTCTCGAAGAACAGCTTTTTGACGGCGTTGTATCCGCCGACTTTGCGGAGCTGCCATTCTTTGAAGTAGCCGCCGTTTGCGTAATAGTCTGGAAGCGTGAGAAGTCCAGGTTCGACGTCTGCCTGTTCTGCGACAGTCCGAATATCGTTGGCTATCGCGTTCAGCAGCTTTTGGCCTGTAAGCCTAGAAACACCGGTCTCTGGCTTTACAGCCTTTTTCTTCTTGGACATCTATACCGCCTGTGGTTCAGGTTTGTTCGGATGCTGGAGACGTAGCTGGGGAGTCGATAACGCCCGGCGGGACTGCCGGTTCACCTTCGCCCTTCGCGTAAATCTTAACATACGAGTACACCTGAACGATGGTTGTTGAGAGGACTCCATCGTCAAGATTAAGATTTACCACGTCATTTGCAGCTTTTCCAAGGTAATTTTGCTTCGTATCCTTTTCGAGTTCAGGATTGGCAAAATTGAGTACCCGATATTCCGAAATGATTTCAGGTGTTTTGGACTCATCTTTCGGAGTAAATGTCTGCGACACAATGACCATAGATTCCGACTCGATGACGGGAGATTCTTCGATGATTTTCAACTTCAGCATGCCTTCGACTTGCCCGCGATCGTTTTCTTCCTGTGACTTCCTGAGATTTGTCATGACATTTTTCTGGTTGAGTACCTTCGTCTCCGACAGCTCTGTCACGACCGCTGCGAACATCTTTGAAAGTGACGCGAACGAAGATTCAAGACCCATGCATCGGGTAATGATAGCGTTATTCTGCTCGTTCAGGTTCTTGTGTCTGACATTGACGCCTTCGGTGATATTCTGTATCGCCTTGGTCAGCGTTGCCAGATCCTTCCGGAGGTTGCCGACATCCTGGTTGATCGTCGGCATGCTCATGGCCAGCTTTTCGAAAACAGCCAGCTTCGGAGTTAAGGAGGCGAGGGATTGCTCAATCTTCGCGATCTTATCGAGTGTGTTCATGCGTACTGTTTACCTCTGTTTAAGCATCATGTCAAGGGCTGCGGATAAACTGCCGGTGCCAGCTCCCGCGTCAGAACCACCGCCGCCTTCGCCGATACCTGGTGAATTGCGTATGCGAGCTACCTGACGAGCGTTGAGCATGTCCATTTGGGCCTGAGAAGGCATTGGCTGCGGTGGGCGGATAGTCGAGACTGCTTGCGAAAGGTCTTGGCCGGTAAAGGCATTAACGTTGTTCGACTTCTTGCGCGGTGCGTTCGGCTTGGCCGGTGCGGCGGGTGCCGCAGCCTGTGCTGGTACGTCTTCGGTAGAAATGACTTGGCCGTTGCGCTTAACTACCCGGCGGGTAACGGTCTTGCGTGTGGTCGTTGTTGGCGCTGGAGCGGCCACGGGCGGTGCGACCTGTACGTGCTGATGCGTAGTAGGAAGCTCTTGAATCTGAGGCTGTGGCACTTGTACGGCGCTTATAGACGGAACGGATGACACGAGCCGGTTCTTCTCGACCAACTTGCGAGCGATATCCTTCAGTGCGACCGTTTCTTCGTCCGAAAATGGAGATTTGACCTGGATCGGTTGCATTGAGCCAATGTGGCCTGGCTTGCCGTCGGCTTTGATGCCGAGCAGCACTTCCAACCGGAACTGGATGAATTCTTTGAATTCTTTGCGAACAGCCTTGATGATTTCTGGCCGGGCCGAACCGGGAGCGAACAGTTGGTGATTCAGAAGCGCTTCGTACAGTTTGGCTTGTTCGATGCGGGCGATGGCCTCGTTGATGATGGAAGTGGTCGCCTCGGCCTCTTCCGTCTCTTCGATAACCTCTTCTTCGATTTCCTCGACGATCTCTTCTATGTCAGTATCGAGAAAATTACTGTTCACATCGTTCATGCAGTATTATACCACAGTTTTCTGTTGCGGAGATAAAACCACGTTTAAATCGACTTGGACGGCCACTGGAAAGGCTATCTTGAAGGACTCGTTGTGCCCGTACGTTGCGAGGCAAACAGCGTCGGCGATGTCATGGTCTTTTTTCAGAAGTTCGAGTTTGTATTTCTCGTTAACCCAGGCTACAGCCAGATGCTTCGGCGTTACCTTGCCGCGAGCTTCTTTAGACTTCACGGCCTTATTATGCTTGCGCTGGTCTTTCGATAGCTTGATTTCCAGCCTTGAACGCCAACGCGAGGTGTCAACATACTCCGTCTTTGGTGCCCACGGTGTGGCCATTATCCAGTCAAGAGTGAGGCAATGGATGAACTCCAACTGCTTTTGGTCCGTACGGAACGAGCCTTGATTTGTTTGCTCTATGATGATTTTGTCTGGCTCCGAATTCAAAACCAGTTTGGCAATTTCATTTCTCATATCGCGGGCGCGGCAGAGAAGCGAGAAGTCAGAGCAGAGTGATGGGTCGTCGACGTGCGGCGCTTTCATCAACCCGTATGAAAGAAGAACGCCGTCTTGTAGGACGGCGTATCCAGTCTTTGTGCTTATATCGAGTCCGAGGATTCTCACGGAGCTTTTCCGCGCTCTTCCAGGATTTTGTAGACCAACTTACGTTTGAGTTTGAGAGCGGCGAGAGGTTCAGTGTACGTCTTCGCTGCCTGTTTAGCCTGCTCTCGCAGACTTTTCAAGTCTTTGTCTTTTTCCATCTCATTCTCGTTAAGCGTCACCTGAATGGCGATCGTCGCTAAACGGCTTCTGAGATTGTCATCGGTCGCACCGTAGACTTCTTGGGCAAACGTTTCGTCAACGTCTTTAACTTTGTCCCATAGAGTCTTCGGACCTTTGCGTGCTCGGCGTGCCATCGACAGCTCCTACTGAACTGTCGCTGGTGCTGGGCTTGCGTCCGTGCCGGATGCGCTTTGGCTTCCGGAGTCAGATGCAGGTGCCGGTGCAGGATCGCTGCCACTCGGAGCTGCTCCGCTGGAAGAATCGGCTGCCGGTGCGGCGCCTGCTGCCTTGTCAGCCTCTGCTTTTTCTGCAGCGGTCTGCTCGGTTACAGTCTGCAACGCGAAGATCGCGCCTTTCAACTGTTCCCGTCGGCTTTGCAACATTTCCAGATTTTGCTGGAGTTGCGTGATCTGCTGATTCGTTTGGTTCAGCTGATCAGTAAAATTTTTCGTGAGATTCTCTACTGCTTTCATGGGTACCTCCTATTCACATTATACCATACAATCGGGCTCGGCAGTCCAAAGAATATCTAAATCAACGAATTTTTCGTCGTGGATAGCCGACGCGACGGCTCGGACGCCGAATTTTCCGATCTCTTTGTACTTCGAATCCATCTGAGAAACGTAGTCGACGAAGGCGCTGAACTTCATTTCCCACCGACGGATGAACTCGAACGGGATACCTTCGGCGAGCGAGACTGACTTGGCGTACCGGCGATGGTCCTCGGCTGTAAAAAAGACTCGGATCTGTCCTTCGAGAGCTTCGGCGCCGTCCGGAGCTTTTTCTAAGAAGATTTGGCCGATCTGGTCTTCGTTGTTGACAATGCAGATATAAACACTTGAATCAGCTACCATTGTTTCAAAATATCTTGTGTACAGAATTGGCGGGATGAACGGTCTGAATTCGAAGCTAAACTGCGTTGACATATGATTCTCTGCCGTCGTACTCGATGTTGACTGTCCGGTCGAAAGACTCTTTGATCTCTGTTGCATGATCGATCATAAGTACGAGACCTTTTACACGGCTCTTAATCATTTCGATTACGGCCATCTTTTCGCTGGGTCCAAGTCCTTCCATGACTTCATCCAGGCCAGTCCATTGGACTGCGCATCCCGACCGAGAGCGGATTGCTTCCGCTGCAGCCAAGTCCGAGCACAACTCGATGGCGCCTTGTTGGCCGCCGGAGAGATTGTCATCGAGATCGACGTCCAACCCATTACGCGATATCGTCACGGAGATTTCTTTCTTGGTTGTTCCTTTCGTTTTCACGAGCTTGTTCGATGAGATAGTAACCGTGAAGTGTCTGGCGTTCGGGAAATAACTGAGCATGTCATTCGTGCGAACTTCAATGTCCTGGAGTATCTCGTCGAAGATGCAGCCTAAGAAACCGCCGCGACCGAGTAACTCGGCAGAATGCTGTTCGATAGCCAGATTGGCCTCTTCGGTCGCCAGCTTCAGCTTCAACTTCTCGTATTCTCCGAGCTGTTTCTGATAGAAGTTCGCTTTATTGACGGTCGTCTGGAGGTTAGACGCGGCGGAGTTCATGGCCGATTCCGCTAATCGGAACGGTGCAGACAGAGAGCCAAGTTTACCGTTCAGGTCCCGCAGACGTTCATTCAAGCCGACGTCTTTTATCATCAAATTGGCGTGGCGATCGACAATCTCCTGGAGACTATTAAGAATAGGCTCGGCATTTTTGATGTACGTGATGTTCGTCTTCATCTTTTCAACTAGCCGGTCTATCTCGGCGTTCGTCTGATCGAGATATGCTTTGGCCGCGTCCCATTCTCTCTCGCAAGTCGGGCACGCGTTTTTCTCAAGTTTCGCGACCTTGTCTTGTAGCGACAGAATCTGATTTTTGACGTTCGCGTTCTCAGTCTTCTTGGAATTAACCGAGTAGTTAAGATCGTTGATCTTTTTGATTTCCTGTGCAGCTACGGAAATCTCCTGTCGGAGACCGTACTGTTCAGTTTTAACGGCGTTGATCTCGGCGTTTATGCCGTCTGCCGCCGCAGGACTACCCAGAGACAAGAACTCCAGCTTCGCCTTATTGTGCGTTTCGTAAGCCTTGTCGATATCTTCCTGCGAAACATAGTTGCCGGACATGTTCGCATCATAGTGTTGAATGTCGCGCTGAGTCAGTTTGATCGCTTCCAGAATCCGATTAGTCTCTTTGGTGAACTCATCCGCTGCCAGCTCGACTTCACCGAGGTTGAGCGGTTGCGTCAGAAATTCTTTCAGCTGCGAGTCGGTGGACCGGATGATCGTACCTTTCACGCGCTGTTTCCGATACGTGATCATCTTCAGCATATCGGCATTTGTACCGAGCATTTCGAGAAGATGCTCGCGTGGACCTTTGGTCAGGCCGGGATATACCTCGCCGTTGATGATCAAACTTAGTTTTGGGTCCATGACCACTTCAACCAAGTCCGGACCGATCTGGATGGTCAACTTCAAAAATATCTTTTTGGAATCCCAATTCTTGATGGATGCGAGCGTTGCGTTCGATATGCCGAGGCAGACCGCTATCGCTTCTAGGATGGTCGTCTTACCAGATCCGGAGGATACTTCCGAACCCTTCCAGTGGCCGGAAATGAGCATCACTGCATTGCCGCGAGGGAATGGGATTACGGTACGTTTTCGGAAGGATCGGAACCCTTCAAGCTCTAAGCTGACGAGCTGAATGTCCACTACAGACCGCCTTTTGAAGAGTTTTCTTCGTTCCACATAGGCTGCATATTGTTGTAATGGCACGCCGCACGCAGTTCTTCCATATTTTCCAAATTAAACTTAGAAAGTGGCTTGATATGATCTATAGACCATCGGCCCACGCCTCTTCCATAATTATCCCAAGACATGGAATCTTTGAATAGTGCGCTAAGATGAAGTTTAAATTCTTCTATGGAACAGCCGAGATTTCGGATCGCTCCTCCACATCGGACGACTTTCGTCAGTCTGGCTCGCAAATTATCTCGAAGCCTAAAATTTATTTCAGTCTTTCTTCGAATCCGAAATCTGGCGGATTGTCGGGCAGAAATTTTCGCCTTGTTCGATTGAAAATATATCTTCTTTTGTGCCAATTTTTTAATGCGATTTTTCTTGTACGATTTCCTACCATACGCTTGATATTCGGCTTTTTTCAAAAGCCTCCTGGCTTTGATTTCAGCCTTGTGATTCTGATAATAACGCTTGTGTGCGTCAGTGTAAGTGTTATTCACTTTCCTCAGTATTCTCGCTATGCTTGTCGGCTCTGTCCGACATTATTTCTTCAATGTTATGGAGCCGTTCGACCTTCCGGGCCATTGCTCCGTTGTCCAACTGTTCGACTACCGATATGCTACCAGTACGTATTACCGCCTTTGACTCGGTTTTGCAAGTCGGGCACGAAACAACTCGCTCTCGACGAACCAGAGATACTCTAAATTCGCCGTGGGCTGGACATTTGAAGGTGAACCAGGCCATCAGTGTCCTCCGTGGAGTGACCCTCGCTCGCCGATCGCTTTTTCGAACTGGCGGACCATGTCCTCTTCCGACTTGTCGGTCTGGTAGTCGCGTTTGAAAGCTACGATCCCGCCGAGCGTTCCGATGAGCGATGCGATCGAGATGCTGTTGCGAATAGCCTCGGCTACAGCCGGGAGAGAATCGAGCAGATCGGTCTTGCCGACCCATTTTTCTTCAGAGATGTCGTACGTTTGCTTATCGTTGAGCAATAATTCGCCGATCTGGCGCGTGATCTCCTCTTCGTTGTATCCGTAGTTGGAGTACAAAAGTTTGACCGGCTCAAGCAGAGCCTCCGCCAAAATCTCGATCGCATGGCGCTTGGCCGAAAGCGGCAATGAAAAAGCAGACGTATGAAGGTCGGCGGCCAGCCGGACCAGCACGTAGCCTCCGCCGGGAACAGCTCCGTGTTTGATAGCGCCTTTGATTGCCATCCAAGCGTCTTCCGCGCGGTCGCGCTTCTCGCGCGTCTCGCCCGCCGACGGACCGTAGATGTTGAGTCGTACGATGCCAGACGTGAGCTTGCCTTTTCGGATGTTCAGATCGTTTTCTTCGTAGTCTGATTCCGGATTTTTGAGCTGTTCCTTCAGTTCGTCGACGCGGATCTTGATGGCATCAGCGTCTTCGTCGGCGAAGATCATAGCCTTGAACCGGCTGCACTCAAAACGCTTGACGCGGCACGAAGCGAGCAACCCTTCAGCGTTGATGTCTGTGATCGGATTGTCGATCGGATTGAACACTGTCGTGCCCGTGTACGCTTGCAGATCATACAGCAAGTTGGTCCGCCAGTTCATGATGGCCCGCTCCGGTGTCATCAGCGGGAAAACCTTCATGGCTGACTTTGGGTGGTTCCAAATCACATGCATGTCGCCGAGAGCTTGATCAGAGAAGCCGTGGGCAACCAACACAACGTTGTGCTCCGGGCGCTTAGCGGCCTCGGATGCTGCATAAAGTTTGTTCAGTGAATCGAACACCTGCATGAAATCATTGATGATTCCGTCAAACAATACAAAGATCGGATTGTCGAGGACGACCATCGTGCCGGTTTTGTCATTGATGAAACCATTCGCCAGTGTGCGGCATGACTCCTCGTACCCGCGCTCGGAGGTGTAGCCATTGATCTTCTCGATCGCGTACCGCGAGTTACCGCCCGCATTGATTTCGACGATCGTCATGTCGCCTTCTTCGCCGACCAAGTCCAACCCTTCGATGACTTTCTTGGCCAGTTCCGTGTCTCCGTTGGCAGACAGACAGGCGACCTTTTCGAGTGTTTCCGAGTAGTTGTCAGCGTCGATCAACAACTTTTCCGCCTCAATCTGAGACGTTATTCCCGGAATGAGACGCTGCATTTCCCGAACGATTTTCTGCGGCGATAGCTTCGGATTGTTTTTCACAACGTCGATGGTCGCGCGGCATATCGCACTCGAAAGTACCGTGGCAGTAGTTGTTCCGTCACCGGCTTCGGAGGCGGTTCGAATCGCCGCATCGCGGGCAGCTTCGAGGATGAGTTGTTGGATCGGATTGTCATAACCAAGTGACTTGATTACGGTAACGCCGTCTTTCGTGATGATCGGTTTCATGTTAATCTCAGACCGTTCGAGCAAAACTTGTTTGCCGCCCGGACCCAGCGTGATCCCGGCCATGCGGGACATGTGATCGAGAGTATCGATCGTATGCTGCGTCAGCTTGTCGCCAGACGGGACCATTACCTTGGCTGCGGATTTCGGCTTTGAGACCTGGAAAAGTGACATAGAACCTCCAATTGCATTATACCACATCTCCTGATATGATCCGACGGTGAGGGAGTTCTGGTATAATTACGTGAACAGTCGGAGTGTATTTGAAAATCAACGATCCACAACAACGAGATGATAAAATCTTTGAAGCGATGCGCTCCATGAGCGGTCGTGCGTTCAAAGTTTGGCTGGCCACTTTCGTGGACTCCGAAGGCTATCACACTCCTACCAAAGAAATAATGGCCCGAACTGGAATTAAATTCGAGAGGAACATTTACACAGATTTGAAATGGTTGCGCGAGAACGGTTGGCTTGGACATGATCAAAACAATCATGCTGACATGATCAAAACAATCACTGATCAAAACAATCATGATCAAAATAGACATGATCAAAACAATCATGCTGACATGATCAAAACAATCATGCCGGACATGACTAAAACAATCATGCCGTCTATATTAACCAAGAAAGACCTAGAAACCAGGCAGGCTGCCGAATCTTCCGAAGTCGAACAGCAGATCGAACAGCTGATTCAGCATCCGAAGATAGAGAACAAGGATTTATTGACCGGCTGCCTCAACAGACTTCGTTCGGGTAAGGCTTTGACAGACAATCAGTTAACGGCTATACAAAATATCTGGGACCAATTCGGCTCGACATCTGTTCCACCTGAACCGGCCCCTAAGTGGGACTCGACTCGCTTTCCGGAAACATCGACAAACGGGACCGCCGAAGAAGTCGCGTCGTGGATGCAGTTGATCAACGACTTTCCCGTTAAGAAAAGGAACGCATGACGACAACGATACAGGTAAAAACTCACGTTCCTTCCCAACTAGAGCCAGGCCAAGAACAGGCCGTTATCGCGTGGTGTAAAAAGTACAAATTCTTTAATCGTGTTTCTGGCAAGATAAAACACGGTTTTTTCATGAGTCAGACTCGTTATGCGTTGTACGAGTATTTGGTTACTATGCACGCCCAACGCTCCAATACCAACATACACGACGCTGAGTTTGTGGACTACGCCGGTCAACAGCAGGTAGACCCCGTTTACCAAAAAGCGTATCGCGCAGAAGCGACCGCATGTTGCCACGCGTCTAGTTCGTACGATGATAAGCGCGTGCTCATACTGATCGAGCAGCAGCTGAGATTTTTGGCTGCCAAGGATGCTATTAAGGATCAAGGTAAAAATTTCAGTGACGGCAATTTAAACGCTATTTTTGATCGCAACAACAAGATGAATCAAGCGGCAACTATCCAGTCCTCGATGTTGCCGGAATCTGAAGACGTGTTGGCCGAGTTGAAGCAAGAGCGGGCTATTCGAATTGAGGGTCTCCGCAACAAACTTCCGTTTATCGATGAACGGGTTCAGTTTACACTGAAGCCGGGTATGACCGTAATCGGCGGATTCTTGAAGGCCGGAAAATCAACTCTTATGGCCAATTTGGTGCCGGTCATATTCCGGACTGCCCCGACCAAGAAGATTCTGTTATTTTCTCTTGAAGACGGAACCGAGCGTGCCATCGCCCGTATCGCATGCTGCGGATGCCTTGTAAACAGTAACTACTACCTGTCATCTCCGGAACTTCTTACCGCTGACGAGATCGACCGCGTCGATAAAACGGCAGAGTGGCTGACAGAGAGGATCGCGACTGTCGGCGTCAAAAATTACAAAGTTTTTGAGTTGGAATCTGTACAAGAAATCTTGATGAACGCAAAGTCCGATCCTGATATAAGTTGCATTATTTTTGATCATTATCAGATAGTTAGGGCTTCGAAAAATCCAAAGCTCCGCGACAAATACGCCGTCTTAAAGGAGTTCGGTCCGTGGCTTACGGAATATGCCAGTGATCTAAAAATCCCTTTGGTCATGTTGGCGCAGCTGAGAGCGGCGGACGAAAAAAGGAACGAAGAGTTCGCCGATCTGATCAAAGACGATCGCCAAATTGCCCAACACGCCGCAGTCATTCTTGGCGTAAAGCGGTCGGTAACGGAGATTGGCGAACAGATCACGGAAATAAAATGTCACTACTCTCGATGGGGAGACAAAGAAAACGTTGGCACTTTTTCGTACAATGGCGGTAGACTAATCTTCAAGGCTGGGACTGCGACATGAATATGATTTTAGCCACACCTTCAACAATTATCCTGCCCGAAGCCTCGGATAAGGTAAAAGAATTCCTTACTTACAGCGATGCGTCCATCCAGTATCAGATCAAAGAGCTTTCGAAAAAACACCACTGGAAACGAAATGACCCAGAAGCGTTCGACGCCCGCATGAGCGAGCTAAAGTCTCAGGCGTATAAATCACTTCTGAAGTACGATGCTAATGACTCGCCGTACACGTATGCTGGCCTGTGGCATGAACTTGGCGAAGAATTCGGCTGGACCATATCCGGTGAGTTCGAGTGTCAACCGCCGAAACACATGATTCCATGGTCGCACAAGCCGGAGCATGAGATTCGGTATTACCAGGATGACGCGGCGGAGGCACTGCTCGCAAACGCCCATCGCGGGCCAGTAGCGATCGAGCTGCCGACTGGCTCCGGCAAGTCCCGGATCATCGAGGAAATTTGCAAACGCAATCCAGTGCAGACCACGATAGTCACACCTTCAAAGAACGTGACCAATCAGCTGTTCCGTGAAATGCAATGGTTATTCGGATCAAAGTTGGTCGGCAAGTACGGCGATGGCAAGCATGACATCCACAAACTTTTCACAGTTTGCACGGCCCAAGCCCTCATGCGCATCGAGCAAGGCTCGGAAGAGTGGGAGTTCTTCTCTGAATGCCAGCAATTCGTGTGGGATGAGTCGCATACGACTCCTGCCAATACGTTCGATGCCGTAGAGCTTGGCCTTCTCAGAAATGTCCCGTACCGCTTCCACGTTTCGGCTACTCAGATGCGACATGACGGCCAGGACATGAAGCTGCGCGGCATCATTGGTCCGATCGTGTACAAAAAGGAATTCAAGGAACTGGTCGACGAAGGCTTCCTCGCCCGCCCGTATTTCAAGGTATTCAACGTCGCCGCCTATGGCTTGGCCAACAACCGCGACATAGCGCGTGAACAGCGGGAACAGCTTTATTTGAACCCGAACGTCAACCGTCTGGCCGCTGAGTTTGCGATCAAGTCCATCGCTCTCGCGAACCGCCCGACGCTCATCCTGCTGGATGAGTTCGTACAGTTTGCGGCGCTACGCCCGTACCTTGGCTCCATACCGTTCGAGTTCTGCCACGGCGGAGCCAACGGCGAAGACAAGAAGGGAACGAAGGTACGCGATATCCTTCCGAGAGAGTTCTGGGAATCCGACGTCGAAGGTGCCGTTGACCGCTTCAATCGTGGTGAGAAGAAACTGTTGGTAGGCACCAAAGCAATATCAACCGGCGTGGACACCAAGCCTGCAGGATGCGTGATCAACCTTCAAGGCGGTCTATCCGAAGTGGCCACGAAGCAGGCGATCGGTCGTGGTACTCGCGTTACGGAGACAAAGAAAGACGTGATCGTGGTCGACTTTCGCGTGGTTGGATCTTCGGCCATGGAACGACATGCAGATACCCGCGTCGAGATTTACAAGACGATGGGTGATGTCCAGGAGATCACAAAATGATCGATCAGCCGGAAGAGCACATCAAGCGTGATTTGTACAACCAGTTCCGGCACGAAATGAATCTGGTCCTGCGCGAGAATGACGAATCGAACGGACAATCCCAAAAAGTTCTGTTGAACGAGCTTTTCAAACTCGAACGAGAGTTCAAGAAGCTGATGCTGATGAACGAGCACGGAGCGATTACGTACAAGAAGTTCATCGAGTTTATCCTCGGCGATAAGTCCGAAGGCGGCAAGGGCAACAAGCTGTCGATCCGCCCGTACTTCCGAGAACGGCAGGACACGTTCTCGAACAAAGTATTTCCGATTCTGGACCGTTTTGCAGAAGCCCAGGAAGCCAAAAAGCCGGTCGACAAAGAAGCTAAGTCGATGCACCACTTTCGCATCAACTACCTCTTCGTGCGATGGGTACTCGACAAGTCGCCTGCGGGTACGCTCAATTATCGCGGGCCGAACAAGCGTAAGATGAAGATTTTGCACGATAAAATAGTGCATATACGTCATTTGTTGTGCGAGAATAATCTACCACTCGCGCTTAACCGAACGGCCTTATTCTTTTCGAAGATTCCACCGAGCCATGCTCAGTACATGGATCTGGTTCAGGACTCCGCCAAAGGACTTTTGGAAGCGATCGACAACTTCGTGCCGCCGTACAAGACTGTCTTCCGATCGGTTGCAATCGGTCGGATAGGCTTGAATATGTCGGAAGACGTCGGCGCTTCGCTCGTCAAACTTCCGCCGAAGGACAAGCGTATCCTGTACCGGGTCCGGAAAGCAAAACAAAAGAACGTCGACATTTCCGACAAAGACTTGCAAGCATTCGTTGGCGAGAGCTTCAAAGGCACCACTTCCGCTGAGATAGAAATGATCGAGGCGGCTTCCAACCAAGTCGTTTCTATTGATGCCAAGGACGAGCATTCGAGGCCTATGTCAGAGACCATCGCGGACCCGACCAGCATCGAGGATCACGTAGAACGTACCGAGGTAGCCAACCAGCTCCTCGTACAGCTCAATAAGCTCAAGGTGATAGAGAAGAAAGTTTTGTTGATGAAAACCGGCGAAATATACGGTATCTTCGAGTAGGAGGAATTATGGCGCTTTTTACCAAGAAGGGCGAGCTGGCGATCACAAAGCCAGAGTTTAAGAAAATCGAGGCTGAAGTGGTCGGCGGCATGGCTCGCATCTCTCAGCGCATAGCGGTGACCGAAGCGGTCCTCGTGATGAACTACAATTTCCAAGGCGTTGAATTGCGTGCAGGCGACAAGATCCTGTTGCGCGGCGACTCCGGCCTAACCAAATGGGCTGCCAACGAACTGCGGCTCGAAACCGGCGAAGTGTTCGTCCTCTGTCCGGAAGATGTCGTACTTGGATATCGCACCTTGGTGGTTGGGCATGGAGGATAAAATCAACAGGTACCACATTGTCATACCGGTCGGCGACCCGCACATCCGCAAGGAAGATATTCCGGAAGCAAAGAAGTTCATAAAGTGGCTCATCAAAAGTGCGTTCAATCTTTACGAGAACACGGGCGATAAGATACTTGTGCTGTTCATGGGCGACCAACTGAATGACTTTGGCATAGCCAGAGCTGAAGTGCTAGAATTTTGGAAATGGGCCTATGACGAATTTAAGCCGGTAAAAGGCGCCGTAGACACAATGTCTCTGATCGGCAACCACGACATGAACCAAGAGGAGTCCGCTTCGACCATGTCCGTGTATGATCAGCGCACTATTCTAGCCGGTAGAGAACCAGTGTTCATAAACAATACCGCAGCCGCTATTGGGTTCGTTCGCAGTGAAGATGTTTTTCGCGCTCACGTCATTCAAGCGTACAACGCGGGAGCCAGGACTATTTTTTGCCACGCCGAATTTGAAGGATCGCAGTACGAGTCCGGCACATACGCGCCGAACGGTTTCAAACTTGACCGGTATCCAGACGACTTGTCGTTCATCACCGGCCACATTCACAAGCAACAGCAGTTCGGCAAGGTATGGTGCGTCGGTACGCCGCGTCACTTGACGAAATCCGATATAGGCGAAGTCAAAGGCGTAAACGCTTTGAATCTCACGAATGGCGTTACACTGTTCTCGCCGACGCCGGAAGATGTGTTCGAGTCGTTCAAATCGATCGTCCTCGAAGAATCACCTACGTTTGACGAGAAGGTGATAAAAGACATTAAGGACTCGACCAAGGTGTACATCGAGATCAAAGGCTCTCGCGACTTCTGTAAGAAAATCGCTCGACTGATTCCGTCTCTGTGCAAGGTTCGGTCGACGTACACTGATCTTGAAAGAACGGCCACGGTTAAAGAATCCGAAGGCATTCCGAAGACATTCGCGAAGTTTTCGGACGAGTATTTCAAGACGCACAATGTGCCGGACCACGTCAAGAAAGCTATTTTGGACAAAGTGTTTAAGAGATGTCCGTCTTTAAAGGATGGTGTACGATGAGCGACGTCAAAGCTACCGTAGAAGAGCAGCTGCAGCTGTTAAAAGGCATGACGGTCAGAACCGGCATGATCCACGAGGCGCAAGCCCTCCAGCTCAGAAACTGGCCTATGCTAATTCCAAGCGTATCCAAAGCAGAGGCACGCGTCGACACAGAACTGCAGACGGTCACGTTCGTGTGTAAGGCGAATAGGCTGTACTCGAACAAGAAAACAAAGTTGCTGTACAAGAACATCGGCGAGTGGGTACGCAACCTACTCTGGAACGAGACTCGCGTAGTCATCGAAATCAACGGCAAGAAGGTCTTCGACACGGCCAATTGATGATTTTCGGTATAATGAGGTATGTCGAGCGAAAAAGGCCTCCAATTATACCGACCTGACGATTACGTGACGCTTGCGAAAGCTGACCTTTCGCCGGAAGATCAAATAATTCTGACAGCTTACGTCGAAAAAGGCGGTCACCCGCTGTCACCGGTCGTGTCGACGAATATGTTCGAGTTGTTTTTGAACGGTTCGGATGCCCACGAGATCCACCGCCTCAACAGCGCGTTCCCTCTCGGCGCGATCATGGATGCCCAGATCCGTTACAAGTGGACCGCCGCCCGCGACGCGGACGCGCTCGCCCGCCAGAGCAAAATGCGAGATACCGTTATGCGGGCGCAGGTCGCTACGACTGAGCTGATGTCTGACATGCTGGTAGCGGCCAACAAGCAACACAGCGACAAGCTCAAGAAATTCATCCAGACCGGCGACGAGAAGGATTTGGATGGCGCGCTGAATATCGAATCCCTGCACAGCTTGCTAAAGATCACCGAAGGGTTGCTCAAAATTACCGGCCAAGACCGTGTGTCAAAGGTCAAGACAGAGAATACGCAGAACTTGAACGTCAGCTTGACCGGCGCCGGGCCGTCCAATGACCTTTCGGACGAAGAGGCTGGTCGAATCCTTGAGATTCTGTCTGATGCAAAGCGGAGGAAAAATGCTGAGTCCAAAAAATAGGATTCTAGTATGGCAAGTGAAAAATAAAATCTTCCAAAAGTTGTATAAATTTTTGGTATGGGCTTTCGGCATGGAAAGCGAGATCATCGATGTGCTCAATCGAGCCAGAGGCGAGATCACTGGCCTCCGTGCCGACAAGGAAAAGCTGGAGAAACAGGTTGTACTGCACGACCGTGGCACTTCCCTCGACGTACGTTCGTCACTCGCGGCTATCGATCTCGATTCGCTCGGAGAGATCATTTGGATAACGGTCGGCGACGAGCGCATGCTTAGGGCTGACGTCTTCAATCAGATACGAGACTATTACAACACTCACGGAAAAGGTCACTCGATCTTGTTGGTCACTGGCCCGAACGTGACGTTCAAGTCTCTCACGGACGGAGATTTAGAAGAAGCTGGGCTTCGCCGACTTTCGAGGCTTGAGCGCATAGGCTTACGATGAGTGTTTCCCGACCGGTCGATCCACATTTAGCTCAGACATTTCTAAAGCGCTTCACGAGCCCGAAGCACGCTAAGACGTGGATTCACAATTTCCTCGATCTGGACTTCCCGGATTCGTGGGTAGACCCAGATTCGAATTCGAGTCCGGTGCATTGGCTATACGAAACGTACAAGATGTACGAGGCCAATATGGGCCACACGTCTCCGAGCACGATCGTGATTTCCTCGCGGGAGTCGTACAAGACACTTTCAGAAGCGGCGTTCGCAATCATCATGATGGTCCAATTCGGCGCCTCGATCGCTCATATGGCCGCTATCGTACCGCAGGCGACCGCCGCGCAGAATTACATTTCCATGTTCATCGACAAGATCAAACCGTATCTGGAATACCACAAGATCGAGTTGGACTCGTCGAACGCAAAGGAAATCAGTTTAAAGCTGAATCCCGGCACGCCGGAAGAGAAACAGGCGTACATGAAGATCATCGTTTGCACCGTTACCGGCGCGAACAGTTCGCATACGAACATCTTCACGATCGACGAGATCGATACGATCCGGTCTCGCGAGCAGCTGCGCGCCTACAAAGAAGCGGAGTACATTCCTGGAGTGTTCAACGGCCAGCATCCGGTTACGATCAAAACATCGACATTGAAATTCCCTGGCGGACTATTTACCAAAGAGATGGAGAAGGCCCAGAAGTCCGGCCATCGCGTATTCCGGTGGAATATCATCGACATCACTGAGAAGTGTCAATCGGCCCGACATCTGCCGGACAAGCCAAAGCAGTTCGTGTATGTTGCTCGCAGCCTGCCGCTTCGGACCATCACGGAAATCGAATATGCGAATCTGATCGAAAAGGAAAAAGAAGGTTTCGACCGTGTCGAGGCGTACGAAGGTTGCCTCAAGTGTCCTCTTCTTCCGGTGTGCCGCACCCGTTTAGCGCACCGCTCCGAAAAGGATGTTGGCGGTTTGTGGAAGCCGATCGATTTTACAATCTCACAGTTCGACAAAGACCCGGACCTGGCCGAAGCTCAGCTGATGTGCTGGAAGCCTTCGTCCGCTGGTATGGTTTATCCCCGATTCGTCGATCTCGCCGATGGGACCGGCAACACGTACAGTCTTAAGCAGGCGTGGGAAGTTTACACCGGAGAAAAAGCGCCGACAGGCCTCGTGTTCCCGCACCTGATCGAGTTCATGCTCAGCAAAGGTATTCGGTTCTATGCCGGTGTCGATTGGGGCACCACACATGCCTTCGCGATTTCGGTGTCCGCCAAGATGCCAAATGGCGAATGGTGGTTGGTAGACGGATATTCCGTACCGCAGCTCGAATTCGCCCAGATGATGGCGCTCGCGATAGAAGTCCGGGACATGTACCGCGTCGCGCAGTGGTTCGCGGATACATCGGAGCCGATGTTCATCAAAGAATTCAAGAACGCCCGCATGCCATGCAAGAAGTTCACGAAGGATGTCTTCGGAGGCATCTCAGCTGTTCGCGGTCGGATTATCAACGCCCGCAACCGTCGGTTCTTGAAAGTCATCAAGCACGACCGAACTGAGCTGTTCATCAAGATGTTTGCGGAGCACTGCTTTAAACTGGATACCCTCGGCAATCTGACGAAGGACCCGGACGATGGTGAGTACGCAGATATCGCTGACTCAGTGCGGTATCAAGCCCAGAACCTGTACAAGATTTCCAAGATCAATACTCCCCCGCCGCCGCAGCCGGTCAACCCGTTCGAACAGTTCTTTGCACAGACTCCTACTCCGGAAAAGCACTTTCAGGATTGGCAGACCCAGAAAAGACAGGTTTTGGACGGCGGAGACACCTCCGCAGGTTTGAAGGGAAAGTCGGCTGACGGGAACGTTATATGGGACTTTGGCACCGAAGAGGGTGCCGATGATTAGCCTAATCTTCAAGGAATATAATGCCTTGAGATTTCAAAGAGGTAAATATGCACCAGAATTCAAATGATTGCCCGGACAGTATACTGAACATGATGGTCAGTATGCTTTGCTACCAGGACGGCCAAGTTACCGACAATCCGCACCAGCGTGCGTTCGATTATCGGCTCCGCCTTGAAAGCATCGGATGTAAGAACCCGTACGGCAACGAAGTCCTGATAGGCCCCGGCCAGTCGTTCTCGCTATTTTCCAGCGTCATTGCTACCGGGCTGACCGGCAGCTCGATCGTGAACATGGACCCGCAATCGCCGCCGGAGTCGATTTACCGGTTGTCGGTATCATCCGGCACGACGAATAATTTCCGCACCGGTCGCACGGTGTCTGATCTCGCAGGTTGCACGGTCACGGTCAACAACAACGCCGTCGCCGTATTCCAATTCACTGGAGCTAACTACACGAATAACAACCAGAATTTCTCGGCCAATGCTGCAATCGTAGCCGGTACGACATTGATCGCAACCGGCACGGGCGCGCCAGCTTTCAACGCGTATCAGATGACAACTGCACCGGCAAATGCTACGGCAGGCGCCGTATACCAAGATGCTCTGAACACCAATCAGCGATATACCGTCGAGCAGACGGTCTCAGGCGGTACGACCTTGATTGCTTCCGGCCCGACACCGCCCGAATCGACTTTTGCGATCACGTGCAGCCCGGCATCAGCATCCGCAGGCGCGGTTTACCAGCTGAACGGCCATCATTACCACGTCACCACCACGATTACAGGCGGTGCGTTGCTTACGGCTACTGGCTACACACAGCCGCCTGCGTCCGGCGTTTTGACGTATGTGTCCGGTACCGGTGACCCGACGATCACATATTCCTCGTTTACGCTCTCAGGCTCTCTGACACTTTTTTCTGGTACCGGCGATGGAACGATTACGTATTCAGGATACGTCCCGGTCGGATTGCTGACTCTCGACAGCGGCGTGGGCGATTCTTTGATCATTTACACGTCTGTCACGGCTGTCGGAAATCAGTACACGTTCACGGTTAACCCGGCGAATGCTTCCGTTCCGAACATCAGTACGGTGCAGGTCGGCGACATTATGCGCATCAACGGCCAGATGGGTTATGATACTCCGCCTTATGCGTTTAATCCAATAAATTCAGGCAGTTGGATCATCATCGCTGTCTCCGGAACCACAGTCCAAGCGGTTCGTCCGGCGGGAACAGCGTTCCAAGCCGTCCAAGAAACACCTCCCGGCCCAACCGTCAACGATGTGATGTTCTACGCGAACGACAAGGTCATGCCCGGTATGATGTTCCAGATTACCGGCACATTCAGCCCAGTCACCCAGCGCACATACACCGTCCTTGATTCCACTCCGAACTTCATCCAGTTCTGTTCGACGCAGCCGATTCCTAAAGAGGACGGACTGACTTTTGTGCCAGGCACTGCAACTTTTTATACAGGCGTCAAGAAAATGGTGTATGTTGAGGTTGATCAGCCATGCGCGGCCCAGTTCAATGGACAGGTCGACGTGCTGAACATGATCACACCGATCAAGCCAGGCTCAAGAAATTTGAGAGGCTTTTTAACAAAGATGGGCGAAACGTACAGCTGTACGGTCGTCAACACTTCGGTGAATCAGGCGCACGTTAAGTTTTTTACAGTCGAGTAAGGTGACGAATGGCCAACGAAGAAGGCAAGAAAAAGCGGTACCAACAGAGACAAGAAATTGTCGCGTTGGACCCCAACGCTTTGAAGTTACTCAAAGCGGAAGCTGACGCTCGCCAGAAATCCAACGATGAAGAAGAAGTCACTCCGGCGGATACCGGCGTGTTGGGCGAGATCGTAAAATCGATCAAAGCTCAGAACGCGATGCAGGCGGCCCAACTGGAGCGAATGTCGTTCCAGGTCGACCCGAACGCGAACTACTCCGGCGCTCTCGGTTTTTACAAGCTCAAGCAGAACTTAACTCCTGATCATATCATCAAACGGATCTGCGGTCCGGGCGGCGACGAACTCGTTAACGAGATTCTCCAAGCTCGCTCGAATCACATCTCGTCCTTCGGTCGGCCACGTACCGATCGTTTCAGTGTAGGCTTTGAATTCCAAGACATGGACAAGAACGCCAAGCGTTCGGAAGAAGATCAGCGGAAGATCCAAGAAATGATCGATGCCGCTAAGAAGACCTTCTGGCAATGCGGTCGCGGTACGCTCGAAGGCGAACTCGACCAAGTAAACCTGTCTCAATTCTTAAAGCTGGTGACCCGCGATGGACTTGGATTCGGACGCCTAGCTACTGAAAGAGTTTGGTGGACCAATCCAAAAACTGGCAAGAAAGAGCTGTACGCATGGCGCGCAGCCGATGCCGGAACAATGCTCAAGATTCTGCCGCAGAAAGAGCACGATCAATCTCTCCGCCAAGAAGCTATTCGTCAGTTGCAACAGATCAAAAACAAAAAGATCGACATCGAGAAGTACAAGAAAGATGAGTACCGCTACGTTCAGGTTATCGAAGGTAAACCTATTCAGACATTCACTGAAGAGGAAATGGTCATCTACAATTTGTATCCGACGACCGGCATCGAATACAACGGTTACCCCCTGACCCCGATCGATCAAGCCCTTAACGCAATCACGACTCACATCAACATCACGGTCCATAACAAACTGTACTTTCAGCACGGTCGCGCATCCAAAGGGATGTTGGTATTCCAGTCGGATTCTATGGACGAGGCAGCTGCCCAGCGCATTCGCCTACAGTTCCATCAGTCTATCAACTCCGTCCAGAACTCGTGGCGCATGCCGGTGTTCGCGATCGGGTCTGAGGACAAACTGACTTGGGAAGCAATCGACAACTCAGGCCGCGATGCAGAGTTCCAATACCTCATGGACAACAATGCTCGGGTGATCTTGTCGGCGTTCCAGATGTCGCCGGAAGAATTGCCGGGTTACGCCCACCTCGCTCGCGGAACGAACACGCAGGCTCTCTCGGAATCTGACAATGAATGGAAGCTCACCGCAGCCCGCGACGTTGGTTTACGTCCTCTGCTAAGCGACATTCAAGATTTCTTGAACACGCACATTCTCCCGTTCGTCGACGCGGAACTCGCGAAGACGCACCAGATCGTGTTAACTGGTCTCGACAAGGATTCTCCGGAAAAAGAGAATACCCGCCTGCAGCAAGATATGGCCGTTCACATGAACTACAACGAAGTCATGGAACAGGTCGAGAAGAACCCGATCCCGGTCGAACTGGGCGGCGACTTCCCTCTCAATCCTCAGTACCAAGCAGTCGCGGATAAGTACCTCACGGTCGGCCAGATCCTGGAGAATTTCTTCAAGGTCAAAGGCGCCGCATCCGATCCTCGTTATCAGTACATCCGTGATCCGTTCTGGTTCCAGAACAAACAGCTCATCCTCCAGGAAGCTCAGATCGCGATGCAGCAGTCCATGCAAGCTCAACAGATGATGCAACAGCAAGCGCTGGCCGAGCAAGGTATCGCGACCGATGAGAACGGCAACCCCGTTCAGCCCGGTGACGATGACGACAAAGGCGGCGGAGATGACTCCGGCGGAGACGATGATTCGGGCGGAGACGACTCCGGCGGCGGAGATCAGCCTCCGGAACAGACATCCAAGGCGGAGAAAGCGATCGACATCGTGAAAGAAATCACTGCCAAGAACGTGGCCTGGTCGGCGAACAACTACGTCGTCCTCGAAAAGGCCATCCGCAACAATCACAACAGAATCTCGCGACAGCTCCTGAAGCGTCACAATGAACTTGTGACGGCCACGATGGATAACTGGAAGCGCCAGTCCGCGAAGGAACTGGCAGCCATGGGCAAAGCGCTCAAAGACGGTAAGAAGAAGGGGAGCTGATGAAGCTCACCGACGCCCAGCGGAATGTCATCATCGAACGCATTGAGTCTCTCTTCGAGGGGACCAAAGCGCGCCTGTTAGGGTCGATGTTCAAAGGCCCGAAGCTATACTTCGAAGTCGTCCGTCGGTCGGACCCTCTGCATACTATCGAAGGCTTGTACAATTTCACGCTGAAGACCATGTACGGCGCGACTGCCGAGCCGAACAAGAAAAATATCGAACATCTAGCTGAAATAACTGGGAATTATATGGATTCCCAGCAGCTGAAGATCAAGAATCACATCTTGGCGGACGTGGCCAAGGCTAAAACGCCGTCAGAAGCGATCCGCTCGATACGCGGTCACTTCGAGCAGGCCGGGAAGTACGTCGATCTGCTAGTATCGAACGAAACCCGCATCGTTCAGACGTACGCCTCGCGCGAAGGTATCGGCAAACTGGCGTCGGACATCGGAGTGAAAGACCCGACCGTCGTATTCCTAGGCGTTTGCGACCATAAAATCTGTAAGTATTGCAAGAGCATGTACCACGACTCTGCGGCGATCCGCAAGCCGAAGCCGTATAAGCTGTCTCAGGTACAGGAAGGGTATTTCAAGCCGAAGGATTGGGACGGGAAGACGCCGCACCAGGCTCCGCTACATCCGCGTTGCCGACACGTAATGAGCTTCGTGCCGCCGAACTTCGGGTTCAACGACGCAGGCGTGATCGAGTTCAAGGAATTCGGCTACGATTACCACAAAGAGTACTGGAAGCTGAAGAAAGCCGAGGAACTGCCGCCTGACTCAACACCCATGGCGAGTTTCCTGAGTTACGACGAGTACTTGGAGATGAATATCATCCACGAAGCTGAACATCTACACGATGAGTTCTGCACGCACGATTAGCCTAATCTTCTAATAGATATACATACTTGGTGGTCACTTTGGGTCTGAAGATTGACGGTATCGCGACATCTGAACACATTGATTCGTCCGGTGAATTGCTCATCGTCGAGAATCATGACATCTCCGATCTTGTGTCGGGCAAAGGCGTCATGAATTGGGAGCACTCCAATAAGTCCGATGACACGATTGGAGCAATCATCTACGCCAAGAAAATTCTCAAGAAGACCGACTGCGAGAACGACCGCCAGCGAAAATACTGGAATACCGTCAACAAGCCGTTCGTTTACATCATAGGCGAGCTGTACGATGACGAGGAACATTCAGGTGCGCTTGCCGTCGCCGCCATGATCCGGTACTACGCCAAGAAATCTGAGAATCTCCTGACAGGCTTCTCCATCGAAGGCGCCACGCTCGAACGGGATGATTATATCCTGAAAGAGTCTGTCGGTCGCCGGGTAGCCGTCACCCTCCGCCCGTGCAATAAGACTGCAATCGCTGGGTTGCTGGAAGATCCAAAAACGAAAGATATCGCTAAGTCGATCGAGGCAATGATGGCCCGCGTCGATGGCAGCCTCGTCGAAATCGACTCGGTCATCCTCGACGATATGTTCATGCCGAAGGACCCGATTCTCGACCTACATAAGGCCGTCGAAAGTCTCGCGAAGTCGATCGAAGCGGGCATGTACAATGTCACTCCGTCGCAGTTGATCGGCCAAGCCGCACTTACCCGCGAGCACATCAGCGGATTCCAGCGGAACCGTGTTAAAGCTGCCGTCCGCGATTGGGACCGCAAACGTCCTCTCAAGGAAGTTCTGAAGAGCGCTCTACCGGAAGTGTCTGACGATTACATCGGACATTTCGAGAAGTTGGCCGAAGAATTGGCACTCAAGAAAAACATGCCATCCACGAAATTAACTCGCGTTGGGGCTAGACATTCGCCAAATCAACATCAAAATGAAGACCAACAGAAGTTGATCGAAGGCTTGTACTTCGACCCGAAGAGAAAGTTCGGCGGTAAAGATTTTGATCCTGGCCACACCGGCTATCAAACCGCGATCACGAAGCATAAAAATGACGCAGGCGCGAACGTGTTGGTCAAACAGCCCACGGGCAAATGGGCAGAGAACGCCACTCATTACTACGAGAACGCTCGCGATGTTTTTGGAATGGGCAATCACGTACCGGTTACGAATTATTTCAAGCCGCCCAAAGGATCTCAGAAATGGGATATGACTACCGATACTACGGATCGTCAGCCTGAAGGCCTGCATCATCAAGCGATGGAACTTGTCGATAAAGCCAAATCGCCAATGACCATGAACGACAAAGACCTGGCTAAACCGTTGCAAAGAGCATATGATAACGGAGACTTGAACAAACTCATGATGATGGATCAGATTCTAGGCGGAGCGTCGGATAGACACCACGGAAACTATCTGATTCATCCTAAAGGCCACGTTATGAACATCGACAACGATCAGGCTTTTTCTTACAATATACCGGCTCCGACACCGGCGTACATGTATCAGCACATCGATCAGCCGATACACCCGGAAGCGTCAAAATGGATAAAAGGAATTGATCCAAAAGCGTTGATCGGGAAGATGGCGGACCAAGGTCGTTCACCGGAAGAAATAAAATCCGCCGCTATGATTCTTAAACTGCATCAGAAATACGCCGACAAGCCTATGACAGGACGCCAACTGTGGGACACTATAGGCAATCATGCTACGGCAGTTCGTCGTGAAGAGCAGCGCAAGAAGAAGGTAGCATGAAAGTCTACGTAATCAAATCAGATCATTCCGAAGTGCCGTTAGCCGAAGTCCGCACGGACGGCGATACGGCCCACTTCGTAGTCGACAATACAAACGGAAAACTGCCCCAGATGGTCCAGAGCAGTCTGCCAAAATTACGTGCGATTTGCGACAATTCTTCGCATATGCACATGGAAGAGCCGAAAACAGCGACCGTCAATCTTCTGCGGTACGTTATGGACAACGGTGATGTGGTCGAGATTACGTCGGACGGCCATACCGTCATGCTCAACGGACACCTCCTGCCGCAAGAAGAGAAGGATGCGTTGTTCAACGCCTTTACGCGTGGCGAAATCAAAGTCGCTCGTAAGACCGATGTACAGCAGGCATTGCCGGTCCTCCCGTCGAATCCGCCGTCGGAGTACGCTAAGCCGCAGAGCAAGATGAATCCGACAGTGCTTGGCATGATAGAAGATGACCAAGACAAAAAAGATACCGCCCGTGAGATGGCCACTCGCGACTATGATCCGGCCATTGACGATGCCGAGCTGTCTGATGTAGAAGATGCTGATTGGACGAAAGAATTGATGCGCTGGCTCAAATACGGTGACAAAAATGAATGACGAAAAGAAATTAGCACCAGACGTACCGGCTGACACACTCCACGCTCACGTGGAGCGCCATATGGCATTACCGGAAGAGTCTCAGTCAGACAATGACAACGAAGACTTCGCGGCTGAAGTCGCCTCGCATCCGAACCTTGCGCCGCATTCCATTGAGAAGCTGTACAACCACGTGATGAAGCCTGTATCTGCCAATTCTACGACGGCGGCCACTGGCGAAGCAGAGCCGATGTCGAATGTGATCGTCGGTAATCTGCTTAGAAATCCTAACGCACCGCAGAATATCAAACAGGACTTTGCGCTCAAGACGTTTCATCCCGACAATCCGTCGTCCGATCTGCACGAAGAGTTGGCTGATTCCGGCATTCTGAACGAACAGCAATTGAAAGGCATGTCCGAGCAGGTTTTGAAAGCTGGCAAAGAGCCACACGCATACAAGCACCTTGGCCCGAATTACTACATGAAGTATTTTCGAGGCCGGTCGCAGCAGGACCCCAACGAACTCGACGAGGACGGGAAGGAACAGCATTCTCGCGAGATGGAGCTGGGAGAAAAAGGGTTAGTTAACTCGTCTAGGCACACGCCGGAGACATTGGATCAGACGATCGACGCGTTTTCGGCTTCGAAACATGACCCGCACGGCCTTATCGAAAAATTGGTTAACAATAGAGAAGACTTGTCTAAAGACCAATTGAATAAGATCCATCAATGGTATGATTCCAACAAAAATGAAAAGAGCAACGCCTACAACGACGACTATTATCATAGGCAGCGCATCGATAGCTTGCTAGAGCATAAGAATGTCGATCCAGCGTTGCTTGCCAAATATGCTGTAGGCAAACGGGTCAGCACAGAAGCTCTCAAAAATCCACGCCTGCCGCAGGAATCGATCAACGGTATCATAAAACGTATAAAAGATCCCAACGAATGGGACACTCGGAACAGGGTAGAAAGTCTTCTCGAAAATCCGTCTATATCGAAAGACCAGGTTCGCGCATTGATTCAGAAGGGTTCCAATAAAGCCATCAAGCATCCTCTGGCCGACGAAGCCGCTGTCCGCGACTATTGGCAGAAAGGTTCAAAGGACCTAGACTCATCCCGCGATATCTTGCAAGCGAAGAATTTACCGCCAGACGTGTTAAAAGAGCTTGTCAATCACAAGAATCAGGAAGTCGCCGTCAAAGCTCTCAACCATCCCAGAGCGGACATGGACGTGGTCAACGAAGGTCTCAAACGCCGGGCAAAGACCGTACAGGATGCCGCACGGCTACATCCGCTTGTAGCCGAGCAACAGGTCAAAGAAGGTTTGAAATCGGGCGCGACATCTCTCGCGAACGTGTACACAGATCCGAAATTCGAAGCGCAGTTCGACAAGCTCCCGAAGGTGGACCAGGAAGCGATCTTCAATAAGGCACACGAGAAGTACCAAGGTACCAACCTCGCCGAGTTGGCCAAGAAGACCAAGGAACGTTCTGAAAACGTCATCAACAGCAAGATGAACCTGGCCATGGACGAGCGCGTCCCGGCAGCCATCCGCGAAGCGCATGGTAAAGACATTGCCAATATGTTCGAGGATCAGGTCCCGAAGAATCAGATGCTGGTCCAACGCACGACCGACGTGATGAGCAAAAATCACCCGGACGACAATTCTCGTCTGGTGACGGCCATTTCACATCTTGCGATCAACGGCAACAAAGATGCCCAGAGAGCGATTCTCAATAATCCTGGCTATCTCTCGGAAGTTCAATCCAATCTGGACTTGAAAGACGCCGAACCAGATTTCCTGGAAAGCGTATATCGCAAAAGACAGGAGAATCAGGCCAATAACGTACAACTGTACGATCGCGTCGGACACCCGGAATTGTTCGATAAATCCGGCCACACGCTCAGACGTGTTTTCGAAGCTCCCAACTTGCCGTCTAATGTGTTCGACGAGATTGCTCGGAACGGACAACAGATGGACCAGATCGGTGCCGGAGACTATTTCAAAAGATACAATGATCTGCCTGAAGACCAACAGAATCAGAAATACGAGCACATTCTAAATTCCGGTTCGCAAAAGGCAGCCATTTCAGTCGTCCGCGCTAAAGCGCCTCCGGCATCTTGGGACCGTGCATTCAACATGCTGACCCCAGACAATAAGCAACGTCTGATCAAAGACGAAGTCGATCACGTGAAAAGTCATAGGCCGGACGTTTTCCACAATGCCGTGCTGGGCATGTACAATGATCCGGCAGACGCAGATCGTCCTGGCATGAGCAGATACGAGAGCTATCAAGCGAAAGCCGTTAGCAAATTAGATCCGGAATCGCCGAATGACCGCTCGGTACTTGAACAGCTGATCTCAATCCCAGAGGCTCAGCCAGGGCATATGCCAGACGAAGGATTGCTGGATAATATCCCAGAGAAAATGTACAGCAAGCCCGGTGACGATTCTCTGATTGACCATGCAGCAGCTTCCGGTAAAGGTCCTCTGGCATACAATATGCTTGCCCGGAAGATGAACACTCTCAGTCGTGAGGCGTACGTCGGCAGTTACGAATCGGAAGATAAGAAAGCAGCAGCCAGACAGAAAGCTGAAGACCTTGTTACTTACTTGCACGGACGTGTTGCGTCGATGCCATCTTTCAGCGACGCGGATACAGATAATCCGACCGCCGAGAATTGGTACTCACTGATGACTCGTCAGAAGCAAGGGTACCACGACGATCGGTTCATGGGAGCTTTGAAAAAAGCAGGTGCGAACCTCGATTTCTTGGCCGACATGCCCGGCAAGGACGGCGAACTCGTAAAACGCCAGGCGCTCACGGACAACCTTCTGTCTACGCAGAAGCTGCAAGAAATGTCGCAGGCCAATTCTGTGAAAGATATTCTGGCCATCGGCAGTCCAAAGTTACGTCAGCAATCTTTGGATTCTTGGGTCGTCCAAGGAAATCATACGCCCGAAGATTTAGAACACCTTGCCAACAAAGTTGACGCATCGGTGCTCAATCCGGAGTCGTTCGAACACGGTCGCCGTAAGTCCATGGGCGAAGAGGCTGTCAACGTATTTAATTCCCGCATCAACAACTTGATAGACTTGTACAGGACAAAGAGTCCAGACAGTCTCACGCATGTGATCAACAATGCTCTGCAAGTCAGCCGCTCTGACGACGATCTCACCCAAGAAGATGGCCGCCGCATCGTAAAAAATATCTTGAATCACGTCAACGGCGCAGCATACGGTTCGCCGGAAGAGAAAGCGTCCACGCTCCTGAGCACGTACATGGCTCTCAAAAAACGAGAGATGGCGCCCGCCAATATGGGCAAGCAAATAGAGCGTGCTGCCGTAGAAGGTAAAGACTACGACACGATGATTAAGCTGTCGGATCACAAGATGCTTTCCGAAGAGGGCATAAGCTCTTTGATGAAAGCCGCCGCGCAGCCACAGACGCTCAATTCGCGCCAGATCGCAGGCGTATCCTCGATGCTCACTTCGAATACTCCGCCTAGCGCTGTACTTGACACCGCCAAGGCCTTCGAGAACAAAACGGCGCAGGAAGTGGCCGAAGGTAAACGCCCTTCGCCCGCCGACCGAACGAAGTTGATGAGGAATCTGTTCGGCACGTTCAGCCCCAGTGAGTCCGGCCCGGAAGAAGTTCAGAAGAACGAGTTTTTAGTCAACTACATGAAAAAACAAGCGCTGGACCCGGCAGTCTCCAGATACGCCAATACGCATTTGGCAAACATGTCTGTGCAGTTGGCAGAAGCTGGCGACGAAGATCAAGGCATCAGTCTATGGGAACAATTGCCGAATCAGTTGACAGATTTCGACGGCAACTATCCTGACATACAAGGTGCTATCCCGTCAAAAATGCTCAACGACCCTCGTTTCATTGAGGCCTGCGGATCGGGATGGAAACTTTCGTCCCTGGCCATAAACGCCGATAGGCTCACAGGTGCGAATGCCTCTACCCTCACGAATCGTGCGTTGGCCGCCGAGCCATACACTGTTGACCACCAGCAGTTGTTCCGAAATTTTGAAAATAACGAGTTCGTGGCACCAGAAGATTCTGTCAAGTTGGCGCGCAGCATGCCCGATGACAAGTTCAATTCTCTCACTCGCGAGCTTGGCCAGTCCATGGCAGGCAATCTGATATATGCTGCCCATGCCAGGATTAGAGATGTCGACGCGCTTGTAAAAGATCCGAATCTGGCTGCCCCGAACGCGCCGTTTATGGGAGCTGAACACCGCAACAAGATTCTGACAAATCTTGATGCATATGCCACTGCCATCAAAAACGCTGATGTTGAAGAAGAAACGCCGAATTTGAAGGACAAACTTGGCAAAGTGTCCGAAATGATTGGTACGATCCACGGCCACTTGAAGACGATCGCCAATCATATGCGTTTGCAGGCGCCAGACCAGGTAGACAATATTGAATTTGCTAGGGATCACGCCGCGATGCTGACTACGCTCAGTAAAATCGCTACCACTAATCTGCAATTAGACCGCGACGATGCACTCAAAGTTATGGATATGGTAAAAGAATACCACTCTGTTCAGCAGGCAGCCGGTAAAGAACCTATGCCAGAGAAGACGTATCCTGCCACAAAGGGCCTCGTCGCCCGCGCCGAAAATTTCGAGGAGCAGGATTGGCGGGAAATGTTCAAGGCCGACCCACACGCAATTTACGCGCTGAGCGACCGAGCCACTATCCCTACTGAAGCCTTGAACGCCGCCGAGATCACCAAGATCGAAAAGTCTCGCAACAAAGACGAGAATCGAGCCAAGACCTTGTTCGTTAAGACGTCCAAGGATTGGTTCTCGAAGATGTCGAAGGAAGACGTTGCTCACCACGGCAAGGATCTTCTGCATCTGTACATCAAGCTGAAAAATGCCGATGAAATCTTCCATAACGATTACACGTATGCGATGGAAGAGGGCATGAAGTACATGGGCGACAGTATGTCGCACAAGGAACTAACCGATCTTCTACAAGAGTCCGGCGCTTCTGACTTGCGAAACTCGTTGTTCAAGACTGCCGTCGAAAACGGTGTGGGCGGCGTAGAAAGTTTGAAAGCGTACGCCAAAGAATTCCACGACCAGATATTCTCAGGTCATTCAGATATACATGACATGGAAGCGTCGAATTTGAAGATGAAGTTAGAGCCAATCACAGCATCGCCGTACATAGATGAGGATCTCGCAGGACAAGTGTTCGATATGTACGATAGGAATAAGGGCGCCATGCACGCAGCCGCAGTTGACCTATTGGCTAATACATCAACTCCAGCGAAATCCGTGAAAAAGTTCACCGACACATTACTCCAAAATCATAAAGACGGATACAAGGACATTAATAAGAGAGCCTCTGCGAATCTGGCAAGTCAGATTATGCAGCATCCGAATGTGTCCGAGGAAGACCTTGGCGAACTTTTCGCTCTCAGCAACGAGCAGTTCCCGAAATACTTCGCTCCGTCTGGGAAGTTCAACCCGGCGCTAACGAATCCGACGTACGGCGGCAAGCTGTTCCGAGCCATGCCATTGGCTCTTCCGGAATCTCAAAAGATGGGTCCGAAAGGTGAAGGCGGTACGGTAGATGAAGGAAAGTGCCTCCGGGACATTAACTTGCAGCACAAGGATTACGAGCGCATGAAGTCGACCATGGCCATGATACCTGCCGAGGGTATGGCCTGGGCCGAGTTCAAGCGCAAGTTCCCGGCAGAAGAAAAATCTCTGCCGCCTTCCGTCAAAGCTGTGTTCACGTCAGCTCAGAACAAACCGGTCATGCCTGAGCAATTCGCGCAAGCTATGCGTTCGCTGGATGATAATTCCAAGAAGTACCACCTGACGTATTCGGAATGGGGATCTGGCCTGCAGCGTCATAACCCTCCTGGCCGCCCGAACTTGGTTGTTCAAGTAAACAATTCCGAGGCTTCCGAGAAGGAACTTTCGCAGGACCCTAAACTTTGGTCGTTGTACCAGCATCTACTCCAACAAACGAACGGCATTTCGAATGGTTCGATCGGCATGCATCCGACTACCCCGCACATGGTTTCCTGGTCGCGCGTCGACACTGATCAGCAGACGAAAGGTAAGAACGCATGGGCGATCGAAGAGTACCAATCTGACTTTGCTCAGAAGTTCCGCCGCAACTTGAAAGCTCTGGCCAGCAAGTTCCCGTCCGGAACGAAGCTGAGCGGCCAGCATGTAACCGCCGAGGACATGAAAAAGTACGCGAAGACGATCGACAATCACCTTTCGGACTGGACGGAAGCATCCATGCAGGCGGTGATCGACAACGCGAAGGCGCAAGGCGTCACGCATTTGTACATGCACGGTGCCGAGATGCGCGGGTACATGTCGAACGGCGGGCGCTACAGCCGCGAGTTCTGGGATAATCCGAACACCAAACCGTTCACGGTTGGGTTCCGGAAGATTTACGGCGAAAATCCTGCAAAATTTGGCTTCAAGGAATGCGACTATACGGATTACCCGAAGCATAACAAGGACATGCTCAACAATTTGAAGAAAAACAAGCTGTCCACGAAGTGCTGGGTTCTTGAGCTGCAGCCTCCGGCGCCCAAGAAGAAAAAAGCCTAACCTTTCAGTCTATGAATATAGATATCGATTCCTTTTCAGCCGAAGTGACCCAAGAACTGGCCATGTCGCCGCTGGAAAAGGCTCTCCCGCCAAAGCTAAGGTATCGTTTTTACAAGTGGTTGAAGCAATATCGACATTTGCCAATGCAGCAAGCAAAACCGTCGATGGTCAACAAAACGATCCAGGCAGCTTTCGAGCACATGTCGGCCATCAAAGAGTTGAAAAAGAACGAATGCATGGTATCTGCTTTCGAAAACGGCGCGATCCGAATGGACTTCGGCGAAGAAGTCGACCCGAAGATTAAGAAAGCCGCAATGCAGTGGGCCAAGAAAAAAGGGCTCAAGACGATCGAGGCTTCCATAGAAAAATCGGTCGCAGCTCCGTCATATGTGATCTGTGGACTGTCAGAACCGCCTAAAGGCGTCTGCGTCGATTACATCAAATACTCTCTCTAAAAATTTTTTAGTCAACCAAATCAATAAGTTAACCATTTTGGTCAACTATTGGTACCTAATCGTATGGTCTGTAGAACGAACGTTCAATCCTTAATAGGAGGATAAGATATGAGTGCTTTCACCGCCCAGGCAAAAGTCAGAGAACTGACGCAGCGACTTCAGTTGCTGATGCCGACTGCTACGATTACGCAGGCGCTTGACGCCAATGGTTATCCGGCAATCAACGTGGCCTACAACACGGCTGTTGCCCAGACCAAAGTTCTGCAAGATCCCGCCCAGTCCGCAACCGATCCGATGATCGGCGGCGTTCCCGGTCCGGCATATCGCGTGAACGGCCTCGGTCTTGCTCAGACTGCTTACAGCCCGCACGTCATCGAATTGCTGCAAGACAGCGATCAGACCGACGCGGACAGTCAGTCGTTGAAAGCTCGATTGCATCAAGCTCTCGGAAAGATGGGACTCAAGATTTTCATCAGTCAAGCTACGCAAGCTACGATTTTGGCGGCTCCAATCGCCTCTTTCGATGCTACTTTCGCAGCTGCGACTCCGTTGATCTCGATTCCGTCCGACGAAATCAATCCTCTTATCCAGAGTTCGTAATAGGGCTCTAACTAAGAAAGGGAATTGGAACATGAATAAGCCAAAATGGACTGACCAAGACGTACAGAGCATCCTTGACAGCGTTGAAGAAACGATTGCCAAGGCCGAAGCTCTTGCGAAGGCAGATCCGGCTGATCCAGATCCGAAGGACGATAAAAATGCGCCTCCGGATCAGTCAGCTGCACCGGCTTCTTCTGACGCGCCGCCTTCCGGCGACGCTCCTCCTGCAGATGGTTCGGCAGACGGCTCTCAGCCGCCTCCGGACGGTTCGCAACCTCCGATGGACGGCTCTCAGCCGCCCGCAGAAGGCCAAGAACAACAACTTGCAGCCGAAGGACAACCTGGTGAAGACCAGCCCCTGTCTGACGAAGAGCTGGCTCAGATTTACGGATCGATGCCGCCCGACGAACTTGAGAGACATTACTCGATCATCCGACAGCAGCTCCAAGCTGCCTACAGCCAAGATCAAGGTGCCGCTCCTGCTGCTCCTGAGTCTGCTGCTCCTCCCGCTCCTGCTGCACCGGCACCGCAAGGTCCGCCGCAAGAGATGGGCAAGTCGGAGAAAGATGTGATCGCTGCTCTCGAAAAGCGCGTGGCACAAGCCGAAGAAGCCAATCAAATGGTTGTGAAGGCTTTCGAAGCCCTCGCAAAACCGGCCCGCAAGTCGATTACCGAGATTCAGGTCATGAACAAGACCGAAATCGATAACTCGCAGCAAACCGGCCCGATGACGGTCGAGCAAGTCAAAGAGAAAGCCCGCAAGCTCTCTCCGGCCAAGCTCGAAAAGTCGGAACGTGACCTGATAAACCGCCTCTTCATCTCAGGTGAAGGTGCAGAAGAAGTTGAACGAATTATCCACTCTAAGGGAGGGAAATAATAATGGACGATCTAGTCAAGACTCTTGAGAGTCTCGTGAAAACCTTGGAGGCCGGTAACTACAACGTAGCGCCGTCGCAGTTGGTCCAAGGATCAGCACTCCAGATCGAAAACCTTGAGCCTGTGATGCACAATGTGACGTTTGACGACAGTCACATCAAGCTTCAGAAGCTCTTCTCGGTGAAGAAAGCCAAGTCATTGCTTGTGCAGTTCAACCGCCAGCTGTCTTATGGACGGTTCGGTGGAACAGCGCAGCGTGAAGGCGCGGTTGGCGACTTGAACGTCGGCGACTATATCCGGGCTACGGTTCCGATGTGTTTCTACTCTTGTGTTGAGCGCGTAACGATCGCGGCCAACATGGTTGAGACCATCGACGGCAAGAAAGCCGAAGACCGTGAGGCAGATAACGCCGCAATCAAATTGTCGGCGGACATCGAGTTCGACTCTTTCAAAGGAAAAGCCGATTTCTCGAACAACGGCGTTTTCGACGGCAACCCGGCCCTCATGCCGGAACTTCCGAGCATGCTCGGTCTCGACTCGCAAGTTCGCATGTCAGACATCCTCGTTTCGACGCAGGATCTGATGTTCGCATCTTACGGATCGAACAAGTCGGTCGTTCTCTCGCAGAACGGTTCGCTTGATCAGCCGATCATCGAATCCGCAGCTCTCCGCAGCCGCATGAACATGGGTAAAGCAGAAACCATGTTCGTTGACCCGGTCATTCTGTCCGGTTACAACACCTCGGTCGCTCTCGGTACGGGCGTGAACTCGATCCAACGGATCGTGCTCGCAGGCTCCGCACAAGACGCTACCGGTGCTGACCTTCGCAGACAGTGGGTCTCGAACGGAACAGTCGGTCTCGAAGACTCGCGCTTCTTGTCCGGCAAAACCTCGCCTCTTCGCGCAATGATCGGCAGCCCGCTCCCGCCCGCAACTGCGGTCGGCACGCCCTCCGGCTCCGGCGCTCTCATCCCCGCTGGCACGTATGTGTACGGTGTGACGGCTGAGAACGAACGCGGTGAAGGCGTCGAGATGTTCTCGGCATCTGTTGTGGTCGCAGCTGGCCAGCAAGTGGCTCTCGTGATCGCAGGCGTTGCAGGCGCTTCGCTCTACAACGTGTATCGCGGCACTTCGGCCTCGAACGCTTACTACATCGGTCGCATCGCTGCGAACGGTTCCGCAAGCGTGACCTTCACCGATCTCGGCAACAAGTCGCCGGGCTTCGTGACCGGTTACCTCGTCCAGAAGGACACTTGGGGATTCCACGAGTTGGCTCCGTACTCACGTATGAAGCTCGCAATCGCGGACTTGAGCGTTCCGGAAGCGCACTTCCGCTTCCTGACTCTCGCAGGCTACCAGCCTCGCAAGAACGTCATCGTCGACAACTTGTTCTAATAGAGCAAGGTAAAAGAAAGAATTCGAAAAGACCCGGCCAAAAGCCGGGTTTTTCATTTTAAGCGGCTTTTCGTGATACGACGCGACGCGCCTTAAAGTCCACTACAATCAGTTCGCCGGTTTTCGACGGAACGGTGATGTCGAACGAGTGGTCGCGGATCACGAACCACCGCTTACCGCCGACCACACCGACGAATGAACATCGGAAGCCGGAAAACCCCGGCGCGATCTTCCGGACCTGCCGGATAAGTTCGTTGTTCTCGCGGGTCACTTCGATCTTGTGGGATTTTATGCCGTACAGCATCATCTCCTCGACGATTAGATACGCCTCGTCGATAGCAGTATTGAGCATCATGCGGCCTCCTTCAATTTTTCTTGATCTTGTTTCTTGCGCGCCTTCTCAGCTTCTTTGCCCAGGTATATTAGGTACCTAGTTTTACACCAATCTTCCAGATCGTCCAGTATCAAGCTGCGCTTACCGGCGACAATGAAGTACATGCTGCCAAGGCAAATTGCCGTAAAGCGGGCCTTTTCCCATTTCGTTTCTCGCAAAAAGAAGCCTCGCTTCAAGTCTTCGAACGTCTTTTTCAAGTGTTGGCGTTTTAGAGCCATCTTGCGCTGAAAAACTATACGCTTTGCCCAACGCGGCACCTCTGGCGGCTTAGGGTCCATGGCGGCTTGGACACCGGCCCATGCCAGCACGTTGCGCCACGATTGTACAGAGTAGAATGTCCCGGTTCGCGGGCAGACGATCGGCGCCTTCTCGTGCGGGTACCATCTCCTCTGACCGTCGACTGTGAATGTTTCGAGGGCTTCGTGGACCTGCATTTCGGTGTGGATCTGACAGATCAACCGCTCAAAGAATCCTTCCGGGCATACAGGATACACGTCTTCGTAGTCGAATGCCGCACGGTGGTATACCGATATCGGCTCGCCGAACTCGGTGAAGCTGTGGAATTTATTGCCGAACTGGTCCCGCCAGTCGTGGCGCGACCCTTCCGGGTCGGTGTTTGGCACCCGCCAGGTCAAAGTCAGGATGTGTTTACCCCATCCGTTTTCGTGCAGTTCGATGTTTATACCGTACTTCTCTTTGCCAGGGAATTGACATCGATCCCACGCCCGCCTCATGTCCTCGAATATATTTCTCATGGCACTCTCCAGTGTCCATTATCTGATAGTCCACTGAAATGGTCAACTATAAAATGGTAGCCAAAAACGGTTTCTGACGTATAATGAGTCGTACAGGAGGCCAAATGAGCTATATTTCAAAGAAAGAAAAGAAACGTGTCTCAAAGCTGATCACCAACAAATTATTGGCGATGGGCGTCAAGGACGAGTTGACGATGGTCGGGTCAGGGAAGACTCGCCAATTTTATCGGAAAGACGATAAAGGCAATCTGATCACCGAGAAAGGTAAGGACGGCAAGGCTGTACCGAAGCTCTTCGACGTGGAAATGCCGATTGCAATGAACGTCCTCCGCCGGACCGTCCGCGAGCTGCGGAACCAGCCGGTGGAAGTCATCAACGCTTTTCTGAATATGCAGACCGGCCCGCAGGAGTAGAATGGCTAAGTGGAAGGAAATCGAAATCAAATGGAACGCGCGGCGAGTGCGTCGCGCTGATTTCAACAAGGCATTGAGAGCACACCTTCGCGGCAAGAAGTGGAAGCTGGTCTCGATCGCTGGTTTCGACTATTACCATATCAACGGCCCGTTCGTGCTCAGGCACCGGCATGGTGCGTCAACTAACGAGCTGACAGTCAAAGCCCGTACCTCAAATCAGTCGACTACCGTCCGGAAAGAAGTGAACGTCAAGTTGCCGCCAGACGCGTCGCCTATGCTCGTCCGCGAGATGATGGTCGAACTCGGCTTCAGTAAGATCCTGCCGATCTACAAGGACTGCGACATCTACTTCGTGAAAGACGGCAAGTACATAGTCGACATCGTGTGGTACCGCGCATCATGCAACGGCGAGCGCCGCATGGACCTGATCGAGGTAGAGATCCACAATGCCCCGATTAAAACATCGATCGAAATGCTGAACAAATGGAAGAAATTCCTTTCAGAGAACTTCGGCTTGACCGACTCCGATATCATCAACGATTCCCTATATGAAATCTACTCTGGCAAACGCTACAGGATGAGCAAATCATGACGCAAGAAGAAGCCGTTCAACGATTGACCGACGTCATGTTACCTCTGATCGAAAACCGCACCCGCGATGAAGGCGAATTCGAAGGTCTTTTCGCGGCAGCGGCGGACAAATTGACCAAAGAAGAGCTGTCTGCTATACTGTGTTTCGTGATAGCCGACTACGAGATTTTCTTCGACGTGTTCGAAAAGGCGGCGGAGAACTCGATACTTAAAGGCTTGAGGAGTCGCAGTGCTTAACATGCAAGTTACCTTGCAGCCGAGAATAGAGTCAGATTACACAGGTTTATCCGCACACATGCTCGATCGCATGTCTCCGTACGCGATCTTCGCTTCCAACAGAATGAAAAGCCAGACGGCCAATGCCTACCTCGCGTACATGGACTTCATCATGGAAGACCTGATCCGGCAAGACGAAAAGGCGCCGGTCATGAACACATTCGAAATGATGTTTCGCATCGAAAGCGCTTCAAGGCGGCTCCCAAAGAGAGAGTACGGGGTCAAAGACACGTTCAGCGGCAGGATGCGAGCGGACATCGAAGCGAGACGCTTCGCTTTGGAACACACGTTCGATCTGGCCATCTCCTACCGACGTTTTGAAGGATGCGTGCCGTTCTCGCACGACGAGGAAACGTTGAAAAGATTCCGCAATCAGACGATTGTGTCTCATCTTAAGTCACTATCCGAGAATCTTTGACACCTGACCATAAGTTCGATATACTGATTCAAATGGAGGAACTTATGAACACAATTTTTCAAATCGCAGTGATCGTGATCGCGGGTTATGTCGCAATCGAAATCGCCACGGCCATCTACATCTACCGGAACCGTAGGACTTTGGTCCCGCGAATACGCAGTCTTCTGCGCAGCATCCTCGGCTTGGATGTCGATCGCGTTGCAGTCGATAGCGCTCTGGACGTATTGCATCGCAAGGTCAATTACATCGGTCGTCACACCCAGTTCGAGCGCCAGCAGCTGCGTCAGATGGGCATCTTGAAAGATGATAACGTTTTGCCCTTGCGCAGACAACAGTAAGCTGGTATCTTTCCTCTACGGAGGCAGAATGTCCAAAGTCGTTGATAATGTGATCGGAGGCGTCCTAGTGGTTGTGGCACTAGGACTCATTTTTTCGATGCAGCTTGATCTAGTCAATCGAGGTGCGTATTCGGCACCGACTCCGTCTGCAACGCCTACCATTTCACAAGTGGAACAAGTTCTGTTGGACGCGATGCACCACACGACGGATGCTGAAGCAATCATCGCTGGATGCTCTTCCGCTGCCTTACGCGACGATCGCCTCGCAGCGGGACAACTACGCACCAACGGTCAGCTGTGCGTTCATCTGACCGGCACGTTACAGCTTAAAACGTATCTTGGTTTGAATGGTACATGTCAGACCAAGGATTACCAATGCATGTTTGCGTCCGGCGTGGCATTTGTGTTGGTGTACACGCGCAACGTGCCGCAGAACGCCGAAGAGATGAAGGCCTTGGAAGGCCAGATCGATTTTGATTACAAAAGTTGGCTTGAAAACAGAAAACGAAAGGATCAATAAATGAACATGACTTCTGCGAGCACTGGCTCATTCGACAATTTGCCGACCGCCGGACAAACTCTGGTGAAAACCTTCCCGCGACTCTTCAAGAAGGCGTCCTCCGGCGCGATTCAATACTGGGACATATTCGCTCAGCAGAGTCCCGCAGGATATGGTCTTGTAGTAACCATATACGGCCAGCTTGGTACTCCGAACCCGCAGCGCACTTCCGACACCGTTTCGGAAGGTAAGAACCTCGGTAAGAAGAATGCCACGACCGCCTATGAGCAGGCCATCAAGCAAGCGCAAGGTAAATGGGAAAAACAGAAAAAGAACAAGGGTTACGTCGACACCGAAGAGGCCGCTCGCGCCGAGTTGGTCGATAGCACCGTCGGCGGCGGAACGTGGCCGATGCTGGCCGAGAAGTACCGCGATTATGCCAAGAAAGTGGCGTGGCCATGCTTCGTTCAGCCGAAGCTGAACGGGCACCGTTGCATTGCTACCGTAGTCGGCGGCAAAGCAACTCTTTGGAGCCGCAAGCGCAAGCCCATCACCTCGATGCCTCACATCATCGCTGAGCTGGAAGCGAACTTCACCGACGCTATCTTGGACGGCGAGCTATACAATCAGGAAATCGGCCAGACGTCGCCGGATTATACCGGTCCGAAAACGCCCGATGCAATGACGCTCCAAGAACTAAGCGGATTGGTCCGCTCGAAGGTTCCGAAAGGTCGATATGAGAAAGTTCAATACCACGTGTACGATTTGGTCAACGACGGTAAGTTCGTGGACCGGTACGACCAGCTCACTTCTCTGATGTCACAAGTCAATTTCCAGATCGTCTGCCTCGTGCAAACGGGCTGGGTCAACGACGACGCCGCAGTCACGAAACTGTTCGACGAAGTCCGCTCGGCTGGATACGAGGGCCTCATGCTCCGCAATGCGGATGGCCTATACATCCAGCACCCGACCAAACGATCGAAGGATCTGCTTAAGGTCAAGAAGTTCGTAGGCGACCAAGAGTTTGAGATCATCGGCATCGAAGAGGGCAACGGTAAACTGCAAGGCCACGTCGGTTCGTTCGTCTGCAAAGCAGCAAACGGAAACGTGTTCAAAGCAAAACTGGAAGGCGAATACTCTTTCCTTAAAGAGTGTTTCGAAGACCATTCGCTGTGGGAAGGAAAGATGTTGACGGTCGAGTATTCGGAGCTGACACCTGAAGACCAGGTTCCGTTCCAAGGAGTCGGCAAAGACATTCGGGATAAAGAATGAGCAAATTTCTCGGTTACGACACAGAAACGGGCGGCCTGTTCGCCCGCGAACACAGCCTGCTGACGCTCTACATGGCGTCGGCGGTTCTCGAATTCGGCAAGTTCCGGGTCATCCGCGACCTGGACTTGAAAATCAAGCCGAACGAGGACGAGGCGTACTGCGTCACAGCTGGCGCACTGTCCGTCAACAAGATCGATCTTGTCAAGCACGACAAAGAAGCGATCACGATCGATGCCGCAGCCGAGAAGGTCTATTACTTCTTGAAGGAAGAATCGGAAGATGGTCGGAACAAGCTGGTCCGGATGGGGCAGAACGAACCTTTCGACAAAGACTTTCTGATCAACCATCTGCTCAAAGAGAAGATTTTACGGTTGTTCACCGATTACCACACCCGCGACACGGCGGTTGTGGCTGGTTTCCTCAAAGACAAAGGCCTTTTGCCCGGCAATGCCAGTATCAGTTTGAAAAATCTCGCAAAGGCCATGGGTATTTCCGTCCCAGATTCGGACTGGCATACCGCAAAAGGAGACGTTCATACGATGTTCAAAGTCTATGAGAGGTTCCTAACTCTATGAAATAGCTGGCGTATCGCATATCATGATTTGTAATATGCGAATCTCATTTTAGCGTATTGCTATCCCGCCAGGTGTTTGGTATCCTGGTATTGTTCAACACAATACTTTTAAGGAGTATCAAATGTCACATGCAGTCGAAAATATGTTCTCGGTCAAGCAAGTTCCCTGGCACAACCTGGGCAAGATCATACAGGACGCTCCCACCATCGAAGAAGGAATAAAGCTGGCCGGACTCAACTGGGAAGTGGCAATGCAACCGACCTACCTCAAGGACGGTCGCAAGTTGGCCAGCCAGGCTGTGATCCGCACGTCGGACAACACCGTCCTCGGCGAAGTTGGTTCGAAGTACCATCCCCTCCAGAATTCCAAGGCATTCGAATTTTTCGAAGAATTCGTTCAGTCGGGCGAAGTCTCGCTTGAGACTGCCGGGTCTTTGGACAACGGCAAGAAAATCTGGGTTCTCGCCCAGCTGAACCGTTCTCCGATCGAAGTCGCCGCTGGCGATGAAGTCCGCAAGTATTTGTTGCTCACGAACCGTCACGACGGCGTGGCCTCTGCAATGGTCGGTTTCGCACCGATCCGGGTCGTCTGTGCAAACACTTTGGCAGCTGCCATCGGCGCAACTGATTCCGCTCTCCTCCGGGTTCGCCACACCAAAGGCATTGAGCTTGGCCTTGAGAGAATCAAAGAGATGGTCAACGTCGCCAACGCTCAGTTTGAGTCGACTGGCGAAGCCTTCAAAGCTATGGCACGTTGCGGCGTGTCGACGGCTGATCTCAAGAAATACGTCCAGATCGTCTTCTACCCGCAGGTCACTGAGGAAACGATCACTTCTCGTCAGCAGACTCGCCTCGATGCGATCACTGCAGACATCACCAAGTTGTTCGAGTCTGGCTACGGCAACAGCATGCCGAGCGTTAACGGCTCGATGTGGGCACTCTATAACGGAGTCACCCAGTACTTGTCCTACAACGTCAAAGACAATGCGAACGATCGCATGGACAGCCTCTGGTTCGGAACGAACAAAGCAACGAATGCTCGTGCGATGTCCGTAGCCGTGAAAATGTCTGCAGGAGGTGCAGTATGAAACATGCAAAGTACAACCAGTTCGTTGAAGGAAAGTTGATCGTGAACCATGACCTGGTACAAGTGATCCAAGCCGAAAACGGCATGTACCGGACCTTTATCGTGATGGAAAAAGGCGGCGTGATCGAACACGCCCCGTTCCCTGGCAATCCGCAAGGCCTCATCGGCGCGATGAACCTCGCGACCGAGTGCATCGCGGGCAAAGTGTGGCTGCAAAGCGTACACTCCGCAGCTCCGGGCTGGACTGCACCGGTTGCGCAGATGCTCAACCCGGCACCGGCCAAGACTGGTAGAGTAGTTTAATCGAGTAGTTAGGCGGGCTGGCTTTCCAGCCCGTTTTGATTTATAATGGGGCAACTATGAGCAAGAAGTTCGTCAAAGATGAGATCGACCGTTTCCACGACTACAGTATCTATTTGCCAAACCGCACCATCTTCATGGGCAGCGAAGAAAACTCGCAAGAGCACGGCGAATCGGGTACCGACGGTGGTATGGCCGAACGATTCGTCAAGAATATCCACATCCTCGAATCTTTAAGCGAGGACCCGATCACGATCATCATGAACAACATCGGCGGAGACGAGTACCACGGCTTTGCGATCTACGATGCCATAAAAGCGTGCAAGTCGCACGTCACCGTGAAAGTGCTCGGACATGCCATGTCTATGGGATCGATCATTTTACAAGCAGCGGACGATCGCGTAATGGCGCCCACCTCTCGCCAGATGATCCACTACGGCACCTGGTCATTCTGCGGGCATGCTAAGACTGCCGAGAAGATCGCCGAGGAAGGCAAGAAAATCAACACCTGGATGGAGAACATGTACCTCGATCGAATTAAGGTGAAAGTTCCGGATTTTTCTCTTGCAAAACTTCGGAAGATGCTGGATCATGACACATTCTTGACAGCGCGTGACTCTGTTAATCTCGGTCTCGCTGACAAGGTACTCGGAGACGAGGAGAGCGATTGACGCCTACGGAAAAGTTCAAGTTATTCAAGGCTGGCACGTATCTAAACGGTGGGTTCGTCGGCATTAATTTGATTCTTATCCTGGGTACGGTCAACGCGCAGATTCCCGTCCCGATAGACATTCTGTTCTTGACCGGCGCGGCGTGTGCAGCTTGGTATGCCTGCGAAGACGGAGCCGAGTACGTGATGAAGAAATACAACCTCGACAAAAAGGGCAATCCCAAAAGGAAAGACGATGGTCAAAGTCAAAGTTGAGAATTCCCGCATCTATCGTTTCATGGTCGCGTTCGAAGGACGCTGGTCTCCGGCTAACGAAGTCTTCCCGATTGAAACCGCCGAAGGTCAACTGGTCGGCAGCTTTGTTATCGTGGAAGGCCCAGCTTGGAAATGCTTCCTGTCCGGTATCGGATACGCGGAATCCTTGTTCCTCGGATCGGACACGCCGCCCTACATCACACCGGTTATCACGGAAGGTCACCCGACAGAAGTCACTTCCGGCGCCGTCGAGAAGCTAGTTGTGTCTGCCAAGGCGATCAACGATGAATCGAAACGCATCAGCGTGGAAGAAGGACGAGATGAATAAAAAGAAGGTGTCCGGCCCGCCCGATCTCGGCATGCTAGGTCTCCTGGCCGGTATGAGCGAAACGAAGGTGGTTTGGGTCACTGACTTTGACTCCGAAGCTGTCATCCGATTTTACGACAAGTTCATGCAGCTTGAACAGGACGAAGAAGTGCAGATCATTCCAGTGTTCATCAACAGTTACGGCGGCGACGTGCATGCGCTCCTCGCCATGCGCGACATGATCAAGTCCTCGCACAAGCCGGTCGCGACCATAGCGGTCGGAATGGCAATGTCCTGCGGAGCCTCGCTGCTCGCCGCCGGTACGAAGGATTACCGCTTCGCAGCGCCGGACGCCCAGATCCTGATTCACCAGGTGTCCGGCATCGCGCCCGGCAAAGCTGACGACATCGTGGAATACGCCAAGGTGACCGCCGAACTGAACAAGACCATGTTCCGGAACCTGGCTACTGACTGCGGTCGTCCCCTCGAAGAGTTCGAAGAAGAGATCCACAAGAAAAAGAACGTCGACTGGACTCTCAAGGTCGGCGCCGCCAAGCGCTGGGGTCTAATCGATCACGTGGGCATACCGCGCCCGCAACATCACCCTCCGACCATGTTCATTGGACAACAGATGGCCTTCGATGCCGCCAGAGCGCTGCACGAAGCGTCTAAGTCCGCGAAAAGACGTAAGAAGAGATAACGTCCAAGAGCCTAATCTTCAGTGTACAAATCCGTCCGGAGGATTACGTATATGAAGAAAATAGTTAAGCTCTTGGAAAACGTCAATGATGTCAATAACTTCTATGAAGTAGAGCAGTTCGAACACGTCAACGGAAACGCTCAAACTTTGTATTTTCGTTTGACGTCGGAGCTGTCCGGCAATTGCCATAAATATCAGCGGTGGATTCCGTCAATGTCCGCTCAATGTACAGTCACGTTCGACAGCCTTGATTGCGCGAATGTCGTGCGCCGGGCCGCGACGATGGCATTCCCGAACGACGACCGATCGGTTTGGATGGTTCAACTCACACAGAACGACATCATCATGGGTAACATGCGAGTGGAGCTGTACGACGGCGGTACGCGCGAGACGCTGCTTCTCGAAGGACGTTTAATTGGGTCGAGTACCGGCTCAAGTCGATTCTACGCATAATTGGAGTGTAAATGAACCATCACAAGAAGCCAGATTTTCCGCACAACGACGGGACTCACATCAACGCGCAGGGCGAAGTTGCCAGGAATGAACCTGGCCCTACGTTCCCGGAGCATCAGCGCCGAAACGAACCTCAAGGTCCGATCGACTTCAAACATTCTAAGAAGCCGACAGGCGCCGTGTTCCCGGAAAGGGCATACGCAGGCGCCGGTCTGTACGACAGCCTTGAACCGGTCATCGACGGTGCTCAGATGCAACGCCGATTCCTGTTCGGGATTCCGCTGGCATCACCTCTCACGAAAGAGAAGCTGACTGAGAAGGACTTGGAAGATTTCATCCGACGCGGTATCGCGCGGTTCGAGATTGACGCGAAGACGTCAGTGAACCTGACTGCCCGCCGTCACCGTCTGCCGTTCGACCCGAATCTTTACAACCAGCACATCTTCCTCGAAGTGCCTTTCAAGCCGATCCGCCGTGTGATACGTATGGCGATCTGCTCATCCAGCTACCTCGACTTCGGAGACGATCCGAAAGGTCTGATAGGCGCACCAGGACCGGATGGCGAGTTCGGCAATCACACCCATCGGAAGGAATTCCCGTCCGGCGGAGAGATTTACCGAATTCCGTCGCAGTGGATTGAGATGGGTAACGCCGTTCGCGGCTACCTGAACGTCAATCCGCTGACTCCAGCATTTACAGCTCTCGGAACAGCCTCGGCTACTGGCGCTGCGGGCGCAACGATACTCCAGTTCATCGGCCAGCAAGGCTGGGTACCGGCGTATTGGACGGTAGAGTGCGAGACCGGAATGATGACCGAAGACGGCCAACTTCCAGTAATCGTGAACGAAGCGATCGGCTCAGCCGCCGCTCTGTATGCGATCGACCTGCTCTTACCGCTGTTCCGTATCGCGTCGCAGTCTATGTCTGTGGACAGTTTGAGCCAGTCGGTCACCGATCGTATGATCGAATTGCTTCAAGATAAGCGCACAACCATAGAAGCTCGGTATAAAGAGATAATCAAGCATCTTAAAGTGATGTTCGGGAACAACTTTTTCAGCACTAACGTGTAACGATGAAGATCAAGAAATGGGCAGAACAACGGAGCAGGGCGGTAAAAAAGTCGGAGATTATAAAAGTCTCTGGCGCCGAATTCCTGCGTGATCTTCAGGCCGAGTTAGGTGCTGAGCTGTCCAAGAGTTTTCAAAAGCAAGTTGACGGAATCACTCCAGTAATCTTCAAACGTTGCATCAAGCCAGACTCCAACGCCATCGAGTTCGTCGAGAAATACAAGGCTTCCGCCGACTACCGCACTGCTGCGCTCGATTCTATGCCGTCTGGGTTCCACCGATCGCTACTGATCAAATCGGTAGACGAGTTCTCAGTCAAGCTCGGTCACATATTGTCTGACTTGACACTCTCCGATCTCCAGAAGAAAGTGAAAACAAAGGACTGGAACCGCGTGGCTGGCAAACACGATCCGGACGCCGGTCTGATGGTTGACCATAAGCCTCACATCGAAAAATTTCCAGTCCATTCCGATTACGGCAAGATGCTTACTTCAGACATGACTCATCCGAACCATAAGTTGGAAGAGAACGGTATCTCTGCCAAGATGGTTCATGAGGTTCAGGCCCACGAGTATCCTCACGACCAAGACCTGTACATGGCGAAGCCGTACCACAAGAAGATTGAGTCGGCGACCAAGAGTTGGGTCAAGAATCCGATTCTCGGCTGGGCATCCATGGCGACCAAAGCCATGTTCAACGCAGGCGGCATCGGACATCTGGCCGAGGACGTGACCACTCATGAGCACGAGGGTATTCCCTTGACGGTTCACAAGTTTGCGCATGATCACGTAATGATCGCCAAGAAACACAGTCCTTTCGTTGATCCAGCGGACGTACACAAGATTGCCGTCATGGATTACCTCTCGAATAATCTCGATCGTCACCATGGCAACCTCATGGTCGGTAACTACACGGACCCTCGCGGTACGAATCCTCTGTTGGCTATCGACCACGAGCGGAACTTCCAGTACAGTAAAAGGCTCTGGGACAACAAGTGGAAGCGCGAACAGCACAAGGGTATGTCAACTGAGCCGATCATCCGCAAAGAAACGCCGATGTCATATCTGAAAGGCTCATCGCTGAAGGACGCTCTCGCTCCGAACAAGAATGCCTGGCACTCTCACGAGGATCTGGTCGACTGGTGGAAGCAACACGGCCAAACTATACGCGAGGAAATGGATAATCAAGTTCAGTCGATCAAGGACGAATCTGTACGGAAACACGTACGTGACAACTTCCACGATCGCTGGCACAAGATGAATGACTGGGCATCCAACGTATCGGCGGACCCGAACGACGACGCCATGTGGCAGGAATCTTCCTTGCACGACCGCTTCGATCAAGGTCGTATCCTTACACAGGAACAGCCAAGAATCAGTGCTAAGCAACTGAAATCCCTACCAAAAAATAAAAAAGATGCACTGTTCGCCATTTCTGATATAGTCAACAAGAAGAGTCGTCTCACAATGAACCAGAGGCAATTATTGCATAGCGCGATCAAAAATATCATGACAGAAATGACGCCGGAAGAGGCGGGCGAAGTGTTCCGTTCGGTCGCTGAGAATCCGCACATGTCGACAAAAGTCATCCGGGAGAATCCGGATGTGGACGTGAAGAATCAGATGCTGCGCCATTTTTCGGAAATGAACTACGGGCCACGCGGCAAGGATACGTACAAGTACGACCACATGCGCTCGATGGCCGACGCGATCGATAAGTTGCCGGACGATAAGAAGGAAATTCTCTCGCAGTGGGCGAATCACTACCGCCGATTGCTCGATGAAAGGCAGGCCGCATGATTCTGTACCTTCAATATCCAGGAGCAGATCGACAGTGGTTCAAGATCACCGATTTTGAGGATCTCAATCCGGTATTCGCCATGTTCCCGATGACTCACGAGATCGCGATGTCATGCGACACGCTCAAAGAAGCGGTCAACGAGATCGTCGACTACCTGTCCGGCCACGCGATGTCAGCGTGGGTAGAGGACGCAGACCTTTCCAAATCTCTGCGGTCGAAAGCGCTCGCGCTTGGACTGTCACTCGCAGCTATGGGCGGAGACGGCCACAAGCTACATGCACCTGAAGTGAAGCCCACTCCTCCACAGCAAGCTGGCAAGCAGGAGACTTCTACAGACTTCGGCAAGCATCCTATGGATCGGTTTCTATGGAACGTCCAACAGCTGGAGTCGTCTGGCGGTTCAAATACGAATCACAAGCCGGTTGCGTCCGGGAAGTTCAAAGGCAACAAGGCGATCGGAAAGTTTGGATTGCTGAAGCCGACCATCGACGAGTTGAACGTACGCATGCGTGCGAACGGCACGATCACGCCGGAGTTCCAGCAGCTGGAGCCGATGTCGCGCGACATGACCGAAGAGTATCTCAGCAAGAACCCGCAGGTCGAGTTGAATCTAGCCCGCAAACTGGCAGAACACATAACGACCCGTCAGAAGGGGAATCTCCACAGAGCGGCTTTCTCGTGGTTGCACGGCCACAACCTGCATCCTCAAGACGTGCCGGACGAAAAGCTCATCAACAGTGAGTATGTTTCGAAATACAAACAATTCGACAAGGTCAACCCGTTCGCTCCGAAGCGCGGAGTGTCCTCTATGAAGAAGACCATGCCCAACATCGATTCCTCCGACTTCAAGACGCAGGTCAAGAACTGGTTCCGGCGCCGAGAGGACGAAGTGACTACCGAGCCGATGCATTCCTCGAACTTTCAGCCAGATCCGGGCCGCAAGCGGGATGACAAGCTGGACGATATCACTCCAAGCTCCATGAAAGATCCGATGGGACGACTCATGGAGAATATCAAGAGGGTAAACGATAAGTTATGAGAATCTCTGCCGATCAAATCGAAGACAAAGGGATAGCCGGTAAAACCGAAGACGGTCGACCGGTAGTTTACATTCTGACCAAAGGTGGTCTGCACGCATTCTTCGTGAAGACGGCTGAAGGTATCGCTTCGATCGGAGCGGCTCCGCATCTGGCTATTGCTAAGTTCCTGGCCGGTAAGAAAGAGAAAATCAACTGGGAAGAGGACTTCACCAAATCGGAAGGTCTCGCCAAGTCCGAAGTAGACCAGTTCCAAAAGCTACGTAAGATGATGTTCATGCCGTCGTTCGACAAGGCAGTCGGACCGGAAGACCTTCTCATGGTCTACAATTTTGAGCGCATGCAGATCGACGTATTGAAAACTGAAGATTTCGCAGAGTCAGACTATGCCAAATCATGCCTGGTTCGATCTTGTGCGCTGACAGAGCCTCCGGTTCTGATCGAGGAGTACGCCAATGCAACAAAGCAATCCTAGGCGCAAAGGCGGCCCGCGCCGCCGCGAGCGACAGCCGGTTGACGGCATGCAGCAGATTTTTCATCTGGCCCATTACCAGCAATCATTCGACAAAGAAGCGTTCGACAATCTGATTCGTGGCCAAGGTGTCAACGTCATCCACTACCGAGCGCTCCCGGACCCGTCTGGTATGGCCTCGATCGGCGACGTGCATGCGGTTCAGTCCAAACGTTCCTCGTCCGACGGCTTCATCTACAAAGAAGCTGGAACGATGCACATCTGGTTTTCAGCCAACACCTCGGATTGGCAGGTGGAAGTGGAAGGCCTTGCGAAGCACGATGCCGCCGTGATTACCCTTCCGATGGTGTACGAGGACGACCCCCAACGAGAAGTGCTTGCATCGGCCTATGATAGATTTTATCTGAAAGACGTAGAAGTTCGCGTAGTTGCGTTCCAATATCTCGAAGCATCTTCTCTCGGACTCGACAAGCTCCAGTACCCGGCCACGTTCGTTGAATACCTCATTGACGCGGACGGCAAGGAATATACCCAAGGCGTTGACTTTGAGTTGACCCAACCGGACGACAAAGGCGACAACGGCGGCCTGATCCGCTGGATATCACAGAACCGTCCCGGCTGGAACGACAAGACCCTTCGCGGAACGGTTTACGCCGTGCGCTATCGGTACACGCCATATTTCGTGATCGCCCGTATGATGCACGAGATCCGGGTATCCCAAATCACGGATTTTACGACGTTCGACCGAAAAGTTACTCGGATGCCGTTCCAGGCCTTGGTATACCGCGAAAATGTCTTGAGCGATCAGAATAATGACCCGAATCGGTCGCGCGCTGACCAGCGGTTCCAGAATGCTCCGCCAGTGGGCGGCGTAACTGGGCCAAATGACGGCAGTTCGGACGGCGGAATGCTCTAACCCTAATCTTTCGGCTAACATAGGAGATCCTTTATGAATAAAATCAGGTCAAAACCATCCCAGGACCGGTATGGCGCCGACATGGCTACGGAAGATGCGTTTAACCAGTATGCTGGCGCAGTCAAGGTCATGGGGCCAGTCTTCGGTGTGGTCGAGAAATTCCTCGGTCCTTTAGGTACAGCGGTTGGTGTGGATCTTGGTTCTCTCGTAGCCGTTTTCAATAACACCGGCACGACTTCGTTTGTAGCGCTCGGAACGTCTAGCGCGGTTGCCGCGCCGACAAGCCCGGCTAATGGTATTCCGATTCCTCCGAACTCGTATCTGATCATACCGATGGGAAATAATAACTGGATCATCTCGAACGTGGCGACGACATTTGGTTACCTGTTAGAAGACGATCTCCAGTACAATCCGAACAGCGGCTCCAACAACTAAGGCGGAGTATGGACCACAGTCAGAAGTTGCTTAAATCCATTCTTGGTGATCGAGGGTATGAGACTCTCGAAAAGGCCATATATAAGCAACGGACGCAGGCTGTCGTCGACCCACTCGAATACTACCTTCCTCTGATCGTCGTTCCGCGAACAATTTTGTCTTGGCTCGTGCAGAACATCAATCCGATGAGACAAGGCGAGATCAAAGACATAGCATTTCCTGGCCGCGAAGATATCATGATCCATATTGAAAAGCAGGCACCGGACCAATACCGTATGGAGTTCGTCCAAGGCGGGCGGGTCATCCATCAGTTCGAGAAGCAATCTCTTCCAGCTGCCTCCGGCCATCTCATGTCGGTCGGCGAGATGTACGACGAGTTCGCTGCGCCGAAGCCAGCAACGCATGACGACAAGGTGAATGAGGAAATCAAAGCCAATCCGGAATTGAACAAGCCAAAGGCGGAGTCTCCGGAATTCGATTCGTTGCGCCACGTCATTTCTATGGCGAATGTGCAGCCGAAGGAAGATCCCGAACAGATAAAATGGACCATGTCTCACGCTAACGTGCGGGAGATGACCGCCGTGATCGGCAAGTTAGTCGATGCTCTTACCGCCAAACAGCTCCATAGAGAAAGGTTGGAAGCTGAGCTAGACGAAACCGCCAAAGAGGAAAAGAACATGAGCGACACTACCCGAAAGCGAGCTGACACGCGGACTATCCGCCCGTCTGACTCGTACGCACAGTTGGACCGCAACAAAAGCAAGGATACGACCGATCTTGAAGAGCCGCCTACCAAGCCGGAAAAACGCCCGGAGGGCGAAGCTCGGACCGACGAGACGATTAAGCCTCGTTCGCAGACTCCGTTCAAACCTGGCAAACAAGCTGCCTCACAGCAAGAAGAGAAGCCTTTCAAAAAGCAAGATCCTCCGATGTCCGACAAGAAGTCTGACTCTGGCTCAACTCAGGACCCGGCCACAAAGCCGAAGATTGATCCGGTTGGCGCCGCCCGCGTCGACGAGCCGCATAACCAGACTCCATTCAAGCCGGGCATCGCCGCGCCAGTGCAACAGCCTGAGAAGCCATTCAAGAAAGGTGTTCTAAGCCCCACAGAACAGCGGACGGACACGGTCGGAACTTCGTCGCCTGGTAAGAATCAGGCACACGGCTATTTCCGTAAAAAGATGGAGATGTTGACAAAGCCGTACGTCTCGGAAGCTCAGCGCGGCAAGTTTCACGCTATGGAAGATCGCGGTGAGATTTCTCACGCGACAGTAGCTCATTGGGATAAGGCGTCCAAAGGCAAGCATTTACCGCAACACGTCAAAAAAGAAGAGGTGAAGCCTCTCGGCGGCACAGGTACCGGCGCGCCGTCTACTCCAACGTCACGCCCTAACGGCGGCTTTGGAAGTATCACAGCAAAAGAAGAAAAACAGGTCACGAGCCATTCCTCTCCGTCCGGCGGCGGAGGCATGACTAACGCCAAAGCCCCGAAAGGCAATGGCATGGCATTCCCAGTCTTGAAAGAAGAAATGGGCAAAGGCGAGATGCCGAAAGGCGCTGGCCAACCTATGGCTCCGAAGCCTCCGCAAATGCCGAAGCCTCCCGTCCCTCCGGGCAACAATCCGGCGGCGCAGGCCGCCAAGCAGTCTCAGCAATCCGGTATGGGCAAAATGCCTGTTCCCGGCAAGCCGAAGATGCCGTCTATGGCACCGAAAACTCCGTCGATGAACAAGTCGGATTACTTCCGAAGCAAGCTAGGAAAGTCAGAGCCGATTAGAACGAGCGCTACCGAAGAGCAGTTGTACAAGTCAGCGTGCTCGCAGTGCGGCGTGGCCGAGTTCGTAAAGGACAAGGACGGCAACCCGAAGTTTCAGCCTTGCGCCTGCTTCCTCGTCATGAAAAAAGACTCGGAAGGCAATCCTTCCAAGTTTGTGAAAGTCCTTCGCAAGTCCAACGGTTCGTACAGCATGGAATTTGCCAAAGGCGCTGATCCAGAAGTGGTCAAGCTCTTCTTGCTTACGCTCAAGAGCAAGTTGTTGATCAAGAAGAAATTCGGCATTTAATTATGAGGAGACGGAATGTCTACACAGACATCAGTTTGGGTAATGATAGCGACGGACGGAGTAGCCGACAAGATTCGAGACCTTGTCGATTCTGGCTATTTCGCTGAAGCTAAAGACCTAGACTATCACCTCAAATCCATCACAGAAAAAATCAGCGCGCTGATCAACGACAGAGGCGGTTCTGTTAAACTGTCGATCTACGATCGCCAGGTAATGGAAATGCCCGTCACGGTCGCCGAAGAGCTTCCGTTGATCATCGCTGGTTACCGCGAGGTGTTCGGTTCGCTCATGGCAGTCGGCATGGGCATGGATCTCAAAGAGGCGTCCACCGCCGCCAAGAAAGCGACCTTCACGAATCAAATTGAATTGTACGATCCGAAGGATGAGTCGTTCGCGTTGTACAAGACCCTCCAGCTCGAAGCTGACATGTTCCAGCCGCAGCCAAACTTGACTGGTACCGACCAGGAAAATCATCCTGGACCGCCTAAGCCGGATGCGTACAAGTTCGCAGTTGGTAAAGTGGTACCGGCTCTTTCCGCAGACCAACAGATGCAGGCCGAAGCTCAGATGGTCAATGCTACCATCCAACTTTTGATGGGACCAACCCAGCAGATGCAGCAACAGCAGCAGGCCCAAGAGCAGCAGCAGGCAGAGCAGGAGAAAGAGCCGCCAGGCAGCTTGCTCGAAGCAATGTCTGGTGAAAAGAAGACCGACAAGCCGAAAACTGAAACAAAACAGAAAAAAGATAGTGATTCCGATGACTCGGACGAAAGCTCCGAATCCAAGAAAGGCAAGTCTGACTCAGATTCTGGTTCGGATGAAGATTCCGATGAGGATTCAGACGCAACGAACGAAAAGCTCGGAAAACTTCTATCGTCTGTTCAGGAAAAGATGCCGGAGCTGATGAAACTTCACGAGAAGAATCCGGAAGCGTTCAAGAAGGTTATCGCTCTCGTGCAGAAGTTGGTCGACGTGGCGAAGGCCAAGAAGTCTGTTAAGAAATCTGAGATTTCCGATATGACCGAGGACTTGAACAAAGCCCTCCGTTTGACATTTCCTGTAGGCACGGTTCGCAATCGCAAGAAAAAAGTCGTTGTCGACGGCAAAGCCAAATGGCGCGGCGTGGCAGCTGGCCAAGTAAAAGACATCAAAGGCAACCCCATCTCGGTTGACTCTCACAATGCACACGCCAAAGATGGCCGAGAAGGCAAAGAGGCGGAGCCGGAAGGGGCACGTGAGTGAACAACGTAGCTGCATTCCGATTCAGAGTAGACGTCTCTGAGGTAGCCGAGCACCTCGGCAGAACTCGCGAAGAGATCGAAGACAAAGTTGTCGGCGGTGTCGAGACACTCTCGATCGCGGCGCATGCGTACATCGTCAACCTAGCCAACAACGAGTTCGGTAGCGGCAATTTCAAACGTCAGTTCTATCTCGGTATCGGCCCGTACGGCAAAGACGCACACGGCACATCCACAAAAGATCCTCGCATCGATCAGACGGTCAAAAATCTCCGTTGGATAAAAATAGCAGACGGAATATGGATGGTCGAGCTGGACGAGAAAGCCCAGTGGCTGGAAGACGGTCGCAAAGAAACGTTCATGGGAGACTGGCTTTTGAAGCCAGGCGCCAAAGGCGTCAAACGTGCGAAAGACGGTTCACTCTATCGCGTAATCCCGTTCAAAGAGACCGAAGGCGGCAAAGCCGCTCCTGGCGCCAGCCCGGTGCTGGCAGACATCGTCATGCAGCATGCAAAGTCGCAGCGGATATCTCTCAAAAAGATCGAAAAGAATCCCGACAGCACTCCGAAGCTCGGTATACTTCACAAATTGGACATCAGGCCGGGCGACGCAGCGGGTTACGCTCCTGGAGCCATCTACTCGAATCCGAGATCGCAAGAAGATTCGATAGCAACAGGCAAAGGCGGTACGCCACTTCCTCCGCACGGTGGTATATTCAAACTGTCCGGCGCCGTAGTGGCGCAGAATGCTTATGACAAAAAGACTGGACAGCTGATCACAAATCCGCAGCAAGCGCAGAGGATGATCGCTACCAAGAAAGCAAAGGTCAAGAAAGAAACCGTCGTATTCCGGGTGATATCTTCGAAGCATAAGCACGAGAACCGTTGGATGTATCCGGAAGTTAAAGGTGCGAATTTTTTCCAAAAGGCGTACGAGCACGCCGAGCAGCAGTGGGCTTCGATCGTTCAAGGCATTGAACGTTCGCTGTCGACGGAGTAAGCGATGGGCATACAGGCAACAGACATTCTCATAAAGACCATGATCGAAGGCGCCTTGGCTGATCTTCGCAAGAATAATTGGATTCTGGACGACATCTACGCCGACCTGGCCCTCGATCCTTTGGCCAAAATGGATTACGGCTGGAAAGAAGTCATGCGTGCGAAGGAATGGTTTACTGGCAACAACATCGACGTGTACTTGACCAACCGCGTCGACACGCCTCGATTCCCGTGCATATCCATCGTGCGACTGTCGTCCCGCGAAATGACGGAACGCGACGAAATGGGCGATGGCTTCGATGAAACCGAGATCGTGCCGCACAATGTTACCAATCTGCCCCAACAAATGTATGGCCCATTCACTCCGATAGCGTACAACCAATCGACGGGAGTCGTTACTCTGCCGGAAAATCTGACTACGAGCCGCATGTTTGTCGGCCAATTCTTGGTATCGAAGCGTACGGGCAAAGCATATGTTATCAATCAGGTTAACGAACCATCCGCCTTCGTTATCGCACCCGGCACGGTAGATGACTTCACGGAAGCGTACATCGCACCTCCGACTTCGCTATGGAACCTGAGCAAAGAAAGAACTTGGCTCGAAGAGACTTTCGCCATCGGTATGCATACAGAATCCGACATGAACGAAGCGATCTGGATGCGCCAGCTCGTTCAATACATCATGCTCCGGTACAAAGAGGCGTACATAGAACGACGTGGTGTGGCTCTATCCACCTTCAACGTCGGATCTATCGACATCAATCCTCACTTCAACGGTACGGAGAAAGTATTCTCGTGCATGATGACGTTCACGGGTCAGGTGGAAGCCAACTTCATCAAATATGCTGCCCCGAAGTTGCAGGGCTTCAAAGTTACGACTTACGTCCTTGACGGACCTAAGACACCTGCAGCATACTTGAAATACGCAGAAGCGCAGGGCTGGGAAATGCAAGGTGACGAACCTGCGAAAAGGCCGCCTAAGAAAAAGAAGCCAGATCCTCTTTCAAGAGATGAAGAATGAAAAAAGTAGTGTGCGTCGCCATACGACATCCGGATGAACCGAACCTGTTCCTCCACGGGCTTCGTCGCGACAATCACAAGTGGGCTCTACCCGGCGGTCACGCCAAGCCTGGCGAGCTGGACGACGAGGCAGCCAACCGCGAGCTGGAAGAAGAGACCGGTCTCAAAGGTGTCAAGATCGACAAGGTGCATGATAAAGTGTACGGAAACAACCACGTCGTTCTGCACATGGCAGAGCATCCGGAAGGCGCGGAGCTTGATCCGCATTCCGATCCAGATAACGAGTTTGTGACATTCAAGTTCCTTGACCCGACCAAGCACGCCAACATGCACGTTCCGGGCAAGAACAATATCCTGATCAATTGGATGGACGGACACCTCAAGAAAGGCGAGTCGTACGAGGAAGAAACAGAAAAGATTCGTGAAAATCAGAAGAAGCCGGAAGCCCGCGTCCCGCACAAGTTCAAGGCTGCTAAGTGGACGTTCAAAAACGGTCACCCTAGATGTTTCACATGCGGGCAGGAAGAGCCTGTGTCGGGCACATGCGAAGCTCGCCTAGATAAATCTCAGCCGCGTTCTAAGTTAACGGTCGAGCCATTTGCAGTCGACAAATCCGTCTTCGACCCTCGTAAGCACGACTTCATAGTTCGCATGCACAAAGGCGGAAAGCAGATCGGATTCGTAGCGATCACTCACAAGCCGAACGGGATCATGCCGTTCAACTTCGAAGTGAACCGACTGCATCAGCGTCAAGGCCACGGCACGGCACTTATAAATCATGCGCAGAATGTATCGCGAAAGAAGCTAATTCGCTCACCGGATATGACTCAGGCCGGATCTGCCTTCGCGGATAAGTATTTGGGACCTGCCAAACCTTTGAAAAAGATCGAGATCATCCACAACGAGGATACGTCGGCCTTGATGAACCGCGTGGAAACCAAGCATTTCATGCCAGCCGAGAATCTCGATAAGCTACTGAGCGGTATAAAAAGCTCGCTTCCAGACGGAGACCCGGACACTTCCGTCCGATTCAACGTCAATAAGACTATCTATCTCGACAATCGCGATCTCGATGCGCTCCGCGACAACATGGAGAGAAAGAAGCCACGGTTCAAGGTTCGAATCAGGCAGTATTCGCCGAACGGAGAGGAGTGGGAAGATGTTGCATACCTTGAGTTGAAGCTCAAGACAAAAGGCGATCAAACAAAGAAGATCCGCGTCCGCATCCGGGCATCTGATATCGACGCCATTTCGGAAGGCAAAGTAGTTCGCATCGATGAGGATATCGAAAAGCTCAATCTTGATATCCCAAAGGATATACTTTGGAAGCGGGTAACCTCCATCAACACGATCATCGAAAAGTACGGCTTCCGGAAGCAGATTGTAGTGACTTATCAGCGCCGGGCGTACTCTTCCGAAAAGATCCGGGTTACTGTGGATGATTCCATCCGGTATTCGGATGCGAAAGCGATAGAGCCAGAATCGGTTCAGATGATAAAGGACTCCGCCTACTGGAAGGCGTTCAAGAAGCGTCACCTCAAGATTCGAAAAAGCGATTACGTCATCGTCGAAGTGAAAGAAGAGACCGGCGTACCTAAGTGGCTGCGCAAAGTGCTGGATGAATGCGAAGCCGAGGAAGTGCGCTTTTCGAAATACTGCGGCGCGATGGTTTCGTTTATCAAAAGTTCCGAGAAGGACGGGCCGATCTCAAGTAACCGTAATATCGACGCCAACTCTGTTCTATCTGAGATCGAAGGATACGAAGCGTTCAACAAAGCCGAGCAAGCTCCGCCTGCCGCACCGTACCTTAATTTGGTATACCCCGTCTCCGTCGGCGGTAAGGCTACACGTCCGGACGGCAAGCCGTTTGAACTGAATGTGAAGGCCTTTGGCAACTCGCCGACACTGAACCATCAGGCCATCCAAGGCCATCTCGAACAGTATGCTCTGCATATTCCGGTCGATCAATCCAAGATGACGTACGTCCCGCACAAGCTGAAAGGATTGGACGGCAAAGAAGAGCATGTTCTGGTCGTCTTAGGCATGCCGAAGAAGCTGGACCACATGAGAGTCGCTCTGTCGGCCATCGGACCGAAAAATGACTCCAAGCCGTATATACCGATCGACGAAGATGACTGGAACCGTTTGTCGAAGCTGGGCAACGCTCTGACCGCGAAGGACGCAGGCATATCGTTTCACCCGCCGGAACTCCGATACGGCCCGACAGTCCTAAAGACCTATTAGCCTAATCTTTTCGGCATGACCAACGACAATTCCGACTCGCAATTGAAAGGAATTACTTCAGGCGGCGCGAACGGCCTTTCTCAGCACCAATCCGAAGATACTCTAGGCGGATCAACCATTTCCGGTGCTGGCTCTCGGAACCCGAACGACCAAATCGATCGACATCGTTTATTCCCCGGTGGAATGCTTTCGTCTCCTTGGCAAGCCTTCGTCAGAAATGGCTTCCGGCGACCAGTAGCGAAAGCAGAATACAGCACAGATCAGGCTCCTAGCAAGGCGCCCGGAGGCGCGCCGAAGATGCAAGGTTTGGGCACCGTAAAGATCAAGGAAACGCCGAAGCCGCAAGGTTATGGCAAGGTCACCGTGAAAGAGCCGCCGAAGCCGCAAGGTTTCGGTCGCGTGATCCAAAAAGCTCTGCCGAAAGGGTTCAAAGTCGGCATTTCGCCGAAAGACGCCAAAGCGCCGGAAAATCCGGAAATTCATCACGAAGAAACGCACGTGGCCGGTGTTGAGATTCCACACACGCTGAGAGAACACCTCAAGGCCGGAAATGTCATTCCGTACGATCACCAACTCCGAGATGAAGCTGCCGAATTTGTGACCAACGTATGGCGTAAGAATCCACACGACGGCAAGCGCATGTCATCGAGATTACTTGGAGTTACTGAAGACGACGCTCCCGCGAAGCCTGGCAAGGCGACTGTCAAAGACGAGATGTCAATCAAAAAAGACGGCGAGGCTGGCACTGCCAAGCCGTTGGCACCGCGTTTTCCTTCGAAAGAGCAGGGCGACGCTATCCAACGTGAGCTATCCGGCGGCCTTCCAAATAAAGAAGGTTGGGCCAACGTTCGACAGGAACTCGGTGCGCTTGTCGGCCTTAACAAAGATGAGAAGCCGCCTGCGCCGCCGAAGCCAAAACTGGCACCGCCGCCTGACAGCCCGCATGCTCAGCGTCCTAACCAGCGCCAGCGTGTGAAAGACGTCAAGGCAAATCTGATGGAACAGATCGCTGCTGATCCGTCCAAATCGAAAGTCTCGCTCAGCACGACCAATTCGAAGCTCGCGAAAGACGGTATCGCATCGTTCAATCTTGTACCGATCGAGACCTGCCCCGGCGCCGGTTCATGCGCGAAGTATTGCTATGCAGACACTGGATCATTCCTTCGCTTTTGGAAGACGACAATGCCGCCGCGAGTCGCAAACTGGCTTGCCTCGCAGAAGCCAGATTTCGTCGAGAAGATGAATGCCATGTTCGGCGACGTAAAAAAGAAAGGCAAGATCAAAGCAATCCGTGTTCACGACTCAGGCGACTTCTACTCTCCTGACTACATAAAGAAATGGACTGAAATTGCTCGATCGAATCCGGAGTTGATGTTCTACGCGTATACGAAGAGCCATCACCCAAATCTGCGCCAACATCTCAATGAACTTGAGAAGCTGCCAAACTTCAACGTCGTACAATCTATGGGTTCTAAATACGACCATCTTATCGATCCATCGAAGCCGCACGCAGTTGTATTTCCTGATGAAGCCTCAATGAAGAAAGCTGGCTACGCCGACGCAATGGAATCAGACTTGGCCGCAGCGAATAAGAACAATCGCAAAGTCGGTTTGTATATCCATGGCCAATATGACAAGTCGTACCCCGGTCTCGAAGAACATCTGAAAGGAAATCCTCGTATTATGCAGGAAGTTATGGAAGCTCTTAAAGGCGGCCCGATCAAGAAAACGGAGTCAAAAGGTCTTCGTAGGTTGATCAAGAGTAAAGCCTAATCTGTATGTAAGTCTCGGTTATCTCTAGGAGAGGTGAAGGGTGAATCAAAAATCTGCACTTGAACAAGCGAAGGAACTCTTGAAAGCCGCTAAGGACAATCCGCAGCAATTTCAAGAACTTACGAAGGCAAGACCTTCCAAACCGAAGAAGGTTATTCCGGATGATATGAATCAACGGAAGGCGATGCTCCGAGACGGCAAGATCACGAAGGAAGAATACGCTCAGCCGGTCGGCGGCCAGATTTCTGGCGAGTCCACCACTGGCGGTTATCCTTCTGAGGAAGCGAAGAAGCAAGAAATCTCCGGCGATAAGCCAGGTGCTGGCTACCCTTCCGACAAGATGAAAAAAGACACGATGAATCCTGCCGGTGAAGCGCAAGGCGGCCAATGTGGCCCCGACAATTCAAAAGGCGGATATCCTTCGGAGCAAATGAAAAAAGACGCGATGGGCATGCAGCCGCAAAAGCCCGGAGCCGCTCCAGCTGCCAAACCGGCACCGATGCCGCAGCCCGTCAAGAAAGATGACAAGCCGCATCCAGCTGGTAGCCCTCCCGCTCAAGCCCATAATGTGGCCGAAGGCGATGAGTCACTTCATCATGCAATGAAGATTTTGGACACGCCCGACAAGCAGAAGTCGATGCTCGCACATCTTCGCACGCTCCATGAGCCGTCGCAACAGCGTTCTCCGGCAAACCGTCAAGCAGGCGGCATGCCTCCGCAGAAACCGAATGCTGCTCCGCAAAGACCGCCGATGCAGAAAGCTGATATGCCCGGAACCTCCACCGCTGGTGCAGGCGCCGCAGGTGTGCCTCTGGCGATGACCGAAGCTCTGAAACATGCCAAGGAATTGCTCAAGGCAGCCAAAGATGACCCGAAGCGTTTTGCTGAACTGCGCAAGATGTCTTCCGTCGCTGGTTTGGCCACTTCTGAAAAGAAGACTGCCAAGACAAGCGAGATGAGCCTCGCGATGGCTGAAACGCAGCCGAATCCGAATCCGATGTCTGCAGAGCAGATCAGCCCGTCCACTGGCGTAAAAACCGGCGGTGCGAAGGACCCCAACTCCGCTACCCAGCCTAAGACAGCAGAGCAGATCAGTCCGTCTACCAGCGTGAAGCCGGGCGGCGCGAAAGATCCGAATTCTGCCACTCAGCCGATGACCGCAGAGCAGATCAATGCTTCCTCGACCAAGAAAGGCGAGATGAGCACCAAAAAGTGCGGCACGATGATGAGCAAGGATGAGATCAAGGAAGACTTGAAACAGGACTGGAAACCGAAACACTGGAAAAAGGACTGCTAACATGAACAAGCCGAAAGAAGAGAAGAAAGAGTTCACGATCGTTGAGCCGAAGTCTGACAAGCCTGCGGTGCAGGTCTCTCGGCAGCGTCCTCAGTCGAATGCACGCCCACAGGCACCATCGGTACCGATCACGTTTGACGCCTGGTGGTTACGTACTCAGAACAAATATAAGTTCAAGCCGGAACTGAAAAAGGCCGTTCAAAGGCACTTTGAAGCCAGAGGGTTCACGGACTACACAAAGTTCGACGCTGGCTTGAGAGATTTCGGATTTAGAACCTAATCTTTGTCAGTAGTTTGGAGGTATTTTAAATGGCTCAGTCGTATACTACCACAGATGGCGTAACGCTTATCGATCCTGGCACAGTCGTTTCTTTGACTGTTCAGGCCGGTAATTCGGGTACCGCTACCGCTGGCGTTGTTACAATCATCGGTGAAGCTGATCAAGGGCCTGGTTTCTTGGATGAAGCTGATCTCAGCCTCAACCAATTTACTCCGACACAACTCGGTCAAGTTGTCGCCAAATACGGAACAGGCCGTATCGTTGATGCGTTCAACGAACTGATCAAAGCTGCCAACGACCCGAATATCATAGGCAACGTGACGGCAGTGAACATCGTGAAAACGAACATGTCCTCGGCTGCTCAAGGCGCTCTCGCTATGCGTTATCAGAATGCTCCGAAGTACGCTTCGGGCGTTGCTGACCAACCAGGCGCGAACGGAAACTTGATTCAGTATCAATCCACCATCGCGGTAGCAGAAGTTGCTCCATCGACTGGCCTTATCGATTATGCTCCGGCAATCTCCGGTACTGTTCTGTTTGGAATTCGCGTTAACGGCGGACCGCTGTCTAACGTGACTGTTACGGCCAAGGAAGCCCCCTCCGCGCTCGTATCTGCCATCCAGAACATTCCCAACGGCATCCTCGCAACCGGCGGTCTTGAGCTGTTGCCGATCCCGGCCTCTGGCCTGACGATCAGCGCAGCTCCTGTTTCGGCATCCATCCTGTTGGTCACCTTGCAAGTTGGCTCGACTTGGGCCAACGAACCGCAAGCTGGCGACGTCGCTGTGATCCCTCTTTCCGGCGATTACGGCGCAGGCCAGTTGTCTGCCATCGCTGGCGCAGGTAACGCCAACGCCGGTACGTACATCGTTCAGTCGGTTACGAACACGGCCTCGACCGCTACTATGACTCTTCAGAGAATCTCAACGGCTGGTGCTCTGATATCGGCTTCCGGTACGACGCACTCCGACATGACCGACTTGATTCTGTTTACCCAGATCGAGATCCAGAATATCTCCGGCGACGATCGCAACGTTGCAACCGGCGTGTTCGGCACGTACAACGTGTCGCTCAACAACGGATCGCAGGTACAGATCACTGCTCCGGCTCCGTGGAACGTGATTCCGCAGCCAGGTGACATCCTCAAGATCCCGACCATGTTGAGCACGATCAATCCCGGCTTTTATCAAGTCACGGCTGGAACAGCCACGACTTTAACGGCCACGATCTTGTCGAACGGTTCGAGCGGTTCCGGTACCGGTACTTTCATGTACACTTCCGGCGCAGAACCGTTCCAGTTACTCGCACAGGTTCTGTCTGGCACCGGCAAAACACTTTCTTTCGAAGGAAACGTCAGCACCATCTTCTTGAACGCTCAAGGTACCGACGCCGGTCTGTCTAACAGCCGACTCGTGTCCGCAGCTGAAGAGGAAATGGAACTGACCATTCTGCAAGGTACGAAGTCAAGCTCGTACACGGCAGGCGGCGACATCATCCTCGAAGTCGGTTACGAAGGAAACCTCGGCCAAGTTGTAATCAGCTCGACCGGCATCTCCTTCAACGTGAACTCGATCCCGCAGTTTACTGCAGCATTCTCGCAGTTCCCGACGGTTTCGCAGCTCGCGGCTTTCATCAATTCTCAGACCGGTTGGTCAGCTGACGTACCGTCGGCTCGGTTCAACAATCAATCTCCCTCGCAACTCGACGAAGGCACGTATAACGCCTCTTCAACGTTGCCTGACGTCCAGAACGCTCGTATCAAGATGGATGCGTACGAGTGGGAAACGGCTGTCAACGGCGGGTCCTTGATCACTTGGACTGTTCTCCGACCCGGTTTGCCGGAAGCAACTCCGAACTTCCAGTTCTTGTCCGGCGGCGCAAAAGGCGGTACGTCTTCGGCAGCTTTCACGGCTGCGATCGATGCTACCATGAAGCTCTCTACGAACTTCATCGTTCCGCTGGTCTCTCAAGACGCTTCCAAAGACATCTTGGCAGGTCTGACTGATCCGTCTTCGACTTACACGGTCGACGCGGTCAACAGCTACTTGCTCGAAAACGTTATCTTGATGAGCGGTCTGACGCAGAAATCGAATCGCATCGCGATCGGTTCTGTCCAAGATACGTTCGCAAATTGCGTCGAAGAAGCCGGTACACTCGGATCGTATCGCTTCGGTCTGGCCTTCCAGCCGGTTCAGTGCTTCAGCTACTCGCAGAACTCGAATCAGCTCTTCCAGCCTTGGATGAGCGCAATCGTGGCTGCAGGTATGTCGGCAGCTGCCGGTTACAAAGGCATCGTCAAGAAGTTCGCGAATGTGTCCGGACTCGGAACCGTCAGCGGTTTCGACTCGACAGATCCTGGAAACCGCATCTCGGCTCTGCAAGCTGGGTTGCTGTTCATGGAAAAGGTCAACACGGGCGGTATTCGTTGGAACTCCGACCAAACGACTTACAACATCGACAACAACTTCGTGTACAACTCGCTGCAAGCCGTCTACATTACGGATCTTATCGCTCTCACGCTCATCGATCAGTACGATCGTCAAGCGGCGGGCAAATCCGTTGCAGACCTTACCGCGACGCTGGCTCTCAGCATGTTGGATGCGCAGATGTTCAACTTCTTACGGCTCAAGTGGATCGCAAAGTCCGACGATGCTCCGAAGGGTTACAAGAACGCTACCGCAGACATCGAAGGACCTGCTTTGATCATCTCGTGCGAAATCAAAGTCGCTGGTTTGATCTACTTCATCCCGATCTCGATGTTGGCAAGCCAAGTGACCCAGACGGCAACGCAGACAGCGACCTAATAGGAGAACGATATGGCAGTTTCAAGAATTTTTACAGGTGCGAGAGCCAAAGTCCAGATTGGAAACAATCTTGTGGGCCTGTTCTCGCAATGTACGTGGAGCATTCGCCAAGGTAAAGACCCGGCGTTCATCCTCGGTCGATACAACCCCGGTGAAATCGTTCCGACTACGCAAGAAGCCGTTCAGATGTCTCTGTCTGGCTACCGTGTGATCGGGGCCGGTCCGTATGCGGTTGCTAACGCAACGCTTCTCAAGAATTTGTTGCTCGAAGACGACTTCACCGTAGCTGTGATCGATCGTCAGACGAACTCGACTATCTTTCTCGCTTCAGGCTGCCGTGTTCAAGGCTGGTCTTCCGGCGCTGCCGCTCGCGGCATCTCGGACGTCCGGATTGACGTGATCGGTATCAGAGGCGAAGACGAATACGGTATCGCACAAGGTGGAGACGACGACACTAACTCCGCAGCGAATATCACCGACGGCACCTAAATCATACTGGCGCCTAAAAAGTCCCGCAATTCTTTCTCGAATGTTGAGCTGGTTGTCGTTCCGATAACTGGCTCTGTCATATAACCGAAAGCCCGGTACACTTCCAATATCGAATGATCGCCCGTCACCGGCAGGACTCCGCCGTTCGGCCCGCGTATGACCTTGACTATTCCGGCTTTGTTCAGAGCGGAAACGATCTGATGAAGGAAGTTCGCACTGTTGCCTAGCTTCGCAGCCATATCTTCGACGCGACGCGGAGCAACGCCTTCAGCTTCCTTCAGGAAACTGATAAGATCCACGGCTAAGCGGACCCTTTCGGGCATCTTCATTTTATCCCTGTTCTGGTCCGTATGCAGGCGCGCCGAAGTTCTTTTCGAAGAATCCTTTGACCTTCGACAGAAGAGACGGCCTATACGGTTGCGCGATTGCCTCGTTCAAATCAGCGACCATGTCGAGAGCGATGTTTTCTTGGATACCTTCCAGGTCGACCAACACTGAGCCTGGCTGGAGTGCCGAACCGAGCGTTTCGTTAGGTCCGTATTGCAGAAAATGCATGTTGATCGCGTAGTCCAGACGCTTCTTGGACATGTACGGCGAGTCTTTGCGGACACGTCGGCGGAAGTTCCGTTTCATAACCGCGTAGTCGGCGGAAGCCATGAAGACGTGCTGCGGGTAAGCCCGCTTCGTCTCGTCGGAAACTGCTCCGAATTTTTTCAGAAAGTCTTCCGGCGCCTTATTCAAGTCCGTTTTACGGAGTTTTAGAACTGTCAGCCTGGTCATTTTCGTCTCCTTTAGTTGACTCTTCCGGTGTACTATACAACCAGGATTTGCAATCGGCAAGTGTTTTCTGCAAGGCCTCTTTGTCGTTGACCTTTCTGTTAAGGCCAGACGGATGCGGCAGTTCAAAACATGGCATACCGATCTTGCCGAGAGCCCAGACAGCCATCTTGCCGAGCGCGATCACCTTCGGCATAGGCAAGGATTTGAGCTTTTCGATGTGAGCTTCCATCTCTTCTTTCGGCATAGGCGTGAAGGCCTCTTCGAGACGCCCGGCGGCCTGCATCTTTGCCATCATCACTTTGGTAGCGTCCGGCTGGCCTATATTCATTTCGAGCGCTTTGAGTAGCAGTCCGAGGTTGAAGTCCCGTACGTTGACGTCTTTCTTTTTGACTTCCGACGCTTTCTTAGTCACTTCGTCGGTCACATTTACGTACCCGCACTGGGCAGGCAATAGTCCAAGCGTTGCGACCCATTCTCGAATTGTCTTGTGCGACTTCGTGCCGACGAACGGTTCCACCGTGGTATTGTGCGGCGATGGGTTGCAGCCGACGAATATGACTTTCAAATCGCTCACGAATTCCTCACCTTGATCAGCCATTCCTTCAGATCGAACAAGTTCCGGATTTTGACGGCATGCCTATTCAATCTCTTGTCACCATTTATCATGGAAGCGACTTCTAAGTCAAACGCCTTGCACTGGCGGATCATCATGGCCTTCGTGTCTGGATAAGCCTTCGGATCATCGTGCGTTTTACGACAATGGGCGATCACCGAAATCTTGTATTCTATCTCAAAGATCGTCGAGTGGAGTTGAGTCATCCGGTTCCTCTTTCACCTTCTTGAGTTCGAACTGCGGCTCGATGCCCTGCGATTTGAGAAACAGTGCCAGTCCGGAAACGATGAGATATGCCTGGGCCTCCTTCGGGTCGTCCGGGAGATGTTTCGTCTCATGGAAGGTTCGTATGCCTCCGTCGACGATCTTGCGCAGCTCGGTGTGGGTGATCACGAATTTACTCACCTGACGCACCGCAGTACAAGTATTGGCCTGGGTCTTCGTCCAGCGACGGTCGACACGACCGGCAGTAGAGCCCGCGTTCCGGCGGCAAGTCGGCGTCACACTCGCGGCAGTGCAGCTTGCGCGGAATAATCGATTTGTGGAAGGTGCCCGATTCGATGAGTCGCTTGGCTTCAGCAGCCGTTACCAGCTTGACCGGCGGCAGCTCCACCTTCGGTGCATCCGGCGGAATCTCGACTCGTTTGAAATGGATCGACTCGATCGGTTCTGACAGCTTCTGGGCCTTCTGGCCGAAGCCGCCCGGAAGAGCGTCGATAGTGACTACCCGCTCAACCACCTCGTCGTAGTGCTCCGGTATCGGCTCGATTACCGGCGCCGCAAACATGGATCGGTCGCTCATAAAACCTCCAAAAGAAAGGCGGGTGGTGGGTTCATCCCACGATCAGCTATTACGCTGGACTAGCCGCGATGAGGGGGATCATCGCAGCCGCCATAGATTCTGGCACACCCGCCAAAAATTAAGCAGCTTTAACATCCTTCTTGAGCTTGACCGTTACTCGCGGAAACTCGATTTTTTTGATCAAGTTGTTCTTCGCGACAAAGACAGGATCGAGGACCGTGCAGAGCTGATCTGCGTCGACCGTTCGAAACTGTTGTTGCATGGCAACGGTAGCCTCATACTCGTCGGTCGTAAAAGACCCTCTTTCGATGATAGCATCTTTGATCGCATCTGCCTCTGCTTCAAGGCGCTTGATTTCGGCCTTAATTGCGAGGTAATGAGCCAAAGCGGCGTTGTCGAGTACGGTATTTTTCTTTTTCATGGTATCTCCTATTCACTCAAGTATCTCATAGTCCACCAAAACAGTCAAATAATTCGAAAACGCGTCTCTATACGGGATTTTATCCTAATCTTCAAATTGCTGGGAATGGTCTCAGTGGCGACACGGGTCGCAACAGTTCGAAAGGACTGAGGTTTACGATGGCGTACTTACCGACGATGTTCGAATCGCGTTGGCCTGGTGTTATTCTCACCGGCATCATAATCGCCAATTCCATCATAACCGTATCAGATACCGCAGGACTTCACCCGAAGCAAAAAGTCGCTCTGTCGGCCATCGGCCAGACCACCACCAACTTCACAGTTCACCGAGTTCTATCAGACACCCAGCTGCAAGTCATTACGTGGTCCGAGACGCAGACCGGCGCTGGGCTAGATCAGTCCATTCAAAATCCGGTAGCCTTCAGCGGCGGGACTCTGACGGCGTCAGAAGACGGTCGCAATAAGATCGGCTATGACATCGTGCTCCGCGCCGTCTACGATAATGAACCGTCCACCGCTCTCAGAAACGTCCTGGTCAATAAGTACGGGGCCTATTACGACGCTACAAACCCGCTCCCGGTAGCCTTCGACGGGACGATCGAAGTCGGAGACGTGTCTATCGTGCAGGGCGGTAATACGATGGTAGTCAACCCGGATGGGTCGATTAACGTTGATGCGACCATCGCAGCTACCATCCCGTCTAAGTGGACGGAGATCGATCTGAGCTACGATTCGAACAACAACTTGATCGGGGTCCAGTATTTGGACCCAGCCGTCGAGCAGACTTTAACACTGAGTTACGACTCAAACAACAATCTGACCAAAGTGGTCGCGAGCGAATAATATGCCAGCTGCAGGTTCGGGCGATAGCCCACGAGATCAAAACAAATATGTGTTCAACCCTTTCACCGGGAACCTCGACGCGGTTGTGAAGTTCAACCCGGATAGGATTGTGACGAATACGTTGAACGCCGCAGGTGGGCCGCGACTGATCTGGAACGCTGCTACAAGCACCTACGTTCCGGACGGCCCGGACGTCGTCGTCGACAACGACGGTAACGTTGTCGTGGTAGGTACATAATGTCGTTACACGCCGCGCTCGCAGGAGCGGACCTTCATGCACCTTCGAATTACCTGGTCGAAAACGACACGGGCAGCACGATCACGGCATTGACGGTTGTCACATTCAATGGCATCGGTACGACGTTTCCGTCGATCGTTCCAATCACGTCTTCCGGTCAGACCATTCGCGGCGTGGCGCTCACCAACATCCTGGCTACTGCAGGATCGAACATCGGATATATCACGGCGCTTGGTTTTATGATTGGAGTCAATACGTCGGCATGGGCTGAAGGTACCAAACTGTTCTCGAACAATGCTGGCGGTTTAGTCACTACTCCTACCGGTCCGCTCGTGGCAACAGTTTACAAGCAGGACGCAGTCAACGGCTGGCTCTTCATCGAAGGACCGGCAGGCTCTGGTTCAGGCGGCGGAGGCGATGTCGTCGGTCCGCCGTCATCTACCAACCAGGCTATTGCGGTATGGGACGGTACGACTGGCCAGCTACTCGAAGATGGACCTGGCACGAACGTGCAGCCGTCCGGCGCGATAGCTGCCCAAGGATTTATTACAGATCAGGAAGTGACAGGAACTGTCATTGTAGGAGCAAACCAAGCGTGGGTAGCTCCAAGTTTGAATTTAACTCTAACGGGAACGATAGACTTAACCGGCGGCGGATCGCTGATTATAGTCGACTAAGGAGCAGAAGTGGGCGGAGTAATTGCTTTACCAGAATTAGCGGTCAATCCATCAGTACCAGCGCCTGGGAACCTGCTCTTCTTCACGAAGACAGACGGCAATGCGTACATCATGAACAGCTCCGGTGTCCTGTCGGTCATCGGTTCCGTTACGGCTATCACGTCTCTGATAGGAGATGTTTCCGGTACAGGCCCCGGCGCGACTACTACGACTGTTAATTTCGTCGGCGGCCAATCCGCATCCGCAATCGCAGCAGCTGTTATTTTGATCGATACGGCCACATCAAGCAACGTGCCAAGCTCTCTCGTTGAAAGAGATTCTGCTGGTAACTTCGCAGCCGGTACGATCACCGCTAACTTGAACGGTAACGCTTCGACATCCACAAGTTCTACCACCACTATCAATTTTACTGGCAACTTGGCCGGTGATGTGACTGGTAACCAGAGTACTACAGTCGTCGGCCACGTTGGCGGACAGACTGCCTCTGCAATCGCAGCAGCTACGGTTGAAGTTGGTAACGCAGCTTCGATCAATACTCCCGGCACACTCGTAATCAGAGACGGAACAGGCAGCTTCACGGCTGGTACAATCACAGCTTCCTTGGTAGGTAACGTAACCGGCAACGTGAGCGGGTCTTCCGCCAGCTTCACTGGCAGTCTGCTAGGCGACGTGACTGGCACTCAAGGTGCTACGATTGTTGGTAAGCTACAAGGTTTCGTGGTCTCCGGCGCCACACCGACAGACTCCCAAGTTCTCATCTGGAATAACACTTCTCACCAATGGAATCCGACCAGCCTTTCCGGCGATTTCACGATAAATAACACTGGAGTCGCTTCGATTTTGTCGACTACGGTTACATCGAAGTTGCTTACTGGATATGTCATCGGAAGCAATACTCCGATCACTGCGGCGGATTCCATTCTGTCTGCATTTGAAAAGGTCCAAGGACAGCTCGGCGCGACCATGTCGTCGGCTATCACCGGACTTACAGGCGACGGTACAGCTACTGGTCCCGGCAACGTGCCATTCACTCTCGCAACAGTCAATTCAAATGTCGGTACATTCGCTTCCGTTACAGTCAACGGTAAAGGTCTTGTAACGGCAGCTGCCAATCTGTCGGGTGACGCGACGACTTCAGGATCTGTGATAACCCTCGACACAGTCAACTCGAACGTCGGCTCGTTCGGCAGTCAGACGCAAGTAGCTTCCTTCACAGTCAACGCAAAAGGTCTGATTACAGCTGCCTCGAACATCACGATTGGCAACCTCACGAATTCAAACTTGAGCGGGGCAGCTGGTATCACCGGCTCGAACATGGCCTCTAGCACCGTCACGAATACGAATTTGGCTCAGATGGCGGCGAACACTGTCAAGGCCAATACGACCGGTATTCCGGCAAACCCGGTCGATACCGCTCTCGGTACGGTAACGGAAGCCACTTCGTCGGTTCTCGTGTTGACTGGTTGGGCAGACGCCACGATCGGCGCACCGACTATCCAAGTCTTACAAGCGAACACTTCTCAGTCTGGCTACTTGTCATCCACTGACTGGAATACGTTCAACAGCAAGCAGACGGCTGGTAGCTACATCACAGGCTTGACCGGCGACGTAACAGCTGCTGGTCCCGGCAACGTACCAGCAACGGTCGTCGCACTGCAAGGTCATGGCATTTCGACGGCTGCGCCGACGGATGCTCAGATTCTGGTCTGGGTAAACGGAACGTCCAAGTGGACTCCAGCATCTGTATCCGGCGATGCCACTCTGTCGGACACAGGCGTTCTGACATTCGACACAGTCAACTCGAACGTCGGCTCGTTCGGTTCTTCGACGGCCATCCCGTCCTTCACTGTCAACGCAAAAGGTCTGATTACAGCTGCGTCCACCAATGCGGTTGTGGCACCTGCAGGAACTCTCACCGGTACGACGCTCGCTTCGAACGTTGTGTCGTCTTCGCTCACGTCCGTCGGTACGATCACGACTGGTGTATGGAACGGCACTCCGCTAACGTCGGCATACATGCTGCCTTTGGCTACCAATGAGATATACGTAGGTAACGGTTCGAACCAACCTACAGCAGTGGCAGTTTCTGGTGATATCAGCATCTTGGCATCCGGCGCGACCAAGGTTCTCGCAATCCAGAATCATTCAGTGTCGAATACCGCACCTACAGACGCACAGTTCTTGGTGTATAGTACTGGTTCTACCAGCTATGTTCCGGTGTCCATCAGCGGCGATCTCAGCATGACCGATACCGGTGCCATGACTGTTCAGAAAATTCAAGGCACTACCGTTTCCGGAACCACAGGTACTGGCAACGTGGTCTTCTCGGCTTCGCCTACATTCACAGGTACTCTCGCAGCTGCGGCCATGACGGCCACATCCCTGTCAGCCGGTTCTCTGACCGACACCAGCCTGACCGCCGGAAGTGTACCATACATCGGCGCAGGCGGACTGATCACGCAGGATAACGCGAACTTCTACTGGAACGATTCTTTCGTATCTCTCGGTATCGGCGGACAGCCCCTGACTGCTACCTTGATTACTGGTATCAACACGTCTGGAGCCGCTAAGCCCATCCAATTGATCAACTACGGTGTAGGCGGATCTGTAGGAATACGCGGAGACTTCGCTCGCGGTACGGCCTTGGCACCTGCAGCCGCTCAGGCTACTGACATTCTAAACTTCATCTCCGGTCGTGGTTATGGTGCATCGCAGTTCGCTACTTCCAGCACTGGCGGAATGCAGATAGTCGCTGGTGAGACGTTCACGAACACTTCCAACGCGACTTACTTGACCTTCAAGACTACCATCACCGGTTCTGTGACAAGCGCTGAGCGAATGCGTATCAACACGACAGGCAACGTCTTGATCGGGACGTCGACAGACGGCGGACAATTGCTGCAAGTCGCGGGTACGGCATCCGTAACCGGCACTCTCGCATCTGGCGCTATCACGGCTCCTACGTTGACATTGACATCTTCATCGACGACGGCCTTGACCGTCAATACGACTTCCTTCGTGGTCGACTCCGTCAACAATTCGATAGGTATCGGTGTTCAACCGACTCCAGCTACCTCGATTACAGCCGTCAACACGTCCGGTGCAGCTAAACCGATCCAACAGATTGGATACGGTACTGGATCGTCCACAGGTCTTCGTGGAGACTTTGCTCGTGGTACGTCTTCGGTCCCTACGGCTGCTCAGTCTGGCGATACTTTGAATTTCATATCCGGTCGTGGCTACGGCGCTTCACAGTTTGCGACGTCTAGCACCGCAGTCATTCAGCTTGTGGCCGGTGAAGCCTTTACCAATACCAGCAACGCGAGCTATATTTCCTTCAAGACCACTCCGACAGGTTCTGTTACCAGCGCTGAAAGAATTCGCATCAACAGTACTGGCAATATCCTGGTCAATACCACTACGGATAACGGCATTGACACAGAGCAAGTTAACGGGTCCATCTTGGTTATCGGATCGGCAGGATCTGGATATGTTGGATTTACTCCGCAGTCTTCTCCTCCTTCGACGCCAGCTTCCGGTTTCCGGCATTATGCAGATTCGACAGGAAGATTCGCTTGGATCGGTACGAACGGCTTCCAGAGAGTTTTCGACGCGACGTCCAACACCGCAGACCGCGTCTATGTGCTGCCGGACTTCAGCGGCCAGATCGCTACCGCGCAGATGTCCACCGCATTCTCGACTGCGGTTGTAGCACTCACCTTTGGAGCGAACGTAGCGACCAACGCTGCCCTCGGAAACACGTTCACACTTACTCTGACCGGTACGGCGAACTTGTCCGCGCCGACCAATCCGACTAACGGTCAGAAGATCACGTACCGCATCAGTCAGGATGCGACAGGCGGACGTGCGCTGACGTTCGATCCGATCTTCAACTTCGGTAACTCGATCTACTCGCAGACTTTGACTCCGAGCAAGACCGATTATATCGGTTGCATCTACAATTCAACCACAGTAAAGTGGGATGTTGTAGCGTTCTCAAGAGGCTATTAATGTATAGGTATCGGTACATCAATCAATTCAGTCAGTATGGCAGAACGTTCTGTACGTTGATCCTAGACGATCTAGAGACCAACATGCCTGAAGTTCGCATCGACAAGGAATTCGATGTACCGATGAATGAACTCGACGCCGAAACGTTGTATCAGGCGGCTGCCAGCGAGATCGTGACAGCTCAGGCTGCGTACGACGCGTGGGCAGCTGACCAAGCCGCACAACAAGCTGAGATGCAAGCTCAGCAAGCTGCCGATGCAGAGGCTTTGGCCGCCACAATAGCAGCTGAAATAGCCGCAGGAGGTTCGTGATGTCCGTCTTAATGAGCGGTGCAAACGGTAATTTTACCGGCGCCGGTACAAATCCTTGGTATCTAGTTGACCCGACATCCTACTCCAACTCTGAAGCTGCCTCGACAGCCAACACCACCTCGTGGGTATCCAGTACGACTTTCGTGCCGGGCGCGATCACGATAAGCGGTATGGCTTTGAAAGTATCCGCTCACGGTGCGGCTGGTATGGTAGCTGTCAGGCTAGGAAAGTCCGGCACGATCACAGCCATCGCTACCGGCAACCCGTCCCAAATTACGTCTGCGAACCACGGCCTAACCACTGGTGAGACAGTGCTGTTGGCCGGTACAAACTCTACTCCAGCTTTGACCGGCCCATACACTGTCACAGTCACAGGCACGAACACTTTCACAGTTCCAGTAAACGTGACCGTAGCAGGTACTGCAGGTACGTGGACCACACCGCTGGCCAACATAGCGAGCAATACTCTCGTAGCTACTCCGGTATTCACAACCACGGTCGCCCACGGTTTCACGGCAGGCGTCACCCAGATAGTCATCAAAGGTTCGACGTCTACTCCTAACATGAACGGTACGTGGACGGTTGCGACCACTCCGACCGGCTCGACGTTCACACTCACTGGCGCTCCGAGTTTCGTTGGTGGTACTTCTGGCTGGGGAGCTTACAATATCGTTGGAGTTCCCGACTCACTAGTCGTTATCAATGCGACCGACCTTCAAACAGTCAACGCAGCTACGGCTGTTGGATGGGCGAATTTCGTATTCCCATCTTCTTTGACTCTCACCGCCGGTACCACGTACGTCGCCCAAATTTCTGGCAGCGTGGCCAGTAGTTGGACTCCATGGCGTACTACGGCGACAGCAGGTGATTGGTCGCGAGCGCTCATTACCACTACAAATCAAGCGCCTGTCGCGAGCGATACAACTCTCATCAATGGATCGTATTCTGCACCAGGAACCAACAGCGTGTGGACCGTTACAATGGATAGCACGTCAAGTGCTACTACATACGGAGCAATCGAAATTGGCGGCAACGGTACGTTGGCTTACGGTACCGCTGCAAGCACGGCTTACTACCTCAAGATTGCCGGTTCGGCTGGTACGACCACTACGGGTATTCAAGGATACACGGGCGGTACGTTCAGCATGGGTACCCAAGGTACTCCAATTCCATCCACGAGTACTGCTCAGCTTGAGTTTGCATGTACGACGCCTACACAGTATGGCTTCGACATGAAGCAGGGCGGATTCACGCTCAACACAGGCGGTAATCCGCTGACAGTTAACAGTGCGTTGCTTGCAGCAGATGCGAACTCTGGCGCCACGTCGCTGACTACGAACGTGTCGACTGGCTGGGCTTCTGGGTCTGTAATCGGAGTGGCCTCAACCACTCAAACACGTGCTCAGACAGAAAAAGTCACAATGAGCGGTGCAGCTTCCGGCACTACGCTTCCAGTCTCTGCTCTGGTCAACGCCCACGGCGGCGGCGGTACACCGAACGTGGTAGCCGAGCTGATAAACTTGACTCGCAACGCGCAGATTTTCAGTACAAGCGCAGCGAACACGACTTACGTGAACATCGGTGCCGCAGGAAGTATCGCAAACATCCAGTCGACAGAGTTCTTCAACTTAGGTTCGGCTACGGCCAGCAAGAACGGTATCAACGTAGCTCCGTCGAATAACGGTAGCGTGACAATCAACGGATGTTCGATTCACGACAATACTCCAGCCTCCGCGAACGGCATTAACGTCACGGGCGGTACGAACGGAAACATCACGGTCTCGAACACCGTTTTTTACAATATCACGGCATCGTGTTTGGCAACGGTTGTGACCACGCAAACTACCAACACTTACAACAATTTGATCGGAATGCTGGGCGGCGCACTTATTTTCAATATAGGCGACGTGCTTGGCACAGTCACCAACCTGACTGCCGTGTCTGGTACTACAGGCGGTATCACATTCACAGGAGCGCCTGCTTCGGGTAACTTCGGTACCTTGAGTGGCTTCACCGCACACTCGAATACCAGTGTGGGCATATCGTTCAGCGGCTTGACCCAGTTCGGTAACAACCCGTACGGAACGTTCTCGAACTTGACGTCTTGGAGGAATACCACGTACGGATTATCTTTCAGCAACGTCTTCTGTTTCATAGTCG